AACTTGAAAGCTTCTGTAGAAATTATGGTGTAGACATTGAATACTCAAAAGACCGAATAGCATTCTTCACTGCTCTTATTAAGGAGATGAAATACCAATGACTGACAAAGAACTTTACAACCCTGATGAGTTCCTGCTTGATAACATCAAATCCTATCACTATGAGGTGATGGATGAAGGAGAGCACGTGTGGATGGCATTCTATTTTGAGAATGGTAACACAGGACACTTGAATATCTTCCGCAACTGTGGTAAGATCAATACACGTTATGAGGAATGGGTCAATGATGACACCAAGTAAATCTGATCTTATTCACTACAAGATTCAAGCTGCCATGAGAGAAAATGATTTTGATGAAGACCAGATGAAATATCTTGGTGTTCGTGAAGATGGCAAGCATTGGTATCTTGTTGCTGGCGAGCACGAAGTATCTGTTGACCAATTTGAAGAATTTGAAATGGTGTATGATGGCTAACTACAAACTTGATGAAAACGCCAAAGTATTCTCTTACACCCGTGAAGAGTTGTTTGATTGTATCACACGAATCGTAGCACACCCCCATACTTCTATCACTCAGCACGACAAAGCTCGTGCTATGGCAATCTTCCTCACCTTTGCTGATTATCTTGGTAACTACACTGAGAGTGACAACAATCACGGTCATTATGTTTACGAATGTGATGCTACTGACTTTGACGGATATGTGATGGAGATGCTTGACTTTAAAGATTACAGTGAGGTAAATGTACAGGAGATTCTCAAATGAAAGAGTGGATATCAGATGCCTATTGGCATTGGCGTAATGTATTCTATTTTAGATTTGATGAATACAATGACAACATAGACCGACTTGCTTTCTTTGAAGAACTGAACTATGGTTGGTATCAAATGTACATCTATGACTATGATGATTGGTACAATCCTACCATTTCACCTGAACGTAAACTGAGGTTAGCAGAATGAGTGAAAGAGCACAAAAACTCATGGATTCCATTTGGAATGAGCGTAACACATGGGCAGATACAGAACAGAAACTCGTTGCTGCCGTCATTCGTAAGACAATGGAACATGTGAAAACCATGACAGCAGCCAAGATGAATAACTTGACAGTGCTGGACAAGGGTGATATGATGACTCTATCCAAAGAAATTGAGAACCTACCATGAAACTCGTTGATTATTTTCACCAGTACGATTTTGGACATGAATGGTATTTAAACATATTTTGTACTAGGGTGTTTAATCTGTTTCAATTCAATGTGGATTGGTCCGAATGGTCAGGTAGACCTTTGCTGCTCATTAATGTGCTTGGAGAAAGTTTGTGTGGATTCACTTTGAGTGTTTATAAACTCACAATTTCATTTGACTTCCTTGCCTATCGTCAACGTGACTTGAGTTGGTATCGGTAAATGTACATTCCAGTGTTCATATACAAAAGGTTAATCGGATTTAAACCGATTATGTACACTCCATTGTGGTGGTGGTTCAGGTTGATGTGCCATGAAGGGTTTAGATTTGATGATTATCATATCTGGGGATCGTTCTGGTCTTCACTGAATGGTGGGTGGGAAGACATGAATTATAAGTGGGCATTTGAGACATTCTGGGGTAAAGGATCATATCCTCCAGAGCGTATTGTTCTATCACAAACAGATTTTGATGCTCTTACGGAAAGATTAAATCAACCACCAGATCCAGAAGCAGTAGAAAGCATTCGTAAACTATTAGATCGTAAAGCACCCTGGGATGATGACTATGAACTATGATTTTCCTGAGATCAAACATATTGATGATGTGATCCCTCACATTGAAGATCGTCCCGAGTTCAAGGTGATGGTGAAGGATTGGTATACCGTTGTTAACTACATGGTGGCGTTTGATGATACTTTCTCACTTATTCGTGAGCGATCTCATTACAACATGAAGATTCGTCGTGAATGTCGTGGTCTGATCTTTGATACTGCCACTGGTAATCTTATCTCCCGTCCGTATCACAAGTTCTTTAATGCTGGTGAGCGTGAAGAGACAGCAATCAACAAGATCAATCTATACGAACCTCATGTGGTGTTGGAGAAACTGGATGGGTCTATGATTCGTCCTATTCCAACCAAAGAAGGTTTTCGTTTAGGTACAAAGGCTGGTGTTACTGATGTAGCAATGAATGCTGAGTATTTTATTGCGGATAAAAAACATTATTCTCAGTTTATTCACAAGTGCTTCCAACGAAACATCACTCCTATTTTTGAGTGGTGCTCTCGTAAGAACCGTATTGTGGTTGATTATCCTGAAGATCAACTCATTCTGACTGCCATGAGGTATGTATCTGATGGTAATTATGTACATTATGATGCTATGAAGAACTATGCTTCTGCTAGGGATATTCCTGTAGTCAAAGCAGTTGATGGTCTTGCTGTTCAAAACATTGATTTGTTTGTGAAACAAGTTCGTGAGTGGGATGATGGAGAAGGTGTTGTTCTCCGTTTTGATAATGGTCACATGGTCAAAGTCAAGGCAGATGAGTATGTGCTTCGTCACAAATCAAAAGACCAGATCAGTCAGGAGAAAAACGTCCTCCAGACCATCCTCAGTGACTCTGTAGACGATCTTGTGCCGTTGCTGACCCCAGACGACGCTACCCGCCTTAAAGCGTTCCAGAACGCCTTCTGGCTGGCTGTAGACGACCTTGCCAGTGAGATGGCAGACATGTATAATGCTGGTTGTATCATGTATCCTGACCGAAAGGATTTTGCTACCCAGTTTGTCCAGACCAAAATCTTGCCAATCCACGCCCCGATCATGTATGCTATGAAAGGTGGTAAAGGGTCTCGCCAGACCATTGTTGACATGATCAGCAAATTACTCACCACTCAAACTAAAATTGACCAGAATCGCTGGTTGTTTGGAGGTTTGTCATGGAATGTGTAATGCTCTGTGGTATACCCACCAGTGGGAAATCTACCTATGTGGATAAACTTCTTGCTCTGGACTATTGGAAAAATTCTGTGGTTCTCTCGACAGATTACTATATTGATTATTATGCCAAAAAAGAAGGCAAAACATATAATGAAGTGTTCGATCAGTATATCACAGAAGCAACACGGATGATGGAGAAACTGATCCCATATGCCATTGACAATGGCAAAAATATTATATGGGATCAGACGAATCTCAGTGTCAAAGCACGAAAGAAAAAACTCAATAAACTGCCGTCACATTGTCACAGAGGAGCAGTTTACTTTGAGATTCCTTTAGAAGAAGCACTGGAACGAAATAATCATCGTGAAGGTAAGTTCATTCCCAAAGACATTCTGAAAAGAATGTATCATCAATTTGAAAAACCAACTGTATCTGAAGGATTTGATTATGTTGAATGTGGAACAAAAGAAGTGCTTCGTTTTCGATCTCGATGGAACTATCTGTGATGTTCGCCATCGTCGTCAGTATGTGGCAACCAAACCCCGTAACTGGGATGCTTGGAACAAAGGACTGAGTGAAGATGTTCCCAACCTAGCAGTAGAACTTGTATACAAATCTCTACATGCCAGTAAGGGAATTATGAATGCTGATCTGTTCTTTGTATCTGGTCGGTCAGATGATTATCGTGATCAAACAGAAGAGTGGCTCACCAAATTTGGTTTCAAATGGGATGGGTTGTATATGAGAAAGTATAAAGATCACCGTGATGATGCTATTGTTAAAGGTGAGATTGCTGATGAAATCATTAAAACTCATAGGATTCTGGGTGTCTTTGATGACCGCCAGCGTGTGGTGAACATGTGGATTGAGCGTGGCATCTGGGTGTTTGATGTTGGTCAAGGAAATGGACAGTTCTGAAACCGACACAAGGGGGTTGACGCCCCCTTTTTTATGGTCTATACTGTCTTCAGTTCAAACAAAACACATGTCTAGCAACACTACTACCGTCAACTCTGGCATGGGATTTGCTGGATGGTTGACTATTCTGTTTGTTGGTCTAAAACTCACTGGATTTATTTCTTGGCCTTGGATTTGGGTTATTTCTCCTATTTGGATTAGTTTCCTGATCGCTCTTGGTTTTCTTGCTATTATTCTTGGTATTGCTGTTGTTTCTGGCATTTGGAAATGATTAAACCTATCGACAAAACTCATTGGGATGACTTGTACGCTCGCCTTCATGATGCTTATGTGGAGTGTATGAAACATAACAATGCCACATATGAACAAAAACTAGCACAAGTTTTGGATCATATGATTGAAAACAAAAAACATCTTTACATCCGATGATTACTTTTTTTGGATCTTGGTTTGCCCTTGCTTTTATTGCATTAGTGTTTAACTATGCTATTCACCACAACGACCCTGAAGACTAATGAAACCTAAAACACACGTTATTCTTGAAATGGCAATTGAACAAGGTGTTCAACGTGGTTGGCGTCTTGCCCACAAACATGTAGAAAACCCAGAAGAACATGTTATTTTTGATCGTATTAATGATGCTGTGATGTCTGCCATTACTGATTACTTTACTTTTGAAGATCATGACTTTATTTGACACTCTAAACTATTTCATTCGAGACCAAGAAGGACATCTTCAGTGTATTGAATGGGACATTCGGGAGGAAACCAATCAGGAAAATCCTGATCTTGATTGGTATTGTGAAGAGTATGATCTTACCAAAGAACGCATAGAAGATCTTCAACAAATCAAATCTATTATTGAGGCACAACAATGAGCGGCGGACATTTCGGTAACTGCGGTTACGATTATTACAAGGTATCACAATTTGCTGATGAGTTGGAGGAAGAAATCCGACACAATGGTAAAGCAGGCACAGATGGAGACCATTCTTATTACTATTCAAACTATCCTGATGAAGTGATTGAGTATTTGAAAGAGCAACTGCCTAAACTTCGTAAGATGTCAGAAATTATGAGGCATATTGATTATCTGTATAGTGGTGATCATGGTGATGATAGTTTCATGGAACGTGTGAAAGAAGTAGAGCAAAAATATAGTCCTGTTGCTTTGTGGCAAGAAACTGGAGATGGAGTATGAAACTCCCATATGTGCTAAAATCGTGGTATTATCACATCACAGGATACTGGGAGAAGAAACTACCACATCTTCCTGGTGCTAATTCTAAACAATTCTGGAACATCATTAACGGTAACTGACTATGGTTGAAAAAGTAAAGTTTGTATCAGTCACTCGTGTGATTGATGACCGTAAAGGTATTCATTACCTTGATGCTATTGATGAGAATGGGTATCACTGGACTGCTGAGATGGATAACAAACAAGAGAAGTGGTTAGTGTATACGAAAGTGTGGACCCGAGACCCTCAACAACCTTTTGACCTATGACTGATAAATTCTACGAAACTAAATTCCCTGACTATCAATTACAAATTCACAATCCAAAGCTATCTGACTGGACTTGTTATATGTTTGGTGGTTCTCCTGGTAATGGTATTCAATGGACACCAAACGAAGGAACTGTTCCTAATAGATTTGTGAGGTTTATGATGAAGATTTGTTTTGCTTGTACTTGGGTAGAAAAAAATGACTGAAATTGAAGAAGTAAAAGCACAAATCAAACTACTTGAAAAGAAAGTAGCACTGCTTGAAGAGATTGAGAAGACACCCATTCCTAAAATGGAATCGCTGAAAGAAGGCACGGTGTATTGTGTTGATTACAACAATACCACATACTATCGTAATCACTATCGTCATAGTGATGGTTGGGTCAAGTGGTGGCGTGAGAACGATGAAGGTGGCATTCTAACTCGTGTAGATGATGCTGAAACATTCCGACTGCTTGAGAAGATGTTTGCTGCTGACATTTCTGCTAATCCACAAGGATCACTCAAATTCACCTTTGGTCCCACTCTTGGTGATGTGATTGATGATTGGTGGAGTGATATCTTCACAGTTAAATCCAGTTTGTCATCCAATGAATCAATTGATGATTTGATTGAGCGTATCAAGAAGTGGTTGCCTAAACCACAATCTGCTGAAGGTTCTCAATCTATTGGTGTTGAAGAACTGGTAGAAGGTTGGAATGACTGTCTTGAAACTATTAAGAGGAAACTGGGATGACTAAAGAACAAATCGAACAACTCCGAGCACTCATTCAGTGTGAGATTGACTATGCTATACAAGAAGAAAACGGGTATCGTTTTTCTTATGAGACAAAAGAATTTAATGATGGGGCATGGCAAACCTTCATAGATAGTTTTAACTTTAGAATCACTACCACATAATACCATGGGAATGTTTGATTACTTTCGCTCATCATACGATCTGGGCGAACCATTTACTGAAACTGTGTGTCAATCTAAGACATTCAATGAGAAATACAGGGGATTCTTAGATCTTTATTGGTTGGATCCATCTGGTAGGTTGTGGGTGATCGAAGATGAAGACATTTATGACATTGTAGATTCAGATGAAAACCTACTAGGATTAGAATACATCCTCAACGGCAACCATGGCAGGGTCAAGGCTTGCCAACTGTCCAAAACTGTGGTAGTATATCCACAGACTCACAAAGGTCAGTGGGATGACTGGCCAGAATGCTCTCTTACTTTCCTTAACGGCAAACTACAACATTATGAAGCAAGACCAAGACCTGTTCCCTCACACTGGGTTTCCGATTCGTCTAGAGTATCAGGACGGGAAGGAACATAAAATCTGCTGGTTTCAATGCCAGAATCACCTTGATAAACATCTGACTCGTTACAGCATCAAGACCAAGGATGCTACCATCCATTATCAAGATCCTACTCTTGCTGTGCCACTTCCTGTAGTGGACAAGGAAGAACCAGTAGAAACACCAAAGAAACGTGGCAGGAAACCCAAACAACAACTATTCTCATCTCTCGATCAATTTTTTGAACCAAATGAAACACCTGTGGCATCTGTGGGCACTAGCACTGGGGGAGAAAGCACACAAAAAAGACGACGTGGCAGACCGAGTGGCAATCGTTAGAACTATTATTTTTGTTACGTATCTTATTACTAACTGTTTTATCATTGCTGGAGTAGTTCGTCATTGGAATGATAAACCAGCACAAATTATTATTGAAGGAGTACCAGATGAGCAACCAGCAAGAGCCAATTTTTTATGACGAGGGGGCGTTTTATTTAAAACAAACTAACTATGGACTTTGGCATTCTTTTGACAAAGACGAGAAACCCATCATCACTTCTCTCACAGAAGAACAATGTGTTAATGCTACTCGATGCTATCTTAAATGGCTTCAAGAAGGATTTCCAGAAACCAAACAACACGAAGGAACAGTAGGCGGAAAACTATGAAACTCTGTATTGTTGGAACTGGGGCAGCAGGCTGGATGGCTTGTGCTGCTATGGCAGTTAAAAAAGAGTTTTTTAGTGAAATTATAATTGTAGGTTCTCCCCATATTCCTAGCATTGGGGTTGGGGAATCCAATACAATTAAGTTAAATGGTTTTCATCAAGAAATTGGTGTAAACCATGATATTTTTATTGCCGAATCCGATGCTGCTGTGAAGTATGGTGTCTATTATAAGAACTGGTCTAAAAACAACTTTATTCACAATTTCAAAAACAATAGGTCATCGAATGCCATGAGCATTCATACAACTATGTTTTATAGACTTTTGGCAAATAAACCGAAAGATGTTTCAATCAATGATCTTATTGCCTGTAATTTAAATGATACAGTAAAAGATAATCACGTATTTAAATCTGATTTCTTTTATCCAAAATCATGGCATTTTGATGCTGGTAAGTATATTAATTTTATTTCTAAGCATTGTAAGAAGCACAAACATGTTTCTACATTAGCAGAAACTATTGTTAAAGTAGAAAAAACAAATGATAAAATTGAGAGACTTATTACTGATAAAGACACCGTAATCACAGCAGATTATTATATTATTGCCACTGGTTACAATGATATTTTGAATGAAGAATATGTTGATTTGTCTGATGTATTGTTAACAAACAAAGCTTTTGTATATCCACTAGAATATACTGATAAAAGAAATCAATTTCATCCATACACAGTAGCAAAAACTATGAAGTATGGGTGGAGATGGATAACACCAACTTATTCGAGAATTGGTACAGGGTATACATTTAGTTCTAACTATGTCAGTGAAGATAGAGCCAGAGAAGAGTTTATTAATGATGTTGGTGTAGATATAGAACCGAGGCTCGTTAATTTTTATCCTCGATATAATAAAAAAACATATCACGAAAATTACTGTACTCTTGGTTTAGCTAATGGATTTCTAGAACCATTAGATGCTCCTGGGCTAACATTGACAATTGATGTCATTAATCATTTAAAACCTATTTTACAACAATGGAAAGATATTCCAGATAAAAATATTGTGAATAGTTTGAGGGAAGTTATTAATGATAGGATTGAAAGTCGATACAAGTTTTGGGCAGCTTTTATTTTAACTCAATATAAAACATGTCAACGTGATGATACTCGATTTTGGATAGACCATAAAAATGTAAAATATGATTATCAAGAACATATTATAAATCTTTTAGGTGATCAATATATTGATCATGATGATTATATTATGTTTATGCACACTATAGCGGCTAAAGATCATAATTGGGACATATCTTCTGAGGTATTACCCTTCAAGCAACCAGAATACAAAACTGACACAACACATCATCTTGATTATGTCGAAGCAATCAGAAATAAAGTATCACGTATTAGATCCTAGCACACCATGGTATGATTGGTTGTGCTATTGTGAAATTTGCCATCAGTTACAAGTTGTGAACCAACCCAGTCTTGGTCGATTTATGCGCTATCGTAATTACTTAAAGGAAGTTGGAATCCTATGAACATTTTTGTTACTTCTCAATGGCCAGCTGAATCTGCTATTTGTCTTCCCGACAAGCATATTGTTAAGATGCCTCTTGAATGCTGTCAAATGCTCTCTATTGTAGCATCTAAATGGTATCATAGTTATGGCGATATTCACAAAATAGATCAAACTCCATATGCTACAGCAAAAGGAGCATTTCGTAATCATCCCTGTACACAGTGGGCAGCGGCATCTATTCACAATGCCTATTGGCTGATTAAACATGGCATGAACCTTTGTGATGAATATGCTATTCGTTACAATAAAATTCATTCATGTTATAATACTTTAGTTGAAGCATATTATTTGTTTCCCAAGGGTAAGATCACAGAAGTAACAGAATTTACACGAGCGATGCCAGATGAATTTAAACTTGACACAAGCATTGACACTTTTACTGCTTACAAAATGTATATTTCGTCCAAACCTTGGGTTGCATCTAATTATCTTCGTATGCCAGAACGTAAACCAGAATGGGTAGCATAACATGAGTGAATACAACTTTGAATATGAATCCTTACAAGATAGAATTAACTATCTTGAAAATGAAGTAGAACGTCTCAAAACTGAATTGGTTGAGACAGATAATACTGTGTATGAGATCCTGAACAGGCTTGACAGGTTGGAGCAAGCGTCCTACAATACACCCATCGTCAACCAGGAGACCTCCCATGACCAGCTACCGTGAAGTTTGGGATAAGATGAACGAACTTTCTCTTTGTGAGTGCTCTTTCGATGAACTCAAGGTTCTTGTTTCTACTTGCTTGGATTCGTTCGAGAATGACTATCCTGGGCGAAATGAGACAGGAGATCTTCTCAACATCACCTACAAGTATCTAAACTTTGTTGCTGATGAGTATCATAATAAATTTCTTGATGCTTTTCAAACTACTATTCAAGCAGGAAAAGAACTTGATAGTGTGAAAGCTGAACTCTCTCGCCTCAAGAATCCTGAAAATCCTCAATATACTGAGGAGGAAATGGAAGCAATGACCAATGACATGACTATTAAAGAACTGCTATCATGAAAGAAATTCATTTATTTGTACAAGAGGGATGTCGTCCCTGCTTGTACGCCGAAACTCAACTGAAAAAAGTTTCTGGGTGGGAAGATGTAGTAAACATCACTCCTGCTAAAGTTGACGGTGTGTGGTCTGATTTTGCTAAGCAATGTGGCGTTGAAGCAACACCAACGCTTGTGGCGTTGATTGATGGCAACATTGTAGCAAAAATGGCAGGATCACAACACATGACTAGTACATTTTGGCAAACTACTATTAGCAATCATGGAAAATAATACTCTATTTGTTTGTCAATGTGGTGAGATTGATCACCAAATTGTTTTGTCATTTGATCCAGACCCAGACTTTAATGATACTATTTGGTTTCATGTTCATCTGTCTGACATGGGGCTGTGGAATCGTATTAAGTATGCCTTTTTGTATGTCTTGGGAAAGAAATCCAGGTATGGTTGTGGGGCATTTGCTGAGGTGTTGTTTACAAAAAAAGAAACTAAAAAATTGATTGACACTCTCGCTAAACATTATGAGACAATGACATGAATCAGTTTATAGATCCGAAATATAAGTTATTAAGTTACGGCAGAATTATTGGTAATTCCATGTTTATTGTTGGATATGGTGTACTGCTGTTTACCAGCGTAGAAGTTGGCATCATGTTTAGATTGGTAGGCAATGCTCTTTCGTGGCCGTACTTTCAAAAAATTAAAATGTATGATATATTAGCTATTCGTGGGTTTTTTGCTACTGTAGAAACTATTAAACTTATTCAAATTTGGAGTTAATTATGGCATTGTCTGAATCTGTTGAATCCAGTCTGAAAGAAGCTGAAGCATCACTTCGTAATGCTCTTGCTTATGCTGCTCGCCAAGAACGACCACTGGTATGTAAAACTATCTCTGCTATGATTGGTGATATTGATCAACTCATGAAAATCGATGAGTTGATTGATAAACTTGAACAGCGTATGGGTGGTGATAAAGGTAGTTGGGGTCCATTTGGAGCGTAACATTACTACACACAAATATAAACACAACATTAAGAACTAGTAGTTTTTAGTTAAATACTAGTATAATGTGTTGAAACGCTGACACAAGATGACCTATTCAAACAAAAAAGATCTACTGACTCAGGAAGAATACAATGAAATGGTCGCTCTACGGAATGCCATTCATTATTGTCCTCAATCAGTATCACCAGAAAAAATGGAACAATTTACATCGTATCTTGTGAGAAGCATGAGAGAACATGGTGTGTGACAGTTGACAGAGTGGCACAGGGGGCTTGACGCCCCCTTTGCTTTGCCCTATATTAGGTTCATCGGAGGCAAACGGACCTCCACCACCACCAGAAACAACCATGGGCACTCGCTCTCGGATCGGCTACCAACTTCCTGACAACAGCATCGTCAGCACCTACTGCCACTACGATGGCTACCTGGAGGGCAACGGGCGTGTTTTGGCTGAGCACTACCAGGATCGTGAGGCTGTTCGTGAGCTGATCGACGGTGGCAGCATGTCTTCGCTTCGTACCACTCATCTGTGGATCACCTCGGTGGTTCGTGATGTGAACGGTGACATCGCTCGTGACATGGACGGCAACTGGGTCTACTCCCCCACTCGTGCCCCTCAGCCTCTCTACCACACTGAGCGTGGCGAAGAGCTGTGGGTTCAGCATGGCACCTTTGAGGAGTTCACCAGCGGTGACTCTGGGGAAGAGTATGCCTACCTCTACACCACAGAGGGCAAGTGGCGAGCCTACAGGATCGGCTGGGGCAGTGGCAACACTCACGAGCTGGAAATGCCTGAGGTTGTGCCAGCCTGACAACTGACCCAAACCACCCCACATCGGGGTGGTTCCACCCCTATACTGAGTAAGTCAACAACGGAACCGACAATGGTTACTGACACCGCCCAAGACGCCCAGATCCGCCACACGATCCGTAAAGCGGTCATGAACATGGATCTACGTCTGCTCCAACGTATTGCCTACGAGGTTCGCTGTGAGGAAATGGGAATTCACCCAGACACCTGGCAGCTGTTCCCCATCGAAAACTGATTGTAAACCTTATTATTTTATTACCATGAGCAAGCAAGTTCTGATTTCCATGCTTCGTAAAGGTGCTAACGGCGAGCAAATCCTTAACATTCTCGATGCTATCACCAGCAACAGTGTCACTGAAATTCTTGACGCTACCAGCGACATGAACGTGCCCACTCTCGACGAAATTTCTTTCTGATCATGATTGCCCTTTCTGTTGCCAACTATCCTGTTGTTGAGGATACCACAGATGATAGTCACATTGATCAAAATGATGTTATTGTGACTCTCACTTACGCTGAGCATGAGATGATGTGTGACATTTTGTGTCAAGCAGAAACCATGATAGATTTTGCCTGTCCGTATGGCATCGGTGACATGCCTATTGACAGCGAGCTGGTTCAACGCTATACTATGATCGAGAACCTCCGAGAGAGGTTCAACACTGCTTGGTCTGATCGTTTCAACATTAATTCTGACAATGAAATTCACTGATCTTAATTTCAAACCACATTCTATTGATGGTGGTGTTCAAGCTCGTCATTTCTTTCCTAATGGTTATGGCGTGAGCGTTGTTCGTTTTCCTGGTTCATATGGTTACGAGCAAGATTTGTACGAGGTAGCAGTCATTCAAGGTAACGAGGATGGCTACGATCTGTGCTATGATACTACTGTCACTGATGACGTTATGGGTCATCGTGATGAGATAGATGTGGAAAACATTATGGAAGAGGTACAAGCACTATGATTACTAGTATTATGGCAGGATTTGCCTTTGGCTATTGTGTGATGGATATTATTCAAAACTATCGTGCTCGTCGTGTTGTGGACGAACTACTGAAATCTACTCTGGAGGATGACAAATGAACAAACAAAACGGATTTATTGACCCTGCTGCTGTTGTTGTAGGTGCAATTGTAATTGTTGGTGCCGCCGTTCTTTTTTTGGGTGGTCCTATCTATAATGTGTGGTCACAATCTCTTGCTGGTAAAGCAGAACTACAGAAAGCAGAATATACCCGTCAGGTAGCAGTGCTTGAAGCACAAGCAAAGAAAGATTCTGCTCAACAACTTGCTGAAGCAGAGATTATTCGTGCTGGTGGTGTTGCTAAGGCAAACCAAATCATTGGTGATAGTCTGAAGGACAATCGTGAGTATCTTCAGTATCTGTATATCACTGGTATTGAAGAAGGTTCACAGAAAGGTAACGTGACCATCTATGTGCCCACCGAAGGTGGAATGCCCGTCCCTACTCTCCAAATGAACAAATGATTGAACTCCTCGCCAGTGCTGTTATTGCTTCTAGCAATCAATCCGAGCAAATCAACCGATTCTGTGCTTATGTAGTGGGTATCCCATATGCTAGCGATAACTTCACTGACGAGGAATGGGGGAGGTTTAAATACTGTAGAGAACGATTAGGATATGATAACTAAAGATGGATATGCTACGGTTCCCTGGGGGAACCGTTTTGTTTTAATACACAATGGCTTTCAAATCAGTGATCACAAGACTGATGAGCAAGCTATCGAAGCACTAAAGAAACATAGAGAAAAACTGAATAAACCCACAAGAACCAGAAAGAAAAATAAATAACTAAAAATCGCTTCTACAATGAGAGAAAGATATCAGGGTGATTTTAGTTTAAGCAGAGACACTACAGCCAAGGAAATGGTTCATTGTTTTGCCTTGGCTTATTTTGCTGTATGTGAAACCAGAGGACAAGAGCCATCAATAGACGGATTAATAGATGCTTTGTGTGAAGACAAATACACAAAATACAATAGATATATTTCATATCCTCTAATCTCATCTAGTTTAAGCGACACACAAAAGAAACATCTGAGATCTATACACGAAGCATTACCATTGCTCAATTCTTCTATATTATCTACATTAGAAGAATTACATCAATTGAAGCAAAGCATAAAGACAATCACAAGAAAGAAAGTTGATACAAGAACAAAAAAAGACTTACGAGATTTAGCATCATTTAAAAAGAAACAAGAAGGATTAGTTAAGAAAGTAGATACATTTAAAAATAAAAAATCATCTTTGGTTGGTGGTAGGTCAACATCAAAATCTTCTCTCCAAAATAAGTTATACATTTTCTCTGGCGAGAACGAAGATGCTTTGAGCTGGGTCAAGAGTGCTTTCTGGACAGCCAAAGCACTAAAAAGCAAAAATATAATACAAGGAGGATATGCCTCATACATTTATTGTCATTCAACAAGTTATCATGTTAGACTTGTTAAAGACATTCCACTGACTGAAGCATGTTTGAGAATCATTGCTGAGCAAGGAATTAATACTAGAGCTGACATGCTCAACCCAGCAGACATTTATGCTATCAAAACATCCTCATTTAAATCAACAATCGATTCATATAAGAAAGAAACTGATAAGATTGTTAGTGGAGAAGTTTCAAATGCCGCCAGTTTTAATTTATTAACCCGTAGACTGATAACAACAAAAGCTGTCATACCAATTTCATTGAAGAAAAGTATATCAGAAAATCCAACAGTATATCTTACTGGAATGTCACAAAATCTTCCACCTGAGTTGGATGAATTAGTTGATGAATATACTGAGATAATTGATTACTTTTCTGGTATCAATGATCCAAACACATTGAAGAAAGAGATTGAAACACTTGTTACAATTAATAAAATAGATTACAAGCATACTATAGAAACTTTCGCTGTAAATTTTAGTTTTAACTATTCAAATCTATCACAAAACATACCAAGATTAAAGGATAGAAACATAGTATTAACAGATGAACATTATAGTCTTGTCACTGCTTCTATGACATGGAATGCTTTACCAACTAATAGAGAAGGTAGAGTTATTGGAGCATACACAGGTGGGGCTGGTTTTACTCTGGTAGCAGATATATTGAAAAAGTATCCAGGCACAAGAACTATATTCAATCAAATAATACAAAAGAGAAAGATGGCATTTGCTGCTGCTATGGCTGCCATTGGTGTCACGGTTCCAAGTAACAAATTTCCTCAAGTATTAAACAAACAAACAATTATCAATGAGTCTAGAGATCAAGAGCAAATAAAATTGTCTATCAACAGTTTATTACCCAAAAACATTGCTGACAATACATTAAAGAATAACATCTATGGATTGTACTTAGTGACATTAAATTCGTTATTAATAGACAAGAGCATAACAGGATCTTCTAATAGTGATGAAAAAGAAATCAAAGAAATCTGGGCTGCTTTAGGTCAATTTGGTAGAGATATATCAAATGAAAAGATTGAAAGCTTACTACCAAAATCAACTAGAGATGCTTATAATTATGGATCAAAGACACAATCAGGTAAACAAAGAAGAGCAATAAAACAATACTCTAAGGTCACTCATCAAGAGAATAGAGTAGCAAAACTAGAAGCGTTGTGGTTTTTCATGAGTGGTGGCACATCACAATTAAATCATTATTTTAAGAAACAAATAGCAATGACCATATATGGTCTAATTACAAAGAAAGGATCTAAGATTTTTACACTAGAGCCAGCTGGTCTCTATAAATCTGGAAAGAAAGCTGGTCAGAAGAAGTATGGCAGTATATCAGATGCTCTTGGTTTTAGGTCAACCCCATATTATCTAATAGGAAACGCTGAATAGTATTAAATTAACTTATGTCGGTTGACAACCACCAACAACATTGGTAAACTAAATCAGATCAAATTACCACAATGGCAATTCCCTTTCATTGGTATTTCGAGCTTCACTATCTTGATCAAGACAACAACGAACTGATACAATATGGTGAGAGCACATGCGAAAAAGCAAATACTGTCTACAATCGAGTGAAGAAATGGTGTGTCGAAAACAATTATGAATTGACACATTTTGATACAACTACAGCATCCCAACATTATCATGATCATACACATTTGTATACATTAAAATTTTAAATGATTCGGGGGCTTGACCAGCCCCTTTTTTGTGCTATGATACGAGGGTAGTCAAGGGAGATCCCTATGAGCACCACCACCAAGAAGCCCTACCCCCTGGGCATTGACAACCCCATGATCGTTCGTGGTAGGATTGGCACCAGCAAGTGGGAGATCATTGATCGTGAGACTCGCCACTGCCTTGGAGTCTACCCCAATGAGTTGACTGCTTATGATGCCCGCCGAGCCATGCTACGCTATGCTGGATACGATGCCTGAGGTTGATGTACGTCTCAGTGCTGGAGAACTTAACTATCTTATCGGTTCTCTCCAATACCTCAACAAACTTGTCCAAGTTCATCTCGAAAATCACACACAAGTTGACGGAAACGAACTCCATGCTAAACTATTTACTGCTTGGGAAGCTCTTGAAACCAATGACTGAACAACAAAAGCACGATCAACTGGACATTGATTCCGCATTCATGGCTGCCATTGAGGAGAAAGCCGCGGAACTTGAGGTGACTGTTGATTATTACATGGCGGAGTTTATGTAAATGAAATACACATGTATTACCAAAATGCGGAACTGTCCTGAATGTGGGGCAAACTGGGTGGATAAACCTATCCCCAAAGAGTATCGACAATACTATTCAGCTCCGTATTTCTTTTCACGAGTGATTGGTGTAGAACCTATTCACGAAGATCGTATTGCCTATTGGCTGTGTCCTGATTGTAAGCATCAATTTCCACGAGGTATGGGATGAAATCAATCATGATTGCTTTGATTGCTCTTGGTGTAGCACAATATACACTACAACGAGAGTCACAAATCAGTAACATTGAACACACTAAATATCATTTGTCCTCTAGGAACTAACATGACTAGTCTAGAACAAGCAGAAGCTCTTATCGTAGAGTACGCTGAGTTAATCAAGACACAGCAAGGTGAGATCATTGGTCTTCAAAAAGAAATCAAGCATCTTCGTGAAGAGCTTGAAGAAATACGTTTTGAACTATCATCTCAATTAAACAAAGAATATGATGTCTGATATGGTTGTTGATTTTGATAATAGCCTAAGAAATGGGCATGTGTATCTTGCGGAGGTATCATTACCTTTACAAGATGCTCCAGATGAAGCACCAAGCACCATTGATGCTGATGTGTATGTGGTAGCAGCAAGCTATTACCAAGCATTGTACATTGTACAAACCATGTATCCTGATAATGTTGGCAGCAGTGTAAATGAAACACCAGTTACTGAGTACGAATATGCTGCCAGAAGGAACAGAGGTATATTATAGAGGATTGTATGGTAAAGTAAAATTTACCTGTGACGAATACATGACTGTATGTGTTCGCCATTTTCCTGATGATCCAAGACGAGATGTTTGTATGCTCGTCTATAAAAATCAACAACACGAACTTGAACTTGTAAACGGTAATCATTCCCACGAATCATGACTTATTTTTCTGATTTTGAAACAACTGAATACTATTATGATGATTACAGCGTTCGTAAGAATATCTTACGGAATGCTGAGGATCAATGGATGGAGACCAGTTTTGAAACTGTCCCAGAGGATCTGCTGGATGACCTGAGCGTTGTAGACTGATCTCAGTTCACACAACAGACATGAGCACCACCAAAGTCACCACCTGGCATCTGGAAACCATTCTGGAAGGTCTTGAGGATGCTCTTAAGGTGACAAAGAACCCTGCCATTCAAAATGAGCATGGTTATCCCTATTGTTATGGTTATCTTGAGGCGACTGTAAGCAACGCCATCTATGAACTGAAAGCAATCATTAACAACAAAAATGAGTAAGTTTCAATCTACTATTTCAACAGTAGCAGCACTGGCTAGTATCTTTGGTGCTGGTGCTGCTGGTTGGAAACTAGCACAAACTCAACCAGACTACAAACCAGAGGAGCCACAGCCTGCTATTGAGCAGAAACTAACACAGTTGGAGCAGAAACTAGAAGAAAAGCTCTCCACACCCATCCAGGAGCCCCTACAACAGGCTCCAGCAGCAACTCAGCTGCCACCCACGCCACAAATCCCTCCAGCCCCTCCAGTAGCCCCACAAGCACCAACTGAAACACAGCCATGAAACTGAGAATTCAGCAACGTCCATCACTTTTGGGTCAATCGAATGTGTTTTGGTATCATGCTCAGATCAAACGACTCGGTATTTGGATTGATTGTAACAAAGATCTAATTCTTCCATTGATGTATTCACAAGAAATGATGATGCAATCACATGATACCTGTTTGGATCGTGTGGAGAAGTTTATTGATTTTGTGCTACACAAACAAGAAATGTATCCAGCACAAAAGAATGTGGTCATCAAAGAGTATGAAGCATAACGCTTGACACCTGCCTGAAACCCTGCTACACTATCATCACACAACAACGGAGGAACATGGAACACGACGAAATGTATTTCGTAATTAATGGTCAAGCTATTATGATTGATCAAATGGGTACACCAGTTATTTGTGACATGAATCCAGATGGTACAGTAGACTGGGATTCATTTGATTTAATTGACTGGATGGAACTCCTGCCTAATGATTATGACCTGTTCAAAGCAGCAGTTGATTTTCTTCAAGCAAACACTAAAGCCATGTACGTCAAATGAACATCGTAGCAGATCATGTCAAGCAACTTCTTTGTCTGACACAATTAGATGAGTCCACCTACAGACCATCACCTAAAGAATCCCTCTCGTTAAGAGAAGCTAATCTCTTTTGGCGTTATCATGGGCATTTTCCAAATGACTTCGCCAAAGCAATTCAAGAATCTCTCCCTCAACCATACAAGTTTGTCTCGTATGATCACTTATCAAATCGTATTACCGTGGAGATTGTATGAACGAACACGAACTACAACAACTTCAAGAAAGAGAATATGAATCTGTGTCTGAGCAATCAGACCAGATCTTATTATACATGCAAGATCGCTTCCAAGAACTCATGGAAGATAATCGTATGGATGATGCCATTGCCATTGGTGATGAATACATTGAATGGATTGGTCAGTATCCTGATGAAGTGTTCTTGTATTACAATGAGCATGAACTTAAAAAAGATTACAAAGAAAGAAAAGCAAAATGATTCACACATTCACACCAGAGTTTTTCTTCTATCAATCTGTACCTAATCACCAACAACACAAAGATATTCTTCTTCCTAAACTCGAAAAGGATAAAGAACGTGCTCATCGTGGTGAAGTTAATGGTACAGGTATTACAACCAGTGGTCTAGTTAATTTTGATCTATTCCACAAAGAGTTTGTAACTGATGCTATCTGGAATCCATTTAACCAGATGCTACAAGAATTTGATTCTAATCTAAACAAGGTTAAACTGGTCAAATCTAATGTAAAAACTATCTGGTGGAATTATTATGATCCCCATGAAGTCTGTAATCCTCATAGGCATTATCAATCAGATTTCACAGGGATCTATCTCCTACATCTAGAAGAACCTAATCCAACCAAATTCCTACCAACAAACAATTCATCAAATACTTATCCTCTCTTTGATGGTATTGTATCTTCGACACAATGTAAAGAAGGTGATGTGATGATCTTCCCAGGTAAGATTCTCCATTGGACTACACCTATTACTACACCTCGTTGGGTAGTAGTGTTTGATGTTAATATAGGAACAGCGGAATAATACTACCACCAGCCACTTCCTAAACTGGCACACATGACCACCATCACCACACAAAACACCATATACTAACTTCAGTTCAAACAACTTCACATGTCTCGTCGTAACATCTGGCTCAGCCTCCCTCAATGGGAAATGATCACGAATGAACTTTCTTATCAAGACTACAATCCTTTTCGTCTTTATGATCGTGAACTAAAAGATTGGAAAGATACAGTTAAACGGTATGAAGATAATGGGTATTCTTCTACCTATCAATATAAGTTTGAACGTATTGAGATCTATCATCTTATTGATCTTCTTAAAACTCCACAAACAATTAATACTATTCTTTGTGAGTATTGGAGAGATACAGACTTTCATCATGTAATGGACTATATTCATCAGTTTATTGGATTTGTAATTAATTACGTTGATGAAGTTGATATGAATACTACTATTGAACAATGGGAAGAGATTCGTATTCAAATGAAAGAACAGATGGGCAATCATGATAAACGATACTGGTATCAAAATGATTTAATTGAATTGTATAAGCAAGTTAATGAGAAAACACTCTTAGTTTCCGCATTATGAGAACTATTGATATTACTAGGTTGTTGTCAACGATACCTTTGAGTTTTTCACAACCCTGTGGAAAAACCTGTGGAAAACTATGTTATTAATAAATGTTAAAATAAACATAGTTGAGTGTTTTGAATCGCTGACAAATGCTTTCGTTAAATGTTGCTGAAAGCATGGAAATCTACGGAGGTGTTGTTGTCTAAGCCCGCCACCACTCGAAAGTCAAGCCGAAATATGCCAGTTCTCAAAGTGGCACACAGGGGCTTGACAGTATCACCGATACCACTCTAAGACACTCAAAGTTTTCCACAGCCCTGTGGAAAAGTCTCGGAGGACAGTTCAGGGACTGGCACAGCCCCCTTGACAACCCTGGGCAAATGCCCTATACTGTATTCATGAAGTTCGGAAATCTCAGAAATCGAGAAATCCCAAAAACTTAAAAAACTCAAAAACTTGAAATTTAAGGTTTTTGAGATTTTCCAAAAACTTCAAAGTTAAACTTTAACCTTTAATTGATAAACATGAAAACCATTAACAACATTGATTCTACTGCTATTCAGACTGTTAGTGTAGATAGTGATAACATTGTCACTATTACATTTAAGAGTGGTAATAGCTATAACTACCGTGATATGAACGGTAATTTTGTAGAAACTGTGGAAAATGCTATCGAAAACCACCAAAGTGTGGGTCGTTTGTTCAATCGAGCACTCAAAGAAGACCAAACTCTTCAAATTGTGACCGTTTGAGCAATAAATAACCGAAAACAGGAGTAATTTCAGTTAAAAATGGCAAAAAGCACTCGTAAGTACACAGATTCTGTTAAGGATCTGACCCTTGAAGAAGACTTTGAAGATTTTGGTTATGATGTCCAAAATCAGAAACGTTATTCAACAAGGAATAAACGTCAGTCTAAATTCAAGGATTACGATGACTATGGGGATTGGGACTAAGGTATACTCGGGGGCTCAATGAGCCCCTTTTTTTATACCTAGTCCAGAAGCCCTTCCTAGCACACTTCAGAATATTTGAGCCTGTGACACTGTGACAGTTCTAGAGGTGGCACAGAGGGGCTTCCAGGTGGCTCTGGTGGGTGCCATACTATGTTCATCGGGGGAACACCCCGACCAACACTATCCCAGAGGATCATGACCCAACAGCAACTGCTCCAAGCCGCTCGTAACGTGCTGACCGCCACCAAGACCGATTCGGGTCGTCCCGCCCTTCGGACTGCTGCTATGGCAGCGGGTCGTAGCAAGGAGCAGGTGGGCAAGGCTAGCACCATGAGGCTTGCCCTGTGGGTGAGCAAGGGCACGAGTGCCATCTGATTAAGTGGCACAAGGGGGTTGACACCAGCCCCCACCCATGTTATTCTTAATTTGTTCCTGAGAGATCCACCATGGATTACTTCAACAGCAACATCATCAGCCGTCATGATGAACACATGACACTCAATGCTTGGATGGTTGAACACTTCAATTTTGTGTTGACTATGCCTTGGTTGAATGATGATGAGATTGACTCTTACAAGGATGAAATGGCTCAGTACCTTTGCTATGATGTATGATGACTGTTGACACACTCGGTTTTCAAGGTGATGCTATCACTGTTCTAGGATTTGTGGGGGTGCTGAGCACCCTTCTAATCATCACCACTGCCTTTCGACGTTACAACAACTCCCCCCTTCGGAAATGACTAATCGTTCTGAACTTCAAGATCAATTCATTCAACAACTGATTGATGACATGGATCTCAAGACTATGACACAACTGTGTTATGATTATCTTGATGAAGGTTATGATAAGTATAGTGATGAAGAGCTGATGACTGAGGTGGAGGACTATTATCCAGAATTGCTGGAAAGTTGAGAATCCCAAAAAGTGAAAAATCTTAAAAACTCAATAATTAAGATTTTTCACTTTTTTCAATTTTAAGATAATTTCAAAATTAAACTTTAATCTTTAATCATATGTCTAATACATTAACCTTTCAAGATTATATAAAGAATGAATTAGAAGAATATGATATAAAGAATAAAGAATTAGAGTATGATGATTATAGTATAGTAGTAGATATAGATTATACTACTCAAGAGTAGTATATTATACCCTCTAGACTACAATCTAGAGGGTATTTTAGTGTTTGTCAAGGGGTTGTGTGCCAGTTTGTCTAGTGTCCACTGCCCCTTGACTGGTGGGGTTGTTGTTGCTATGCTTGGTGTGTGGTTGAGGGAAATATACTCAACCCACCAAACAATTCTTAACAACAACCATGAACAACGAGTTTGTGAAGTCTTTCGTGTCCACCCTGATGTATAATCTAGCAACAGTGGTTGCTATCATCGTAGGTGTGACATTGTTTGTTGCTAACCGTGTCAGCGATTGGTATAATTCAGGTGGGCGAGAAACCCTCCTAAAATATACCCAACAGTTTCTGCTGTTTGTGAGTTCTAGCACAGAGAAAGCGTACTATTGGGTATGTGATGTGACACTTTCTGAACTGTCCACTAACACCCCCAAACGTGCCTAGGGGGTGCCATACTGACCTCAGTTGAAACAAACAACGTGAATCGCCTCAAAGCTATTCAAACCATCGTTAATTTCCTTCGGATTGTGAACACTCAACCCACCGCTGAGTATCTCTGGGTGAACAACTATTCTGATCAACAACTCCAGCAGATGCTGGTGGGTTGGCAACAGAATCAACCCCAACTGTTTGCTGCTCAAGGTTACTACGTTCTGTGAGTTTCTAACATGTTTGACCTCGCTTTTGTCACTCCTAAATCTAACAAAGCGAAGAACAGATTCGCTAACCTGATGAACAACAACCCAGAGTGTATTGTGGAGCAAATTAAAGAGAACCGTGTGTTCCTTCGTTCTCACAATGGGAAAAACTTCTTCTGGGTTGATATAAAGAATGACCCACACTGGGCAGTAGACTTCTGACCCTGTGCCAGTTGGGGCACTGTCCACCAGCACCACCAGGGGGCACCACCTGCCCCCTATACTGAACAAGTCAACCACAGACGACCGATGCTCAGCTTCTCTAAAGGCAACGACAAGCTCGACAAGCACACCCTGATTTTCAACCTGCCAGCAGGCACAACCTGCCCAGGTGCTAATCAGTGCCTCTCTATGGTTCGGATTGATTCTAACGGCAAACGCAAGATCTGGGATGGTCCTCAAACTGAGTTTCGCTGTTTTGCTGCTAGCAGTGAAGTACAGTACACGAAAGTTTATGAATCCCGCCAGCGTAACCTTCAGGCGATCCGTGAAGCTCTCAAGGAGGGTAACTGTGCTGGTCTCATCAACACCGAACTCCGCCAGAATCTCACTAAATCTATCACTAAAGTGAGGATTCACGAGAGTGGTGACTTCTTCTCTGCTGAGTATTTGCTCGCTTGGTTGTTGGTTGCTCACGCTAATCCTTCGATCAAGTTCTACTGCTACAGCAAGAATCTGCCCCTGTTTGTAGGACTCAACCTGCCAGATAATTTCTACTTCACCGCCAGCTATGGTGGCAAGTTTGATTATCTCATCGACGAAGGTGTGTTCCCTCGTTATGCTAAAGTGTTCATGACTGAGGATGACGCTATGGCAGCAGGTTTCAAGGTTGATGTAAAGGATCGCTCCTGCTTTGAGGATGGTCCCTTCGCTCTGCTGGTTCACGGCACCCAACCCGCTGGCAGCGAGTGGGGCAAGGCATCGAGGGCGAATCGTAAGGTCCAGAAGGTCAAGGTTCGGGCAGCTGTGCCAGCCTGACAACCTACACACGGGGGGCACACAGCCCCCCTCTCCTGCCCCTATACTGAACAAGTCAACCACCGACACCGACCGATGACCTACGCCTTCACCGACACCGTTCAGATCGACGAAGCTTGGGAGATCCCCACCGATCTGAACACCGAGCTGGGTAAGATCGAAGACTTGATGGATCAAACCCATCCGTATCTGTTCCCCTGTGATTTTCTCTCGGGTGGATTCTATGAATGGGCAGAGGAGATCGCTGTGGAGGGTATTCTCAGCCAGCGATCCTACGATGACATCGTAAAGGCGATTTTCGACGGTTACGATCCCACCCCCGACATCATGCCGATCGGGGAGATGTTCTGAACCACCAGGGGGGCATCTGCCCCCTTTCCATGCTATACTGATCAAGTCAACCACCGACACCCCATGATCAAGACCATCGCCCTCCTCGCCCTCGGTGCTGCTTTCTACGCTCCCATCGCCACCGTGGGCGGTGCTGCCATCGGGTTCGCTGCTGACACCGTGGCAGCGGTCAACCAAGCAACCGCTGCCCGCTGTGCCACCTACAATTCTGTCACACCTGGCAGCTGCCAGATGCCCTGAGGGGCACTATACTGATCAAGTCAACCACCGACACCGACCGATGACCATCGACGAAGCGAACCTGATCTGGAACGCCTGCTACGGCAGCTGCCTCGCTAGCGAGACCGCCGAAGGCTGGGCAAAGTACAGCAGCGCCCAGCGCCTCGAAGCGATCGACACCCGCCAGCTGGAGCACGAGCGCCAGCATGGAGGCTGGGGCACCTGGAACATCTCCGACCGCCACTGAGTGCCACTTCGGGAACTGGCTGCCGACCCTCGACAGCCACCCCCGATCCGCTATAATTACGACATCGGGGGGCACCACCGCCCCCCACTACCACCGAGATCCATGCTCAAGATCATCCCCTCCTCCCGCTTCGCCGCCTTCATGGGTGACGCCGAGCGAGTCGCTCAGATCCTGATCAACCGCCCCCAGGTGATCGGCGCTCACCGTGCCACCCTGCTGCTGAACCTCGCCCAGACCAACGCCCAGGGACGCCGTGCCCTCCAGCAGTGTGCCAAGGCTGCCAACCGCCACCGTGTCAGCCACGACGACGGCAGCATCACCCAGACCGATCGGGTGTTCAGCAAGGCGAGCACCAAGCGCCTCGCCATGTGGGCACAGGATCGGAACAGCCGCCTGTGATGTGCTAGGATAGCGAGCAACGGGGGGCACTCCAGCCCCCCACCCCAACCCCAATTCTTTACAGAAACCATGCCTTCCTTCGTTATCTCAAAAGCCCCGATTTTTCGGACTTTCACTATTGACGAATCCTCGGCAATTTACAACATCGAGATCGACGAGAATTGCGTCGAAATCATCTTCCACAGCAACACAGAGAAAGCATACGCTTTCGACGCTACATCCCGCTTTGCTGTACACCTTGCCGAGATCATTAAATCACCCGATCTCCTGGGATTCTCCCTCGGTTCGGTGATAGCGAAAGCACGGAAGATTGGCGATCTTCAGATTATCGAATTTCCTGAAGATTGAGGGAGAAAGTATTTCATAAAAAACATCTGTTTCTATTATTAATAGAATCACAGATTTATTAGAGAGTGATTATTATCACTCTCTTTTTTTATTTGTAAATATAAAGAATAAACAATTAATTAGGATTACACGATATAAAGAATAAACAGGTAATCGTATGTTTGAGTATAAAGAATAAACAGTTAATCGTAATCGTTCGTTATTAATAATAACAGTTAATCGTAAAAGGGGACCCATTGTTATAAGCTATAAACGTTTCCCAGAGCCCTCTAAATATTAAAAGAAATTCGAAACTTCAAATCCTTCGATTTCAAAAAATTTCCCCCAGAAAAAATCACTCAAAAAGTCGCTATGGAACACAGAGTTACTTTCAAAACCCCCGATGGGGTATTACAAGAGAAAATGTTTGACAGCTTCAATGAATTTGCCGATAGCATTGAAGAGGTCGCCACGAATTTCTATGCTGGCATGAAGCCCGAGATTTCGGTGGAGACGATCTATGATAATATGGTAAGAAAGGAGAGAGTTACTAATGAACAACAAAGTGAGTCTAGAGGAATGGAATTCCTTGGTGAAACTGGTCCAGAGCCTCAAGGCTAAACTCGATCAACTTCCAGTGCCATTCAAAATGATGTACAAGCCTCCCCAACGGGAAGAATATGTAAATATTGTTGAGTTTCTGGATGAACTCGATGAAAGACTTAGAAAATTAGAAAATGGCAACGTTACTAGTTGATGGTCTCACAGTAGGACCAGCACCACTTCCAGGACCACCGACAGCGAACCCTACGTTGCCTCCAGCAGCGTTTGAGTTTCGTCCAGTAGCAAATAAGTTACCTGATGGTGAAGGCGGACCTAATGCCAATTATATCAGCACTTACCAGCCATTCACATTAACTGTGAGTGCCATACCCACGGCACCACTTGAAGTGATTACGAGTGTTGTGATACTTGGTCCAAATAAGTGTATATTAGAAGATCCGTTACCTGGAAGTGACACAACGAAATCATTAAACAAAGAACTCAAGATACCTGTGTCACCATTTTGGGCACCTGGATTGTTCTTAGAACCTCTGGTTGTGTGTACTCCTGGACCAGCAGCAACGATCTCTGGGTATTTCACGGAGAGAAACTGGTATGACCGAGAGATTGTGGTGTCATATTTGAATGCTATTACTAAATTTACAAGTAACGGGTTCTTTTATGCTCCTTTAGAGAATTTTCCAGCAAATTTACCATTTGATTTAAAAAAGATTAATATTCCTTTACCATCTGGTGTAAACATTAACACGTTTTATCCTTTAACAGTTGCTGCTGCTTATAAGACAGAATCTGAGATTCTTGAAGGATATTTCAATAGTATTGGTCAAGTTATATCATATAAAGGTACAGACATCAAAAAACTTAGATTTTACTTTGATGTTACAGTCACTTCAACATTGGGAGTGTATCCTTTCACTGCTTATATGATTGTACAGTATAATCAGAAGGCAGCAAACGAAAGATTAAAGTTTCTTTTAAAACGTAGAAGAAGAAATGCTATTCTAAATATTGAAGGGGATAATTTCGAAGAGGAATAATGGATATACCTGCTCTGTACACCCCAGATGACATGACAAGCGGACATGGACCTTGGCCACCTGTAGGGTACTCGGTGCCCCCTACAGGGGCTTCTGGAAGCGTCTACATCAATAGCAAGCAAGTACACCATGTAGGGAATGAGACTCTACCCCACTTCCACTTGCCACCTGATGTTCACACAGATAGGATTTCCACTGGATCTCCGACTGTTTTCGTGAATAAGCAACCCATGGCAGTAATTGGTAGTTTACTTACCTGCCAATACGGTCCTGCTGGGCAGGTAGCGGCATTTGGTGCCACCTCCGTCTTTGTTGACACGAAGAAGTAAATGGGGTATACTAGGAGGGTAGTTAAGGTTAAATTCTATGGCTAAGCGTCCTTCGTTTACTGGCAATCCTGGTATTCAGTCCAAACCTAAGAAATCCCGTCAGGGAGCTGGAAAGCATACCAAGTATGCCTCCACAAGTCGAAACAATGCTCGTAAGCGTTATCGTGGACAAGGTAATTGATTTTTAGCGGCGAAAGCCGCTTTTTTGTTGTTTATTTGAGGTTGTGTAAATAGTGTGAAAGGGATAGCAACCCCTTTAAAAGTTCTGTTTAAACCTTCATGGAGAAAACAGATGGCTATGAGTCCAGTAGATAAAAGTCAGGCGTTTATTCAATCAGGTATGACTCTGATTTCAGACCCTGCTTCAGATAAGTACCTAAGAAAAGTACACAAGAAAAAATATCAGGTTCCCGAAGACAGGCTTTCAAAGCCGTGTGGTGGTGCTGGTGGTTTTGATGACTTTGTGGAGAGGTTTGAGGAGTAATATAAATAATAAAAAACTCCTATTATGCCTACTTTTCAGACTTTCAAAGATCTGAATATTACGTTTAAGCCTCATCCTATTACAGGAGACCTTACTGTATTAAAGGATGAGGCTGCCATTAAACAGGCGATTATTAATTTGTTGTTGACAAATAGAGGAGAAAGATTTTTTGATTCTCGTATTGGGTCTTCTCTGTCCGAATTATTATTTGAACCATTAGATTTTGGTACTGCTTCTTTGGTAAATACTGAAATACAAAATACGTTGAGATTTTACGAACCTAGAATTAGTATACTTTCATTATCAACAAATCCAAATTTTGATAATAACGGATTTGATGTAGAATTAGTATTTGAAATTACTGGAAGAGATGATGTTCCTGTATCCATTACCTTCTTTTTAGAGAGAACCCGATAAATGTCTTACGTTCAAGTTAACAATCTAGATTTTAACGAGATTAAAACTTCTCTCATAGAATACATGAGAGCGCAGTCTGACTTTACCGATTACGACTTTGAAGGTTCGACTCTGAGCGTTCTTATTGATCTGCTCGCTTATAATACCTACTACACGGCGTTTAACACCAACATGGTGGTAAATGAGCTATTCTTGTCTTCAGCCACCTTGAGGGACAACGTGGTGGCTCTAGCGAAGCAATTAGGGTACAAACCAAAATCAATTACTGCTCCAATTGCTTACGTCAATTTTGATGTTACTTTTACTGGAAGTAGCCCAAGTGTTATTTTTCTGAAGAAAGGAACTGGGTTTACTACAATTTTTGATAATAATTTATATCAATATGTTGTTGTAGAAGATCAAGAAGCTCCTGTAGTTAATAACATTGCTAATTTTAGAAATATTCCTATCTACGAAGGAAGTCTAGTAACAAATTCATATACAGTTAATACTGCTGTAAAGTCTCAAAGATTTATTATTGATAACCCAGGAGCGGATATATCAACAATTAGAGTTAAAGTTTTTGAATCACAAAACAGCACATCATTTGAATTTTACGAATTTTCCAATAATATTTTAAATGTAACAAAAGATTCTAAAGTATATTTTGTAGAAGAAATTGAAGATGAAAGATACGAAATATTTTTTGGAGATGGTAGTTTAGGTAGGAAGTTAGATAACGGAGAATTTATTGAAGTTAGTTATTTAATTACTAATGGTTCTTTAACAAATGGTTCGAAATCATTTACTTTTGCTGGTGTATTAGAAGATGTTAATCGTAACAGTAATTATCCAGTAAGTATAAGTATTTTTAATACAAATACAGTAGCTGCTGCTGGCGGAGAAGAAATTGAAACAATTAATGAAATTAAATACAATGCTCCTAAGTATTTTGGAACTCAGGACAGAGCGGTAACTGCTCAAGATTATGGTGCCATTGTTAAAAACATTTATCCAGCAGTTGCTGATATTATAACATATGGCGGAGAAGAAGCAAGAAATCCAGAATATGGCAAAGTCAAAATTGTTGTTAAGCCAAAAAATACTGCTCTTCTCTCAAATACAACAAAACAAGAAATAATTAGAAAATTAAAGCCGTATATGGTTGGATCTGTAACTGCTGATATTGAAGATCCTTCCATTGTTTATGTCGAAATGATTAGTAAAATTTATTATGATAGATCAAAAACTACTCAGTCTCCTGAAGAGATTCGTAGCAAAGTTATTTCTGGATTAGATCAATATCTTCGTCAATCAGATACCGAAAAATTTAATGGTAAATTTAGATACAGTAAGTTTATTTCTGTAATAGATGATTCTGATAGATCTATTAATTCAAATCAAACTTCAGTAATAATGAGGAAAGATTTCTTTCCATCTTTAAACTCAACATTTTTCTATGAAATTTGTTATCAAAATGAATTTGATCTTGATTGTGAAGGACCTTCTGTGATGTCATCTGGATTTGTCGTAAGCGAATATCCTAATGATACTGTGTATTTTGAAGATTCAGCTGGAAAAATTGTCCTATATAAGTTAGATTCTATAACAGGTGATAAAATCACACTCAATGATTCATTGGGGATTATTAATTATGAAAAAGGCGAAGTTCTTTTATATAATTTGACTATCATAAAAGGTAGTTTTGACGACAATCGTATAGAAGTTAGAGCAAAACCTTTGTCTAACGACATAAATGCCCTACGTAATGTTTATTTGGATGTAGATATTGCTAGAAGTAAATTTACTGCTTATCCCGAGTAATTAGATGGCCGAAAAGATAAGAAAAATTTCAACCCTAATTGAAAATCAATTACCAGGGTTTATATCATCTGAATACGATAAATTTAGCACGTTCGTAGAAAAATACTACGAGCAGTTAGAATCTACTGGAAAGCCATTAGACATACTTCATAATATCGAAAAATACCGTGATATTAATTATTATGAAAGTAATTTATTAAACCAAAAAACAAAATTAGTTTCATCAATTTCCAATTCAGTAACAACTATTGTTGTAGAAGATGCTACATCTTTTCCAGTAGAAAATGGATATTTACGAATTGGTGATGAAATTTGTTTTTACAAAGAAAGAACAGACACACAATTTTTAGAAGTATCGAGAGGTGTAAGTGGCAACACTACGCTAGGAGATCTATACACATCTTCAGAATTTGTCACTACACAATCAGCTCCACATTATACTGGAGATGAAGTTTTCAACATTAGCAATTTGTTTTTGTATGCTTTTGTTAAAAACTTTGAGCAGGAGTATCTTGGTGCATTCCCAGAAAAATATCTCAAGGGCAATGTAGACAAAAGAACATTAATTAAAAATATTAGTGATTTTTATAAAGCAAAAGGTACTGAGAGATCTATAAAATTTATTTTTAACTCGATAATTTCAAAAGACCCAGAAGAAACAGTATCTGTTTACAATCCCAAGGATTTTACATTAAAATCTTCTACATCTGATTGGGTCAACAAATATGCCTTAAAAGTCAAGGTAGTTTCTGGCAATGTAAATAATTTAATTGGCAATATAATTACACAATCTATTGACGATTTTGATAAATCAATTACATTCGCTTCTGCTGTTGTTGATAGTGTTTCATACGTAGGAAAAGTAGATAACGAAGAGATTTACGAAATTGTTTTAGAACCTTCATCAGTGAATGGTTCTTTTAAAGTTGCTGGTAAAACAACATTAAGAAGTACAATTTCTCCTTCTTATGGTAATGGAAATAGAATTGATGTATTTTCCACCCAAGGATTTCCAAAACAAGGAAAAATTCAAATTGGTTCGGAAATTTTTGAATACACCGAAAAAAATCTCAATCAATTCGTAATAGATGATCGTTCTGCTCAACAGTTACATACAGAAGGACAAAAGGTATACAGCTATTCGACAATAGAGGGATCTGGAGTTTCTTTAATTACTTTAGGAATTTTATACAATCTTTTACCAAAACAAGGGTATCCATATTCAGAAACAGGAGATTTAATCCAGGTTAAAACTTCTGGCGTCGAAACTAGAAATCCAATAATTTATAGTACAGAAACTGATTCAATCCGCTGGTTTGTAAATACGGATTTCACAAAAGTAAATTCAATTGTTCCTGGAGTAAATTCACAGGTAGGTGATTTAAATGCAGATATTTCTGCCATTTATGAGGACGAGCAGTATTATTACATTTGTTCATCTTCATATCCGTCTGCTTCTGTTCTATTAACTTTAGAAACTACTGAGATATTATCTGATCAAAAACATTTAAAGCTAATAAGAAAACAACCAATTACTACAACTGAAGTATATCAGACTACTTCTAGAGATGTTGGTATTTTAGTCGATGGTTCTCCAATTTTTGGTTATAAAGATTTTGATTCAGTAAAATTTGGTGGCATTGAAACCATTAATATTGACAGTAAAGGAAATGGTTACGAAGCACCTCCTTATGTTTTAGTTAATGAGCAACCAAATAAAGCATTGTCAACGTTATCTGGGCAAACTGTTGGTTCCATAAATTTAATTTCAAATGATAATTATGAAGATGATCCTGTAATTAGAATTACTTCTGGTGAAGGAGCAAAACTTTCTGCTGTTGTTACTGATGGCAGAATTACCAGTATTAATGTTGTTAATTCTGGACAATATTATTCTTCTCCTCCGATTATTAGAATTATTGATGAACTAGGAAAAGGCAATTTTGCTGAGTATGAAGCTATTTTAACCAACGAAGGAAAAATCGATTCCTGTAGAAGAATTAGTGGAGGAAGATTTTACACTAGAGGATCCGTAACTATTTTTGTTGATCCGATAGGAAAAGGTGCCCAAGCATCAGCAAAAATTAAAAGATGGGTAAAAAATAGATATGAAAATGTTAAAACATCTTTAGACACAAATAATTCAGGTGCTTTCCCAAATTTTGACAGTTCAAAAAATTATGGTTATGGTGTAGTAGCAAATCCTGTAGTTTTAAGAAGAAGGTTGAGTGATAACTTAACTTCTGTTTATGAAGAAACCGCTACATTGAAGCATTCTCCTATTATTGGGTATGCTTATGATGGCAATCCAATTTATGGTCCGTATGGTTATTCTAATCCAGTAAACAGTAGTTCTTCTATTGCTAGGTTATCTAGTGGCTATCAATTAAGAAATTCTAGATTAAACGGCCCCGCCATTTCTCAATATCCATTAGGATCTTTTATTGATGATTATGTATGGATTCCTAGTGTACAATCAGGAAAACTTGAGTTAGATCAAAATAATGGAAGATTTTGTGTAACCCCAGATTATCCAAATGGAGTATATGCTTATTTCCTTTCAATAGATTCAAATAATACTCCCATTTTCCCTTATGTTTTGGGAAGCAATTATTACTCGTTGCCAGTAGATTCTAATTACAATTCTAAAATTTCTCAAGATGATATTCCAGTAAATGTAAAAAGATTAAAGACTTCTGATTTTGAAGAAAATGGCGCTGAATTTTTTGGCTTTATTAAAGACGTAAAATCGGGTAATGTTTCTAAAGCCACTATTTACAACTCACCAGAAAATTTCTCTGTTAATTCATTTGTTTCAATTAATGACTTTTTAACGGAAGGTTCTGGAGCTGAAGCTATTGTTTCTTCGGTAGAAGGTAAAGATGTTGTTTCTTTAGAATCAGAACAAACAAAAGCAATTCAAATAAGAACTACCAATATAGCATATTTGTTTGAAGGGGATACAATTACTCAACTCCACAGTGATGGAAATGAAGCTGGTGGTGTACTAATTGGAGATGTGTTAAATGACGATGAATTTGTCTTACGAAATGTTTCTGGCGAATTTAATTTAACTGATCCTATTTCGTCTTCTACTGAAGTATTAACATTAATTTTAGATAAAAACTCTACCTTTACCAAAGGATCTATTTTAACATTAACTGACGGCAAAGGCAAGAGTAATTCTAACATTGCTGTAGGAGAAGTTTTAGAAGGAATTTTACGTCAAAATTCATTAAAAATAAAAGTAATTAGTGGAGAGTTTATTGTTGACAACACATATTTCTTAAAAAGTAGTAACTTAGGAGATACTTCCAGATCAAAAATTATAAGTAAATTTTCTTTAAGCAAAAATCTGAACATTTTTGAAATAGACGATAAAGTTGCTATTTTAGAAACTAACGAAAATCACAATGTTGCTATTGGCGATAAAATTAATGTTGATGTTTTACCAAATGATAATTTAACTGAAACGACTTATTTTGTAAGAAAAAGATTATATCAAACAGCTATTTTAAATTCGGTAACACATTCTTCTCGTATTATTGATAAAGGAATAGGAAGTGCTGACATTTTAAACAGCGGAGCAGATTATTCGTTTGCTACTTACGAGGATGTAGAATTAATTTTTCAAGATTCTACGAAAGCAAGAGATGGATTGGGACTTTCAGGTAATCCAAATAATGCCAGAGCAACAATAGAAATTTCAAATATTGATGGTTTAGGCTATGGTCCAGTTAGAAAAGTAACTATAACAAATAAAGGTATTGGTTACTTACCTGGAGATGTTTTAACTGTATCGGATGAAGATCTTAATAGATTATCTAATACAGGTAATGAGCAAAGACTTTACATTGCTGTCGATCACGTAGGTTTTTCTGCTAGTAATTCTTTGTTAAAATTATCTAATATTAATAATTTATCAATTGGAGATTATTTAAAATTAAACGAAGAAATTGTAAAAATTAGTAGCGTTAGTATAGAAGAAAAACTTGTTCGAGTAGAAAGAGGACAAAAAGGAACAAGACCATCAAATCATTTTGACGGGTTATCAGTTTCTTTATTTGAAGGAAATTATAGATTTGATCAAAATTACAGACCATTTGGTGATCAAGTTAATACTCCATATATTATTTCATATGATGAATTTAAGAAGCAAATTTTTGTATCTTATGATTACGGAACAACATCTCCAGTAAAAATATTACAAAGTTCTATTTTCTTTGATTCTAGTACACCAGCTAAACTGGTAACAATCAAAACTGTAGAAGAGCCAGAATTTAATTTGGAATTTTCTAAGGGATCTGAAGATAATTTAATAACTAATCCTATTATACAGATTCAAAAATACTACAAATATAAATTTGATGTTAGTCATTTTTCAATGGCTAGCACTTATTTAGATTTTTCTGCTAGCTCAAATTACAATATTTTCACGGAAGAAAAATTTGTAAGTACTATTTCCCCAGGAAATCCTGGGTCTTTTGTAACTATAAAATTAGGATTTGGTCCAAATATATCTAATAATAGTTTTACAGAAAGAAAAAGAATTAATTTTAGTAATTATTTTTATTTCATCAAAGTATCTCCCGACGTTAATACCAATAATTCATTTTTAAAAATTGTAGATGATCCTTTAATTGGAGAAAAATCAGTAAGTTATGTAACTAATAATAAAATTGTTTATACTCTATCATCTACACCAGAATATGATGGTTCAGGACAAATTACATATACAACCACATCTCCTTTTGCTATTGGAAAAATCAATAGCATAAAAATTACCAACACTGGACAAAATTATAAAAGAATACCAACTATTGATGGTATTCTTCCTTCCTCTGTATACGAGTGTATCGTAGATCCCATTTACGATACCTTAAACAATACTGTTGTTGGTTTTAATATTATTGAACCTGGAATAAATTATTCAAAACCAAAAGCAATTATTACTAATTCATCTTCTGAATACAACTTTAAATGTATTCAAGAAGGTGGCAAAATAACTTCAATTATTGTTTTAAATGGAGGCAAATTTGATCAAAAACCTTCAGTAAAAATAGTTGAATCTGATTTGAATGTCTTTTTAGAATCTGACAACATTGGCGTACCTCAAAATATCACAATTGTAAATAATGGATATTATTTTAATGCTGATAAAACAACCACGCCATTATATAAATCAACTACAACATTTCTATTAAAAGATTTTAATGATTATGATTTTTACCCTGGAGAATTTATTGTTCAACCATTTACAGGAGCAAAAGCAAAAGTATCAAAAAATGGTTGGAGAGCAGGTAGCAATCTCCTAAAAGTAGAGAACATTGAGGGTATATTTGAAGATAATTATACTATTGTAGGAAAAGATAATAATAGAACTGCTACATTAGTTGCTCAAATTTCTACAGAATTTAATTCTGATATCAGATCGTATTACGATAATCTAGGATTTTATTCTTCTGATAAAGGAAAAATTGGAGCTAACTCACAAAAATTATTAGATTCTTATTTTTATCAAGATTATTCTTATGTAATTAAATCTAAAACTCCAATTCAAATATGGAAAGATTTAATTAAAGAAACTACTCACCCAGCTGGTTTCCAATTATTTGGTGAAGTATTAATTGAAACGGATAGCTCAATAACGATGCCATCCGAACAAAAAACTATAGAAACGTATAGTTCTATCAGTCTTGGTCCAATTAATATTACAGTAATCGAAACTAAAAAATATATTACTACTTCTTACATAAAATACGAGTCTTTACTTGTAGAAAGAGGATTGGGTGCTGTTTCAGTAGATACTTTTGATTCATCTGAAACATTAGCTTACGAAGTAACATTATCTCCAGAATTTAACGGAGATTTTGATCCCAATACTGGCAAAGTTGTGGGAACTACACAATTTACATTAATTGATGCTAAAAATGGTTTACCATTATTTTTAAACAATTCTCAGCAATTGATTGTAACTCTGGATGGGGTCTTACAAGAGCCAGGAAAATCATATACTATTTCTGGTACTAATATTGAATTTTCTCAACCTCCATTTGGAACTAGAGTTGTTGAGGGGCAGGAAGTTGCTGCTCAAAGATTTTACGGAAGAGCAATTAAATTCAAAAATAGTTCTTTAAATTCTCGCTATTTTAAAAAAATTAAATCAATAGCTAATCAATTTGATGGTATCAAGAAAGAATTTGATTTATATTATGAAGATAATAATATCGTCAAAACCGAACAAAATGAAAATTTAATTGTAACTCTTAATGGTGTTATTCAAAATGCTAAGTCTTCGGCAGACACTCAGTTTGGCAATTCATATTATATTTTAAGATCAGAAGATCTTAATGTAACAGATAAGATTGTTTTTTCTTCCGCTCCTATAGATCAAGAAGATCCATATGTTAACGATGTTCCCTCTGAACTAAAAGGAAATGAAAAGTGTTTTATTTACACAATTGGCAATTACGAAAGATTTACGATTGAAAATAAACTGATTGAATTTAGAGGTGGTGGTCCATACTTAATTTTAGATGAAATAGAAAATCGAGTAAAGAAAATTGATGAGCCACTATATGCTTTTGTTATTATTGATGGTGTTTTACAAAGAGAGGGAGATGCCTATCAAATTGTAGGACCTAATATTACATTCACAAATCCTCTTCAAAAATATATTTCTGAATCTGGCGAAATAATTTATCAACAAGTTTCTATTATATTGGCTTATGGAAGAGATCTTCCAAAAACATTAACGTTCTATGATTTTGAGCCAGATACTTACTATAATTCAATTAATCTAACGATTGTTGGCAATAACGTTTATCAGACGTTTAGTGATTTATATACATTTTTATCTACCGATAAAATTATTTTAAATGAAGGAGAAAATACATTAGGTTATATACGAGGATATAATAAAATATCAAATGACGAAATTATTGTATATTTGATAAATCATAATTTATCTGATACTATAGATTTGTCGGATCCTGATTTAAAAATTATAAACACCGAAGAATTTACAGAATCTGTTATTTTAGTTGAACAATTAGATACAGCTAGTTATAATTATGATGTTGCTTTTCCTGTCGATGTAAATGATTGGGTTGTCACCAATCCAGCAAATCCAACACAAAATTTGGCTTCTTCTACAATAACACTTAGACAAGGAAACACAGTATCATTTAATGTAAATTCTGATGGAAGACCTTTCTATATTTTAGATAGGTTAGAACCACAAAATATTGAGACTACCCCATATAATATTTCATATAATGGAACTTCATTTATTGATGTAGGAAGACCTACAGATCCAAATCCAATTATTTTTATTGCTGCCTATAATACATTAGATTTAAATATCACTTCTCCAAGTTCTGTATCTATTGTTAAAGACGATGGATTTGGAAATAAAATCGCTGTAACAGAAAATATTACCAATAATGGAGAATCTACAGGAACAATTTCTTGGATTGTTCCAAACGATACTACATCTTTATATTATTATCAATTAGATTCAAATCCTTCTGTTTTTGGAAGAATTTTTGTTACTGATTACACAGGAACATATTACAACCAAAACTATGAGGTCGATCCTGTTCAAAATAATGGATCTTTTAACAATATTATTACTTGGGAATTATCGGCATCCACAAATATACAAAAATATTATTATGTCGATGTTTTTGGTCCTTATTATGGAGAAATTAATGTATTGTCAAGTGATCCAGTTTTTGTTCCCCAAGTAACTACACAATATAAAGAGTATCCATTAAACAATGTAGATTCTATTGAGTATAGTTACGAAGTTGATTCTGAAGGAACTAGAATATTAAAAAGAAATATTCCAGCTTGGTTGTTTGATACTAAATTAGGCGATGATGCTTGGTTGGAAAAAAATGTATTAAATGCTAATTTATATCCTGGAGATAAAATTCAAATTGATGGAGAATTTGATTACCGTGAAATAGTATCTTTGCCTAATTTTGTTAACACACGAAATTACAATCCGTCAGAATATATTTCAAATCAGATTTATACTAAAGTAAGGTCTACAAATTATGAAGGCATTACAAGGGGCGAAGGATTAAGTATTACTGCTAATGTAGATTTTGAAGATGGCTCAATTAGTTCCTTGAATGTTTCAGATATTGAATATAATAAGAGAGATTTACAACTTTATTTTGAGAAGGGTGTTTTATTACAACCAACAGCGTATCAATATTACACAACACCAAAAGTTTACTTTATTCCAGTTGACGGAAATGGCGGAGGAGCTAAGGCCGAGGTAATAGCTTACGGGGGCCAAATACTTGATATTGTATTAATTGATGGGGGTTCTGGGTATACTCAACCGCCCAAGGTTGTTGTAGCTAGAGGATATAATAGAATTAAACAATTTGGTAGAAAAATTGATTCATCAACTGTACTAAACATTTCTTCTAGTGTAACTATTACAACTGAGTATAGTACAATTTCTACTATAACTATTTCTGGTGATGGTCCAGCAGCAATCGGAGTCTTTTCTCTTATTACTCTCAGTGGGTTAGTAGATAATCAAGAATTACAAAGATTTGTTACTCAAATTATAACACCAAAGCCAAAAATTTTGGCAACTGCTCAGAAAAAATTTGATACAGAAATTTTAATTGATTCGAAAACTTTGATTGCTGAGGCTCTTCAATATACAGTATCAAGAGAAATTACTTCTATTATTGATATTCCAGCAGATATTGTTTCTTCTTCCACAATATCTTCTATTGATAAAGAAATTACTTTAAACATTAATAAAATTTTAAATAATGCTATTATTGAAATTCCTTCCGATGCTACAAATGATATTGGTGCTTTCTTAGACGCCCCATTATCTTTAACAGATACTATTGTTTATATTCCTGATACCAGAAGATTCCCTGATGCTAGTAGGCTTCTTATCGGCAAGGAAATTGTTAGATATGCTAAAAAGCTTTCTGATCGTTTTCTTGGAGTGGAGAGAGGAGCTGCTGGAACAACAGCAATAACTCACCAAGCTGGTGATTATTTGAGACATTTACCAGAACTAATTTCTATAGTTCCTGTTGGACCTACAACTATATTTACTACCGAAGTTACTTCTACGGTCATTCCACAACCTACTGTATTAATACAATCAATTTCATTAATTGCTGAAGTAAATGTAGTAGAGGATGTTTCGAGAGAAATTAATACTCAACATAACTTTGAAATACCTAATGTAAAAGAAATTGATGTTATTAAGGAAATAATTATAATTCCCCCAACATCATATAATATTGTCACAAATATTTACTCGACTCAAAGTTATGTTTCTACACTTGCTGAAGCAGGAGTATTAAATGTATCGAATGCTGTTAATGTTCAAATGTCTGGTGAGACAGACAAAGAAATTACAACAGTACAATCGATTAACTTAGAATTAGATATAATTACTTCTTCCACAATTACAACAGAAGTTGATTATACCTTTAGCTCTGTATCTAGTGTACTTAGCACTTCTTTAGTAACTAGCGATAGATTAATTACAAACTTTGTTAATATTGGTTTAGATAACACTAATTTAGTGGAATCAACTAATATTACTATATTAGCAGCAAATGCTTTATCTGTAGTATCTACATTAACTACTATTTTATCTGATCCTATTTCTAGGGAAATAAAATTAAATCATAATTTATATGCTGATAATACATATATTCAATCGTCTAATACAATTACAACTGAATTAGACGTTCCATTAACTGTATACACATTATCAAATCTATTATCTTCTAAGTTAGCTAAAAATGCTGATGTAACTAGGTTCTATAAAACAGGAACTTTAGATTATTATTTGGAATCAATTATATTAGATAATGTTATTCTTACAAGAACAGGAGAAGTAATTTTAGAAGATCCTATAAATGAAGTATTGACCAGAAACAGCGGAATAGTAGAAGTACAAAATAAAGCTATTATAATTGATGAATTTTATACTTCATATTATTCAATAAATGCTGGATTTAATTTTGGAACATACGAAGGAAATAGATTTGTTGACACTGGTTTGCTATCTACTGCCAATACAATTGAAGAACTTTCAATGATGTATCCATTAGTTACTATAAATGATTTTATAGAAAGAGAAAATTCAGCAATTACTTTATCTGGAGATCGTTTTAATTTAGCAATACCAACAATTCAAAATCCAGTTGTATTATCTGTTTCAACTGATCTTTCAGTAACAAATATTTTAACTGTAGTTGGCAATACTTCTAAGTTCCCGACAAATGGCCGATTATTCCAAGGTTCTTCTACTCAATACACTGTTATTTCCTATACAGGAAAAACTTCAACATCCTTTACTGGTTGTACAGTAATATCTGGATCTAATGTTATAGATTCAGGAAATGATGTCATTCCTTACTCGGTTTGATATAAATATAAATAAATCAGACAAATAATTTCAATAGAGAGATTCTTCAATGGCTGCTATTATTTCAGATAAGTTTAGAATTTTTAATGCTAAACAGTTTCTAGAATCTCTTTCGGAAGGCAGTACAGACACCAGCGCCGAAAGAACTAGAATGTATTTTTTTGTAGGTCGTCCTCAGCGTTGGGATGCTTACCTAGAAGTTTATAACAAAAATGCCACCGCTTTTGTTGATGGCGATGAGGTTTATGTTGGCTCTTCTTATGGCGCTGCCACATTCAAAGCAGTTGTAAGAAAAGTATACGAAAATAGCCTTTTACTTTATAGCATTGGACCTACCGTTAGCTCTGCTCCTGCTGTAGGTTCTACACTAAAAGGTTGGAATGGTGTTGCTGATACTGGTGCCCAAGCTTTAACTGGGGTATATCGTTACGCTACGGAAGATGTTCCCCCAGTACCACTAGACAACCAAAAAGAAAAGTATGATGTCTATGATGACATTATTGCTGCTAAAAGAGTTACTTCGGAATTTGCTAGAACTGTAATTAGACGTTATAACTGGGATTTGGTTGCCAATCCTAAGTTTGACATGTGGAAACCTGACTATTCTGCTACCCCAGGTAGTGGTGGTCTAATTGGTAAGGCTTCAGCTACTGGTGCTACTTCTATTGCTGATGCTAAGTTCTATGTAATTAACTCAAATTACGAAGTATTTAAGTGTTTATATAATGGTGAAACTCCAGCAAACACAACTGGCCAAAACGCTACAAACGAACCAAAAACAACTCCTTCAGCTGGCCAAGGCACTTATAGTGGTGGTTTATTCACCGAAGAGGCGGGAACCGCTGGCTATGTTTGGAAGTACATGTACACCATCCCAACTGATGACGTACTACGTTTCCTATCAACTGACTTTATGCCTATCGTAGCTCCTACAGAGCCTTCTAGAGTTGCTGTAGAAGCTGGTGCCGTAAATGGTGCTGTACATGTTGCTCTAATTGAAAATGCTGGAGCTAACCTCCCAACTGGAACACACTTTGCTCCTATTATTGGCGATGGTTCTGGTGGTAAAGTTACATTAGTAGTTAGTGGCGGTGCTGTAACTAGCGTATCAGTAGTTGATGCTGGCACTGGATATACTTATGCTTCAGTTCCTTTAAAAACTGGTACTGGTTCTGGAGCTACTGCTTATGGATTATTCAGCGATAGTGCTTTAACAGCTTCTGTGAGCGTTGGTGGCACTGCTACTGGCGCTCTAGAGCCTATCATTTCACCTCAGGGTGGTCATGGTTCTGACATGGAAATGGAGCTTAACGGAAAGCGTGTAATGACAAACATTCGTTTGACTTATGCCGAAGGAAATGGCGATTTCCCTGTAGATAACGACTTCCGTAGAATTGGTATTATCAAGGATCCATATGCTTTTGGTACTACTACTTTTGCTACCACTTCGACTCTGAGTGGTGTACGTGCTCTTAAAATTACTGGGGCTACGGCTGATTATCAATCTGACGAAGTTATTTCACAGACTGTTACTGGTGGCACTGCTTTTGGTACTGTAGTTTCTTGGACATTGGATTCTGGAAGCACCACATCAGGTGTTCTTAAGTATATCCAATCCCCTGATTTACATACCGATAATGGAGTAGTAAGAGCATTTGAATCAAATGGTGCTAATGCTGTAACTGGTGTTTCTTCTCTATCTTCTGGTAATGTAGATACAGCTAACAATGCTGTTCTTGCTGGTGTAACTTTTGCTTCTGGTGTTGCTACTCCAGAAATCGAAAACAATTCTGGCGAAATTATCTACGTAGAAAACAGAAGACTCATCACAAGAGCCCCTGACCAAATCGAAGATATCAAGCTAGTTATTGAGTTCTGATTTATACATTTTACCCTTCTAAATAATACTACGAGATACTAGTATAATGTCGGGGTAAAATGCCACAGAAGACAAATCTTAATGTAGCGCCATATTATGACGATTTTGATCCTTCAAAGAATTTTTATAAAGTTCTTTTTAGACCTGGATATTCAATTCAGACGAGGGAGTTAACCTCCCTCCAGTCTATTCTTCAAAATCAAATTGAGAATTACGGAAAGTTTCAATTTAAGCAAGGGGAATTAGTAATTCCAGGTGAAGTTGGTTTAAACAACAAACTAAACTATGTTAAATTGTCTTCTGTATCTGAAGTTGCTGTTAACGAGAATGGCAATATTGTATACAAAAAATATGATATTAAACAATTAATTGGCTCCGAATTAAGAGGCATTAATTCGGGCGTGGTTGCTTCTGTTATCGAAACTTCTTATGGTTCAGAAACAGAAGCAGATACAATTTTTGTCAATTATTTAACAAGTGGTGACGCCAATAACGAAACTACTTTTAGACAAGGAGAAACTCTAGAAGTTGTTGGTGGCGTAAATACTCCTTTACTAGTTGTAGGAACAGATGGTAGTGTTCTTCCAACTAGTATTTTTGTAACTAATCCCATCACAGAAGAAACAACTAGTCTACAAAGCCCTGCTATGGGCTTTGCTTCTGCTGTGGAAGTAAACCAGGGTGTGTATTTTGTAAATGGATATTTTGTACAAAATAAAACTCAAATATCAATTATTGACAAATATTACGATAAACCATCAGCAAAAGTTGGTTTTGTAATCAAAGAATCTATTGTAACTCCAGAAGAAGATGCCTCTTTGTATGATAATTCCAGAGGATATTCTAATTTTTCTTCTCCTGGAGCACATAGATTAAAAATAGATTTAGAGCTACAAAAATTTGATTATCTAGCTCAAACGGATAAAAACTTTATTCAATTACTTCAAATTAATTCTGGAGTAATTGAAAAGCAAATTAAACCTGCTGATTATACATTATTAGAAGAAACTCTCGCCAGAAGAACTTATGATGAATCTGGTGATTATGTTGTAGATAATTTTGCTTTTGATGTAAGAGAATACTACCAAAAAGATAACAACAATGGAATTTATAAATTAAATTCTACAACTAATAAAGTAAATGATCTAGAGCCTTCGGAAGCTTTAGCTAAAATGATTCTTGGTGTAGGTTCTGGAAAAGCTTACGTAAAAGGATTTGAAATTGTAAACAAAGAAACTAAAAATATTACTGTTGACAAAGCTAGAGATACTATAGTTAGAGATAATGTAACTATTAAAACTAAAGGATTATCTCAATTTAAAATTACTAATTTATATGGCACTGTTCCGTTAAACACGATTGGCGATGAAATTACTTCAACGCCAAACATTCTATTAAATTCTGTTTTTAATGATGGAACTATTGGTTTAAATAACGAAGAATCTTCTTTATATTTTAAACAAACTAAAAATAGAAGATCTATTCCTTTCACCTTAAGTGATGCTATTAAAACTATTTACGTACAAGTAACAGGAGAACTTCCCTCTCTGGAAACTGATTTTCCAACTAGACTTTGGTTTATTAAAACCAGAAGTGGTGGACTAGCATCAACTGTTGATTATGCTGATGTTATTGGTCATTCGGTGGTTAGAAGACCAGAAGTTTCCGAATCAAGCGGTCAATTTTATATTGAATTTACTGTTGTAGGAGAAAAAGCGTTACTAGATTCTTATTTTCTTGAATATGATGAAGGCAGTCCTTCGAAAAAAAGATTTTTATATTTAACTGAAGTAGAAGCATTATCAAATTCAGGTCAATCAGTTTATGGATTAATTGTTGACTACAACGAAACTATTACCCCAATTATTGGTATTGCCAAACCAAAGGATTTTTCATTGGTAAAAAGAGCATCTGGGTTTAACGACGATACTGATATTATTATTTCCAAGGGAAGGACTGGTTCTAACACCAGACCTTACGATGCTACATTTAATTTTTCTTATTTTAATCCTGTATTTTTCACTAAAATTAAAACTGATACATTAGTAGATACTGGGTTTACTACAGGCAAATATATCATTGGCAGAACTAGTGGTGCTTATGGTGTTATTGAATCAGATACAACAGCAAATTATACTTTTGGTAATACATTATTTGTAACCACATTATCTGGTACATTTGTTTCAGGAGAAACAATTCTTGATGAAGATGGTAACTCACTTAAAATTGCTAAAGATAATACAATTTCTCACTTTATTGTTACTAATGGAGGAAATTCATATCCATCAACTTCAAAAATTGTTGTAAATGGACAAGAAATTGATCAATCGAAAGTATTAGTAAAAGAATACGGAGGGACAATTTATTCAGTTTCTATCGTCGATAGAAATGGACTTTCCTCAACTTATTCATCTCCACCCATAGTTACAGTAACCCCAGCACCATCTATATCAACAAATGCTGCTACAGTAGTTCCAGTTTTAAATAAAAATTCTGTTTTAACTTACACGCCACAAAATATTAAATCATTTTCTTCGACATACAATAATTACAAATTCACTGCTGATATTGACGTTTCAAATACAGAATATTCTACATATACTCAAATAACAGATTTCACTTTCTTTGGATATAGAGGAAGAAAATATATTGAGTGTAATGGTTTTGGTGCTAATTTATCCAAGGATTTAGTTCAAGGTGATCTTATTCAATTCACCGATGTGAATAACAATGTGATTAGAAATATTGTTCAGTACGTAACTGATCCAGAAGGAATTATCAAATCTAGAATTTATCTAGATTATGCTCTTCCAGATGATATTAGTAATGCTTCTATTATTAGACTAAGACCAAACATTCAAAATGCTAATAGTTCCACATTAGTATTTCCAACAGGCTCTAAGCAAGTTGGTTCTTTAATTAAAGATACTAGTGATACAAAATTCAAGTATTATGTGAGAAAAGATTTTATTACTGATCTTTCTTCCAGTGGTGGAAATATAACATTTACTGCTCAATTACCAATAGGAACACAAAGGTTTGTAAACTTTAACGAAAATAATTATATTGTAACTGTTTTAGATAGAGGTTCTTCTACTGTAGTTGATAATGGTGATATTGTTTACATTTCTCCAGATAATGTAAGTATTATTCAATCGGAAATTAGTGCTAATCAAGTTTCTGCTGGAGCTTTTGTAATTAATTTACCAACAAATTACTTTGGGGATATTCCTCTAGGTGGCACATTTCCCAAACTTAAGTTAACTGCTACTATCGAAATTGATAAAGCAAGACCTAGATTAAAAACTGCTATAAGAAATAAAAGAGTTGTAGTGATTTCTAGTGGAGATAGAGTAATTCCTTTGAGGGGGCAGGATTATGACGGAGAAACCATTGAAACTTTCTCATATTCAGATGCTTACAAATTAAGATATATTTACGAAGGCACAACAACAAACCCACCTAATGTGGATGCCAATGGCAACCTAGTAAGTGGTACTGACATTACATACAAATTTACTTTTGATGATGGTCAAAGAGATACTTTCTACGATGTTTCTAGAATTGTATTGAAGCCTGGTTTTGATCCCCCAACTGGACAATTGGTAGTTGCGTTTGATTATTTTGAACATTCACAAGGAGATTTTTGTACTGTAGATTCTTATCTACACGAAGCTGGAGTTTCTGTAGATGAAATTCCACTATTCAATTCTTCTGTTAATGGCGTAATTTCACTCAAGGATGCTATTGATTTTAGACCAAAAGTAGACAGTGAAACTACCGTCACTGGTTTCCAAGACATTTCAATTTTATCCAATCCAAACGGAAGAGATTATGTAAACTTTGTTGGATCTGGTGGTGTAACTTCCTTAACCCCAGCATCCGATAGTAATTTAGAATATACAGTTTCATTTACAGAAACTCAGTACTTAGATCGTATTGATGGTGTATTCTTAACTAAGAAAGGTGATTTTATCGTAAAACAAGGCAATTCTTCATTAAATCCATCGAAACCAGATCCTGTTGATGATGCTATTGCTTTATGCTATCTTCATATTCCTGCTTACACAAATAACAGTAAAGATGTAAGAATTATCCCTGTTAACAATAGACGTTATACAATGAAGGATATTGGAAAGCTTGAGAAAAGAATTGAAAGACTAGAATATTATACTACTTTAAGTATCCTTGAGCAGCAAGCATTAAATATGCAAGTTAAGGATGAAATTGGTTTAGATAGATTTAAGAGCGGTTTTATTGTAGATAACTTTGAAGCTCATAAAGTAGGCAATCTATCTTCCATTGATTATAGATGTGCTATTGACTCACAGCAATCTGTATTAAGACCACAAACAAAAGAAGATTGTTTTGGTTTAGTTGAAGTTAATACGAGAACTGATCAAAGAAGTGTTGCTGGATATGTTAATAATAATGGAGTGATCACTCTTCCATTCAAGAGCTTAAAATTTTTAGGCAATGATAATGCTACAAAAACTTTAAATCCAAATCCATTTGTTGTAATTCAATATGTTGGAGAGGGGTCGCTTTCTCCCACTATAGATCAATGGTATGACACAACTGTAGCTCCATTAGTAAACGATACGAACACAAAATTAAATACAATTTTCTTAGCCAAAGAAGATGTAAAAGAATCATTTGCTAGTTTACACAATTCATTTATTGTTAATTGGACAGGAACTAATAAATCTTTCTACAATATTGAATCACTTGCCAATATTAATAGTGAAGAAATTCAATCATCTGTAACAAATGCTTTAGTTGCTAGCTCTTCAAATGTAAGCACACAAAACAACGAATTAGCTAAAGGAGTAAACTCAAAAACAGTAAACGAAACTAGTGTTTCTACTGAATTACAATTCTTTGCTAGATCTATTCCTGTAAAATTTGTTGTCAATAGATTAAAACCAAATACCAAAGTTTACGTCTTTATGGACAATAGAGATATTGGTAAGTGGATTGTTCCTGATACTAGGTTTACTGGTGTACCTGGAAATTCTTTATCTACATTTAATTCTCCTTTAGTAACTGACATTAATGGAAATTTGAGTGGTATTATATTGATTCCTGCTGGCAAAGCACCAACTGAAAATAGCAGATGGACTGGTAATCCAGACACAATTTCTTATGACGAAAATTCAGAAGAAATTAGATTTGTTGCTGGAGCTAAAACAATTAGATTTACTTCGAGTTCTTCAAACGAAATTAAAGAAAATGTAGATACTTATGCTGATGTTAAATTCTATGCTACTGGTGTAATTCCACAAAATCCTCCTTCTATTGTATCTACAGAAACAGCATTCTTTAAAGCAAACGAAGGAGTTCAGCTTGTTAATAGCAATACTGATTTAGAAATTAAACCAAATCCTCTAGCTCAAACTATTAAAATTGAAAATTACGAGGGGGGTATATTTGTTACTGGCGTTGATTTATATTTTGCCAAGAAGAGTTCTTCGATTCCAATTAGAACTTATTTGACTAACGTTGATACTGGTAAGCCTGGAAAATATATTGTTCCTGGATCTGAATGTACTCTAAGACCAGAAACTTTATTAAAAATTTACGTAACAGGAGATGTAGAAACTATCTCCATTAAAAAATCTGAATTCGTCAATGGAAAAAATTCCAACGCTAGTGGACCTGTTTTAAAAGTATTTGATAAAAATAATATTCAAATTGGAGACGAAACATCAACAACTTTTGAATTAAATAAAGAACAAGTATATACTTTAATTTTAGAAAATCATAATGGAGTATCATTTGTACAAAATGAACAATTAATTATACCTTCTATTCGAGAGTATAATGCCAGAAACAATACTAATGTGTCTGTGTTTATAGCTAAGGATTCTGGAAAAGTTGTTGACTTAAAAGTGACTCAGGTGGGCGAAAATTATACAAGTGCTACTATTATTATTGAAAGTCCTCAATTGCCAGGTGGCAGTACAGCCACGGGTACAGTTGATGTTTCTGAAGGAAAAATTTATAACACAAACTTATCATTAACTGGTAGGGGATATACCGAAGCCCCGTCAGTTGTTATTAGAGGCGTCGGTACGGGCTCAGGAGGAGCTGTAATCGAGTCAGTAATTGAGATTGATGCCCCAGCGGTTTCAATGGGTGTAGCTGTCGATAGAGACGGTGTGACACCATCTACTGTTCCTACTAGATTTAATTTTAAATATCCAGTTTACTTACAAAATAACACAGAGTATGCTTTAAACGTTGAAACAGATTCTATTGAATATGAGTTGTGGGCTTCTAAGTTGGGAGAAACTGAAATTTCTACTAGCAACGTAGTTTCCGCTCAACCTTCATTAGGATCAGTGTACAAATCACAAAACACAGACAACTGGACGGAAGATTTATTTGAAGATATTAAATTTAACCTTTATAAAGCAGAATTTGATACCTCAAGAAATGCCGAGCTTTTGGTGACAAATGAAAACCTAGGTTACGAGCTTCTAGATACTTCTCCATTTGAAACTAGTGTAAGGTCTGCTACTAATGCTACTTCATCATTATTTAAAAATAATAATTCTATTATTAAAGTATCTCACAGAGATAATGGATTTGAAGATAAAGGAAAATCTTACGTATTCTTTAAAAATTGTGAAGACGTTGGCGGTATTTCATCGGTAAGTTTAAATAGTGAATTATTCAAAATTACTAATTCGGGTATCGATACATACAATATTGTGGGTCCTAATAGAGCTGGGGCTAGCGTTTTGGGGGGAGGAAATAAAGTTCTCGCTTCTTATAATAGAAAATTCGAAAAACTTTATGCTCAGGTAGCATTTTTAAAACTAGATGGCACTAATGTAGAATCTTTTGTCAAGACAACTAACATTGTTCCTGTAGATTCAAACACCACTAATTATGTTTCATATTCTCAAACAGATTTTGAAAAGACTTTTATTAACGAAGAGCAGTTTTTCACTAATCAAAAAATATTATCATCCAGAATTAACGAAACATTAAATCAAATTGATAGATCTCTCACATATAAATTTATTTTATCTTCTTCCAATTCTAATATTTCTCCTGTTATTGATTTAAGATTATCTTCGGTAAAAACTCAATCTTCTCGTGTAGAAAATTCTACTGGGTTTGAAAATAGATATGGAAAAAGAAATCAAATATTGCGTTTCTTACCTTTATACAATTTATCTTTAAACATTGTAGGAACAGCTGGTCAGCTTGGACAAAACCAAACTTTGGTGGGAACAACATCTAAAGCAGAAGGTACAATTGTTCAAATTACTAACAGCGTTGTTTTAATTAGATTAAAAACCAAAACTCCGTTTATTCAAAATGAAACTGCCACATTAATTGGTTCTGATGGGATTATAATTGATACAATAAATATTACAATTTCGGCAATTTCTGAGCTAGAGTTTAACTTTAGTGAAAATTCTAACGTAATTGCTTATTATCCACAAAATGTAAACGTAGATTATTCAAACAAAATTAACGGTAGAGTAATTATTTGGGATTCCAAAGATAAAGAAATGATTGTTGAAAATTCATATGCTCCAATTAATAATGATTATACTAGTAAAATTACTAAAGATAGTCCTTTTGTTAGACAAGAAAATTCAGCAAATCAAACTCCAGATATTTTTAGAGTTGGCGATATTTTAAGATCTTCTGACGAAAAATATGTGGAAGTTGCTTCCATGGAATTTACTACTGGAGTTGATTATGTTAAAGAAACTGATGCTAAGAATAGCTCCGCTGTTTCTAAATATGTCACTAAAGAAGTTTCGATCAATTCTCCAGGAACTTCTATTGATGTTAGATTAACGATTAATTTAAAAGATACGGAAAATGTTAAAGTTTTGTATAAAATTAAAGAAACATCGGCTCAATCTAATTTTGATGACATTAATTGGAATTATTTCAATGTAGATGGCAATCCTGATAATGATGATTTAGCTACAGTATCTAATTCAATTTCTGGGCAATTTGAAAAGCAATCATTCTATCAAGAATTTAAATATAGTGCTAATAATTTACCAGAATTTACATCATTTGCTATTAAAATTGTTATGAAAACTGAAGACCCAGCTTATATTCCGAAGATTCAAGATCTTCGTGCCGTTGCTTCATACTGATGAAATACATTTCTGTAGAGGGGCATCCAAGTTTAGTTAGAGACATGACTACTGGGGCGATCATAAGTAAAGAACGCCCCACAAAAAAATTGTCAACAGAATTTAATGTCATGAGAGATGACATAAATACTTTGAAGGAAGAAATATCTGAAATCAAACAGCTTCTCAGAGAGATAATAAGAAATGGCAGTTCTTAGATCCGTTGCTAAAACAGACACATTTGAAACTCAAAGGCAAAAGATTAATTTAATTGCTCAAGATGTGTATGATTATACATCGGGACAATCTAGCATTACTGTTTTTAAAACAGAATATGCTGATGGATCTTTAACTTCGCCATCATTGACATTTGAATCTGATATTACTTTAGGAATTTACAAAGATGGCGCTCAACGTCTAGGTTTTGCTGGTGGTGGAAAACCTGTTTTATCATTATCCCCCACTGGATCATATTTTGCTCAAAATTTATACACTGAAAAAAGATCTTTATCAACAGCAAATATACAAATTACTAATAATGGATCTGGATATGCTGAAGGAACTTATTCAGATATAAATGTTTTGGGTGGTACAGGAACGGGAGCAAAAGCTACCATTACCGTAGATGTCAATGGATCTGTTTCTGATGTAATTATTACTGATGGCGGTTATAGTTATGTAATTGGTGATGATCTAACTGTTGCTCCTCAAGGAATATCGAATGATCCCACGGGAAGAGTAGTCGAATTAAGTTTAATAACCAGTGGGCAAACTTATGTTTCTGGTTTAAATGTACCTACGACTGGCGGATCTGGAACTGGTCTAACAGTAGATATTACTGCTTCAGTAAATGGAGTTCCTGAACAGATTGGATTTTTAAATGGAACAGAAGGATATGTTACTACACAGAACGTATCTACCACTGGTGGATTAGGTTCTGGTCTTACTCTAGATATTGTTGCCTCAACGGGAGGTATTATTGGAACTATAGAAAATATAATTCCTGGTTCTAATTATTTTGATGGAGTTTATAGTCCCACAGGAGGAAATGGAACTGGGGCATCAGTTTCAATTTCTGTACTAAATGCTGGAGAAATCGATCAACTTAGTTTAACTTCGGTTGGTTCTGGATACACCACATCAACAACAACTGTAAGCGGTGGATTTGGCAATAATGCTACGATAGATATTATAGCAGAACCACAAAATGTTGTTTCTTCTTTTAATGTAGATAATGTTGGTAGCGTTTACACTCCAGGAACATATACAAATCAACCAACAAATCCCTTAGATTTCTTATCAACTGGGGTTGGTTTAACTTTTGATTACGTGGTTGATGCTGGAGGAATTCCATCAAATATAACTATAAATTCTGGTGGTAGTGGATATGTTCAAGGAGAACTTGTGTCTATTCCTGGTTCTCAGGCATTAGATCCAGAGACTGGAGAGCCAGCGCCAGATGATGTTATATTATCTATATCTTCGGTTACTCCTGGAGGTGAGATTTCTTCAGTTATTATTAATTCAGGGGGAGTTGAGTATCAAGTAAATGATATTTTAACTATTGATGGGGGTACTGGAGGCACAGCAACAGTAACATCTGTTTTGGGTGGCACTATTTCAGGTATTAATATTGTAAACGGCGGGCAAAATTATGAAATTGGTGACGTATTAACAATTCCTGATGGTACGGGAGGTCAATTTTCTGTATCTGGAGTAACTGGCGGAGAAGTAACTTCGGCAGTAATTAATACTCCTGGATCGGGATATTCAATCAATGATTTAATTACTATTGGAAGTGGAACCGCCACTATTGTAATTACCGAAATCGGTGGTGGCAATATTACTAATATTGAAATAAATGATCCTGGAACAGGATATGATGTAGAAGATGTAATTGTAATATCTGGTGTTAATAATATTGCTGACCAAGCAACATATGAAATTATAGATACGAGTGATGGTAGTGGATTTATATTCACAGCAACTGGTATATCTGTAACAAATCCAGTAAAAGTAGAAGTTTTAACTGGAGATGTCGAGGCAGTATCATTTACAGGAACATCTGGGTTTATTGATAATATTGCTTCAGATGTAATCGTAACAGACACATTATCAGCAATAACAGATATTTCAACACCAAAATTATCATCATCAAATATTTTAGAATTTGATGTAGTTAACGATATTAATATCAATACAAGTAGAATTAATATTATTGATAATAATGCCACAACCTTATCAATTGAATCTTCTAACGGTAATCTAACTACCAACGGTGAAGTTAAATGTCTTGATGGATTAAATGTAAATGATATTACAACTATTGTAGATAATACAATTTCTACTCTTTTAGAAACTCCATTAATTTTAAAGCCCTCCCCAGGAAAAAATATAAAGCTCGATTCTAACAGAGCACTAATTGTTCCTGTAGGTTCTCAGGTACAAAGACCACAGCTAGATGCTGAAACTGGAGCTATTAGATTTAATACTGATACCAGACAATTTGAAGGTTACGATGGCGACACAAATGTTTGGTCTAGCTTAGGAAGTGTTAGAGATACTGATGGCAATACATATTTGCTTGCCGAATCTTCTGTAGGAGCAAATGATAATGTATTTTATTTCTATAATAATAATACAAATACATTAAACATCACAGAAAATGAACTAGTTTTTGAAGGTATAAATTCCATAGTTTCTTCTAATGGTTCTCTTAATTTAAATAATACTTCATTAAGTGTAAATCAAAATTTAACTTTTACTTCAAATTTAATAGCAACCCAATCATCTGGGTTAACAATCAGACCCTCTGTGGGCACTAATGTAGTTGTTGATTCTCAGTCATGTTTAGTTATTCCTTTTGGAACAACTGGACAACGAGGTTCAGCAACAACTGGAGCTATTAGATTTAATACAAGCAATCAACAATTTGAAGGTTATGGATTAACTGCTTGGAGTAGTTTAGGTGGCGTAAGAGACGTTGATGGCAACACGTATATTATTCCAGAAACTTCAGCTGGATCTAACGAAAATATTTTATATTTTTACAATAATAACTTTAATTCATTACAGTTAGATCAGGATAAACTTGAATTTAGATCTGCTAATACTATATCATCAATTGATATAGTTGGTGTTCAAAAATGGGAGCCTGCTACAGTTTATGAGGAAAATAATTTAGTATATAATGAAACTAATGTTTATAGAATAACGACAAACTTAACTTCTGGTGGTGCTGGTCCTACACATACAACAGGAACTACAAATGATTATGAATTTATTAGAACTATTTACGGTAATTTGACATTTAATAATATTAATAACGTTAATATTAATAGTGTAGTAAATGTAAACAACAAATTAAAACTTACGGATAGTGATATTTCTAGCGTAACAGAAGATATTACTATTACTCCATTTACTGGAAAATTAGTTAAAGTTAACTCAACTACTTCGTTTGTTCTTCCTGTAGGAAATAGTTCAAATAGAGGAATTCCTCAAGCTGGTGCTGTTAGATTTAATACAGCAACAACACAATACGAAGGATATAACGGCACTGCTTGGACAAGTTTAGGTGGTGTAAGAGACGTTGATGGTAATACCTATATTATCCCAGAATCATCATCTGGAGCTAATGAAAACATCTTATATTTTTATAATGACGGAGACAATACTTTACGTGTTACAAAAACAGCACTAACATTCCAAACAGCAAATACTATAACATCAAATAATAATATCCTAAACATTAATGTCGATGGTGTCAGATACTCCAGTGATACCTTTGGTATTGATTCGACAAGTTCTACAATAACAAAGCTTTATTCTGGCAAAAATAATTTAGATATCGGATTAAAATCTGGTGTTACTAATGATGCTTTACTAAGATTAAGTGCTACTGGTGATATCTACGTAAATAAAACTTTTACTGAAGGTTCTTATACAGGAGAGAAAATTTTAGATAGAACTTTAACTTATTTTGGTTTGGCAAATGTTGTATTAGAAACTAATAAATTTACTTTATTAAAAGGAACTAATAATTTTAATTCTTATGTTTTATATGATCCTGATTTAGCTTCTGCTTGTAAGTTAACTATTATAGCTGTTGATTTATCAACTTACGAAAAACATATGGTTGATTATAATATTATTGCTAACGGAGCAAACATATATAACATAGAGTACGAAAGCTTACTTTCGGGAAATCTTTTATACGACGCTACTTTTGATTTCGATTCTAATGGAGATGTTAGACTAACAACTACATTAGATAATGCTATTTCCGATGGTTCCAGTATAGAATTTACTATTTTAAAAACCTTTATTAGATAATACAAATGCCAGTAGATACAAAAACTTTTAATTCAGAAGGTGGGTTTGGAGTAAAACAAACCACTATTATTTCTGATAATTATGATCTTCAAAATGTTAACTCGTTTGAATTAAAAAATGTTAATTATACAGACACGAAAAAATCTGATTTTATTTTAAAAGCATTAAATACTGCTATTTTATCTAAAAGTAGTACACAAAATTCTTATATTCAATTAGAAAATAATACAGTAAATTTTATTACCGCTAATATAATTGCTGTTGGGCAAAATGGTATAGGAATTTACTCTACTAAAATAGAAACAACAGTTAAATGTGCCTCTAATGGTGATGTTTCTACTTTAGCATCTTTAAATACAATTATTAGAGATGATGTTCCATTAGGACAAACTTGGTCAGTAGAAAATTACGATACTGGTAACGCTGGTGAGTTTAGTTTTAGCGTAGAAGCTAATGGAGCAACTGGCGTTGTTAAGTGGATTTCTAACATACAAGTTGTATCAGTTTCTTGGTAAGACCTGATAAATAGTAATAATAAATTCCTGTAATAACAACAATTCTTGGAAGAGATACAATCATGGGATTAGAATTTAATTCTGATAAGCAATACATCAAATCTGATTCGCCTAATATTATTGGTAGCGATAATTTTATAATTAGATCGGGTCAAGGATCTGATGAAAAGGAAGTTTTTAGAGCTTTAATTGATTCAACTACCAAATTACCAAGAATTGGTGTTAATAGAACAGGAAGTCGTGTAGATAATATTAATGTCACTGCCCAAGGAACGGGGTATACTTCCCCCCCTTTAGTAATTATAGATCCTCCGCCCGCTGGTATCGGTTCTATTCAAGCTACCGCCAGCACAATTTTATCTAACGGTAGAGTTATAGCTGTTATTGTATCTAATCCAGGATCTGGTTATTCCACACCACCTTCAATCACAATTCAAAATGCCGAGGGTGATACTACAGGTGGCGGTGCTGTAGCGACATGTACACTGGATACTATCGATTATGAAATTGATGTAAACGGTGCTATTAGAACGTCTTCATCTATCATTTCAGATACTGCTCGTATTCTTAATCTAGACCTAGAAAATTTTGTAACTGCGGATCTTAATATTAGAGCACCATATCTTAAATTATTTGATAATAATTCAGAACAAGTTTGGGTTTCGAATGTTTCGTTAACGAAAAATGCTATCCGTTATTTCGAAGGAAATTTATATAGAGCAAAAAATACTGGCATTACTGGAACAACACCTCCATTACATACTGAGGGAATAGTAACCAATGGAACAGTTCAGTTAGAGCATGTTGGTTTCCGTGTAAATGATTCAAACCAACCATATTTTGGTGAACTTTCTTGGCCAAGATCTATCACTCCTCCTCTAGGAGATAATTCAAATAAAATTGCTACCACTGAATACGTATTAAATCTTGCTACCAATGACGTTGGTGGTCGTGTTTATGTTTCTCAGCAAATTGGTGATGATGAAAATGATGGTAGATCTGTAGCTTCTCCCGTAAGAACAATCAAACGTGGTTGTCAAATTGCTACAGAATCTAGAAATATAAAAGAAACTGTTATTATCGCTGGTGGTGATTATGTAGAAGATAACCCAATTTCTATTCCACCCGATTGTTCGGTTGTTGGTGACTCGCTTAGAATTGTAATTGTAAGACCAAACAATCCTGGTAAAAACGTATTTAAGTTTGCCGATAAAAACTATATCACTGGTATGGTCTTTAGGGATAAACTAGACACTCTGGGTAATCCCGTATCCACATGGAACTTTGCTTGTGTATTTGATGATAAGCAAAGATTATATTATGATCCAACATACGGAGGAGACTTCAAGAGAAGATTCCCTATTGGTCATCAAATTTTCGGCAAAACACTTTTTAGAGCAGTATTTGATTTTAATGCTGGCGGTAATAAGTTAGTTGTTGGAGAAACAATTAACGGTGTAAACACTAGTGCTATTGGTTCTGTTAAAGTTGTAACTTTTGATTCGACTACAGGACCAACAGCATATCAAAAAGGTTCTGTTGATTTTGAGACTTCTGTTGGTGTATTTGCTGAGGGTGAAAGTGTTCGTTATTATATTGAAGCTCCCGTAGAATATACTGGGTGGCCATCGTCACCATCAATTGGTGATGTATACACCCATCCAAATGATGGTATTACATATACTTGGAATGGATCTGATTGGGCACAAGAATTTACTTTTACTATTGTAGATCTTTCATCTATCAGACCAGAAGGCGAAGTTGTAGAACATGGAACTGATACAACAACAACTTTCCCAATTGTAAGAATTGATGCTTCTCAACAAGCTCAAGTTGGTGGTATTATTTTCTATACAAATCAATTACAAGGTATAGATAATATTCATGATTTTCACGAAGGTCAAGAAGTTAGAATTTCTGGTCTTCCTCCTGAATTAGCAAACTTAAATGGCATTCAAAGGATTTACGACCTTGATAAAGTTGGTGTGCTAATTGATGATGATAGTAGATCTAGAAGATTTGTTATCCCTAAAGATAACATGCCTGAGTTTACTGATAGCAATTACACTCCAGCAAATGCTACAGTTTCTCCTGTATCACATTATGTAACTCTATCTCTTTTAAACTCACCAAACAAGTTTGAAGCTACTCCTTATATTTCTAGAAGATATCAAGATGCTAGAAATCTAATTAAGAATAATCTTGAGTTTATCAAAGATGAAACTTATAAGCAAGTAATTGCTGAGTTTCCTGAATTTACCAATCCAAACGAAGCAAAGTGTATTAGAGATATCGGACACTTTGTAAGTGCTATTCTTCGTGATATGGAATATGGTGGAAACCATAACACTATTGAAGCTGCTAAGTATTATGTTTTAGGTACTGGCATTGGCTATATTGCTACCGAACTTTCAGAAACAATTAGAGCATTTGATATTGCTAGAAATTTAGCTGTCCTTGCTATGAGAGGATGGAGAATTAATGAAAATGACGATTTGTATTCTCCTCAGTTTTCTAATATTTCTAGATACTTCGATCCAGATGTAACAATTGATTCTGTTTGGCCTTATTGTGCTAACGTAGAAGCTGCTATTAATAACTTAGCAAATCTCTTCATTGCTATTATTTCCAATAACCAAACAGATAGATTTGTAGAAGCTAGCTATTTAATTGCTAGAAACCAAGAGTTTATTAAGCAAGAAACTTCACGATACATTGAAGACGCTTATCCAGAACTTTTTATCAGTCCTAATGCTTCTGCTGCCAGATACAAGGATTCTACAAATCTAATTAAAGCTAACAGAGAAGAAATTCTTGACCGTGCTTTAGCAGAAGTTGCCGTTGAGCATCCAGATTTTTACTATCCTGGTGATACTCAGACTAATGCTCAAAGCAGATACAATGATGCTTATCGTTTAATTCAAAAGAATAAGGAAACTATTGTTGATACAGCTGCTGCTGAAATTGCTGTACAATATCCAGATTTCTATTATCCAGGTGATCTACAAACTAACGAGCGTTCCCGTTATGCTGATGCTTATCGTTTAATTCAGCAAAATAAAACTGCTATCATTGACACTGCTTATACTTCTTCTGGTGGCTCTATTCCTGCCGATCCAGATGGTACTAAGTGTAAGCGTGATATTGGCTACTTTATTGATGCTGTATCTCTTGATGTATTCTTAGGAGGCAATTCAAATTCTATTGCTTTCTTAAAGCAATATTTTGATAATGCTGGTAGTTTGACTACTAATGGATTAGCTGGTGAAATTCCACAATCTGTTCTTGCTTTTAATTCAGCAAGAGATGAGATGAAGAAAGCAGTTGCTAACCAGCTTGGTGTAACTGATACGAGTGTAACTGCTGGTTCTGCTATCTATGCTTCTGGTGGCACTACAGTACCTAACACAGATCCAACTGCTTGTTCTGATGTACAAACATACATTGCTAACCTAACAGCAATTATTACTACAAGATTAACTGCTGGAAACCTAATTGGTCTTCCAAATATAAACAGAGATTACCAGAGCAGATACTATGATGCTGCCAATTTAATCAAAGCAAACAAAGAAGAAATTAAGGTAAGAGCTGCTGCTGAGATTGCTATTCAATTCCCTGATTTCTACTATCCAAATGATCCTCAAACTACTGCTAGATCAAGATTTAAGGATGGTTACAGATTAATTCAACAGAATCGTCAAGAAATTATTGATAGAGCAGCAGCACAAATTGCTGTAGATTATCCAGATTTTTACTATCCTGGTGATGCTCAAACTAACGCTAGATCTAGATTTAAAGATGGTTATCGTTTAATTCAGAAGAACAGAACATTAATTATTGATAATGCTTTTGCTTCAATGCAAACACAATACCCAGGATTTACTGTGCCTGGTAATGACGACGCTAGATGTAAGCGTGATATTGGTTACTTTGTTGACGCCATTTCTCTTGACATGGCAACTGGAGGAAACCAGTATTCAATTGCTTTCACAAAACTTTATTTTGATGGAAGTGGTTTAGCTATTTCTAATGGTTTAGTAGGAGAAACTGCTCAATCAGTATTTGCTTTTAATGAAGCGAGAGAGCAGTGTGCTTTAGCTGTAACTAATCAGTTAGCTTACATAGATCTTAGTGTAACTGCTGGTCCTACTAATTATGGTGGTGGTGGCGGATCAGTTTCTAATACCGACCCAACAGCTTGTTCTGACGTTCAATCAGCACTACAAACACTCACCACATTAATCACCGACAGAATTACTGCTGGTAATATTAATGGCGCTAATGCTCTACCAACACCAACTACTGGAGATTCTTTCGTAACTGCTGGCGAAGCTAAGTGTAAGCGTGATATTGGTTACTTTGTTGATGCTATTGCTCTAGACATTTATGATGGTGGCAACCAATTTACTTTAGGATTTACTAAATTATACTTTGATCCAGAAACTGGTATTAAAATTGCCAACGGATTATCTGGAGAAGAATCAGAAGCTGATACTGCTTTTACTATGGCAGTAGAAATGATGAAGAAAGCTGTAAGTAATCAGCTTTATATAAAGGATCTTACTATAACTGCTGGTCCTGCTTCTTATGGTGTTCCAGGTCCAGATATTGCTGTTCTAGAATCAGGAAATGCCGCTGCTTGTATTGATGTACAAACTGCCGTAGAAACACTAGCAACTATTGCTCAAACAAGATTACTTGCTGGCAATATTAATGGTGCTAATGTTCTTCCACCAACTACTACAGGTGCTAGCGTAACTCCTGCTGGAGAAGCTAAGTGTCGTAGAGATATCGGTTACATCGTAGATGCTGTTGCCTATGATATTCAAACAGGCGGTAACTCAAGAATTATTGATTATACCCTCAGATATTTTGAAAATGCTACCACTCTATTAACAAATGGATTGGATGGTGAAGTATCACAGTCTATTGTTGCCTTCAACAAAGCAAGAGATTGGATGAACAAAGCCTTAACAAATCAGCTATATGTTAAGGATACAACTATTACAGCAGATCCAGATACACTATCTAACATTAGCGAATCTTCATGTGCTAACGTTAGAACTGCTGTTAGCAACCTTGTCTCTATTCTCACAACTACACTTCAAACTGGCAATACATCAGGTCTTCCTGCTGTGAGAAAAGCAAGTGGTAATCTCAAGTGCCGTAGAGATATTGGATACTTTGTTGATGCTATTGCTCTAGATCTTTTCTCTGGAAGCAACAAGTATTCGAGAAATTTTGTTCTTCAATATTTTAATAGCGGATCACCAATTTCTGACGGTTTATTAGGAGAAGAAGCACAGTCTGTAGTTGCTTTCAATAAAGCAAGAGACATGATGAAGCTTGCCGTTTATAACGGTTTATACTATAAGGATCTTACAGTCAGCACTGGTCCTGCTACCTACGGTGGTGGCGGTGGAAATGTAGCTAATACAGATCCTGCTGCTTGCTCAGATGTTCAGACAGCAATTACTAACTTTACTACACTCATCACAGATAGAATTAGTGCTGGTAATCTAACTGGTCTACCTGCTGAGACTGCTACTACTTATTTTGCTAGCGAAAGCAAGTGCCGTAGAGACATTGGTTATATCGTTGACGCTGTTGCTTCTGACTTATATGATGGTGGCAACAAGAATACTATTAGAGCAACCAAGAGATATTTCTTAACTAATACAATTCCTCTTTCAAATGGATTGGTAGGAGAAACTTCACAGTCAATCACTGCCTTCAACAAAGCAAGAGATGTAATGAGATTAGCTGTAACCAATCAGCTAAATGAAAGAGATTTAACAATTACAGGTGATCCAAATCCTGGATATCTTCCAACTGTATTTGGTTATGGGGTAGAAGGAGAACTAAACAATAACAATAATCCAGATTCATGTATTGATGTACGTAATAGCATTGGTACTCTTATTGCTATTGCTACAACTGCTATTGCTGCTGGTAATTTAACTTCACTTCCTGCTATTAATGAAGGAGATTTCTTAACTACTACCACTATTAAGTGCCGTAGAGATATTGGATTTATTCTGGGTGCTCTCAGAAGAGATTTAATTCTTGGTGGTAATGCTGGTATTGTTACTTCAGGAGAATCTTATTACACTGGAAATGCCTTAACTGGTATTCCACAAAGTGAACTACTACCAACTAGACAAGCATTTACTAAAGCAAGAGATTTAGCAATCCTTGCTATGAGAAATTGGAAGACTGGCGATGGCACTGGCGTTGTTTATATTCCAGAATTTGCTACGGCTCCTCAATTCATTGATTCAACTACAATTGTTGATACAAATACTCCAACATGTGCTAACGTTGCTACTACTATTACAACAGCGTTTAGCATTTTAGATGATATTCTTGCTAATGGTAGCGTAGTAGAAAAGAGTTTCGGTACTTTATTTGAACCAACAGTTGTATTCCCAGAAAATACAATCTATGATGCTGACAATAAGAGAGTTAACGTAGATTCTATTTACTTGGATCTTCCATTCATTGAGGCATCTCCATATATTCAAAACGCCTCTGTAATTTCATTCCTTGGTGGTGGTGGTTGTGAAATTGACGGAGATAAAATACGTCAACCAAACTGCCCACGTCCAGGTCTAAATCCACCAATTGGAAATGCTGATCCAAAAGCTACTTTCCCAAATCAGGGTAAGTCGATGGTTGCTGCTCAGTTTACCATTATTTCCTTCGGTGGTACTGGTTATAGAATTGTAAATGATGGATATGTTCAGTTAGTTTCTGTATTCGTTCTATTTGCTCAGGATGGAATCTATGCTGATACTGGTGGTTATGCTTCTGTTACAAACTCAGCTACCAACTTTGGTACATATGCTCTAAGAGCTAGAGGATTCAGAAAAGATCCATACGCATTTGATATTGGTACAATTACTAATGTAACTACAACTGCTACAGGTAGAACTGTATTTACTGTTGGTGGTCTCGGAAGAGAACCTCTTGAGCACTATATTGTTAAATTTGCTGATTACGAAAACCAAGATTCTGATATTGAATATTTTGTTGATAACGTAAGATTAACTACTGTTGGTCCTCCATTTACTTCGACTATTGATATTAATGAAGCAATGCTTCTCCAAAGAAAGAGTAATGGTCAAGCAATTACAGTTGGTAATGCTGAACTAGTTGGCAAGCAAATTCGTTTACACAGACCATCAATTGTTAACTCATCTTCCCACACTTGGGAATATGCTGGTGCTGGTAACGACTATAGAGCACTCCCAGAAAATGGTGGCGTTAAAAATGAAGCATTTGAGCAAGTATCTCAAGCTTACGGTCGTGTTTATACTTCTGGTACGGATGAACTTGGTGACTTTAAAGTAGGTTACTTTGCTAAGATTGAGAACAGAACTGGTAACATTACCTTCACTGGTACGGTTTCGATCTCGGAAGTTGAGTTTCTTAAGCTAAAAGGAGGTGACGTTGTTGTTACTGGTTTCGATGCTTCTAACACTCTTGGTGGTAATTTCTCTTCTGATAGTAAAATTCCAACACAGAAAGCTGTTAAAGATTACATTTCAAATAACCTAGGTCAATACCTCAACAAACCATATTCAACCAACGCCGTTCCAAGAAACCTTGTAGAACTTACTGATTCTGGTAAGATTTCTCTAGATCAAATTCCAGCTCTAAGACCATTCAACGTATTTACGATTCAAACTACAGCAGAAAGACTTGCTTTAGAAGGTCCACTTGCTGGTGACATTGCTATTGAACTTGGAACAACCACATCATATATTTTAAATAATGATTTAGAAAGTCAGTTTATTGGTATTTCAGTAAATACTGACTTAGAGTTTGCTACTGGGGCGTTTATTACTGGCAGCCTTTCTACTGGCCAAGGAGAAGTTACAGAATATCGTCAAGGTGTTCTTTATAGAATTAGTATTTCTAACCAAGGTAATGGTTATGACGATTTAAATCCTCCTTCAGTTTCTATTAGTGCTCCAGATCAACCAGGAGGAGTATCAGCCCAAGCTTCGTGTACTGTCGTTAATGGAAGAGTAGTTACAGTAACTATCGTAGATTATAATGGTTACAAAGGCGGATTTGGTTATACTTCACCTCCATCAATTTCGTTCTCTGCCCCTGGAGTGGGCGGTGTACAAGCAGAAGCAAATGGTTTAATTGAATCTAGAGTTTATATTGATATTGTAAACAACATCAAGATTGCTGATACTGACACAATTCAATCTACTAACGTTTCTCCAGTTACTGTACCTGTAATAAGAACAGTTAATACTTCTGGATCTAATCCAAGTAACTGGGTATCACTTTCCACTTCTTCAATTTCAGCACAAGATATTACTTCTGGTATTATTTCATCTTCCAGACTTGCTGGTAATGCTGGAGAAGCTAACTCCTTCTCATTCTTGAGAGGTGACTCTTCTTATGCTTTAGCAGTACAATCAATCAAACCAGCAGAAGAAAGATATTTTGATTTTACTACTGATCAAACAGCAGCAAATCAAAATACATTACAATTTAAATTAAATAACCAAATTTTAATTGGTCATTTGGTAATAGCTCCAGGTGTTCCAACAGGAACTACTGTAGCAAATACATTTGTAACAGTAGTTAATAACGTTTCATTTACTACTGTTACTCTTTCAACATCAGTAACCCAACTTATTACACAAAATACCATTATTGAATTTAGTAGACCAGAATCTCCTGTTCTACTAGATGCTACACTTACTTTAAGTAATTTTGTAGATAAAATTTTAGTCGCTTCTGGTGGTACTGGATTTACTGATGGACAATATTTTGATCTAGCAGTTTCTGGTGGTACAGGAAGTGGTTTAAAAGCTAACTTTACCATTGAAGGTGGTAGCATCACAACTGTACTAGTAACTAGTGGAGGTAGTGCTTATTCATCAGATTTCTCTATCACTCAAATGCCAGTTCAAATTGGTTTGGGTGCTAATGCTGTTCTTGAAGCAAAAACAAATACAAGTGTTAAAAACTTTGCTAATGTTGGTATCGACATTAAGCGTGTTGATGCTAAAACTCTTGAAGCTAATGAATATGGCAACACTGGCGTTGCTAGGTTTAAAAAGTCACAATTTAACATTGGAGATTCAGGTGATGGTTCAGTAGAACTTAAAACTGGTACTGGTTCTGGTCTTGATGCCGACTTACTCGATGGTCAACAAGGTTTATATTATAGAGATGGTCAGAATTTAGTTAATCTTTCTATTAGCCCAGATAAACTAGGTAGTGGTTTGTATGGCATTGATATCTCTGGTCAATCAGCTAATACTCTCAGATTAACAACAAGCGTTAATAACCCATCTTCATCGCCATCTCCATCAACTTTCAATGAAGGTGTTATTGCTGATACGAGAAACAATACTGCTGACGGTCTTGCCGATGGTGGTACAAGACACGGTGTAATTACATTCCGTCAATTTGGTACTGGTTCTGATGCCTCTGGTGGTGGCGTAAGGCAATTAGCTTTCACTGATAACAATAACCTATGGATTCGTGGTTCTGGTTCTGGTGTTGCTTCATTCAGCACCTGGGCTAAAGTTTGGACTTCTATTAATGATGGTGTTGGCACTGGAATGGATGCCGACCTACTTGATGGCAGACAAGGTACTTTCTATCAAAATGCTTATAATATTAATTCTGGTATCATTGGTCCTTCCCACATTTCTTCTTTCTTGGGATCTACATCAGTTGATAATTCATTAACTGTAAAATCTTATGTTGCTCAAACATTCTTTGATGTTTATATTTCTGGTAAGATTCTTTCGGAAGCACCATTTGTATCTGGATTAACGATTGATTTATTTGATTCGATTGGTATTAAAGTTGGTGATTTTGAACTTCTTAATGTATCAACTTCAAATAATATTGATGACACTCTAGATTATACTATCTTAACTGGTAGATTATTATCTGGTAATATTGCTGCTGCTTTCCGAATTGGTAATACACAAACAAATGAAATTATTAATGATTACAATATCAGTGATTTTGCTGGAACATTTGATGTTGCTAAACTAGAATCTGTTTCTGGCACTGCTAGATTATCACTTGGAAGAACTGATGGAACTGCTTCTGTTCCAGTAATTGATTTTAGATCTAGTAGTTCTCCTGCTGGTCTTTATAATGTACGTCTTGCTGTTTCTGGCGGAAACTCAGCCAATGGTAGTGGATCATTAAATATTTTAGCAGGAAACGCTAATGCTCTTACATTAAACAGCAACGTAATTTGGAATGCTGGTAATATTACGTTCTCCTCATTAAACAATGCTAGCACTGCTGTTCAAAGAGATGGTTCTGGTAACTTTGCTGCTGGGACAATTACCGCTTCCTTGACTGGAGCTGCTTCTCTAAACGTATTGAAGTCTGGTGATACTATGTCAGGAAGTTTAACTTTCTTGGCTGGCAATCAAGTACTTATTAACACTACTTCTGGTGATCAAGGTTCTGGTTCTGGTAATAAAACATTAACTATTTTCAATGATACTGCTGGAAGAGATGCTTTCTTAACGTTCCACGTATCTGGAGATTACGCTGGTTACTTTGGTCTTGATGGTGCTACTAACGATTTATTCTGGGGTGGATGGTCCGTTGGTACTTCAACTAAGTACACTATTTTACACACAGGCAATAACCCAGTTTCTTCATTAAATACGAATAACACGCTGGTTAAGAGAGATGGTTCTGGCAACTTTGCTGCTGGTACTATCACTGCCACCTTAAGTGGTAACGCTTCTACTGCCACGACACTACAAACTGCCAGAACAATAAACGGAGTATCCTTTAATGGCAGTGCTAACATTACAATCACTGCTTCAACTGCTGCTGCTTTATCACTTGGAACATATCTAACTTATGACGCTGGCACTACATTTAATGGTGGCACAGCAAGAACAATTAATGTTACTGCTTCAACCTCTGGTAATACAAATCTTGTTGCCAGAGATGCTTCGGGTAACTTCTCTGCTGGTACTATTACTGCTGCCTTGAGTGGTAACGCTACAACAGCAACAACCGCCACTAATCTTGCTGGCGGTGCTGCTGGCAGTGTTCCTTATCAATCTGGAGACGGAGCAACTATTTTCTTAGCTAATAGTGGAGCTGGTAAATTTATTAAATCAACTGCTTCTGGTATTGAATGGGCAACATTTGATATTGGTGGATCTAATACTCAGGTTCAATATAATAACAATGGTGCTCTTGCTGGTAGTGCTCAATTCACATTTACTAGCGGAACTAACAGTGTTCTTCGTCTAGGAGGAGCTAGCTCTTTCCGTCAAGATAACGTTGCTACTTGGACTGGCGATGCTGGTGCTAGCGAAGGTAAGCTTGAGTACCATTCAAACAGATGGTATATTAATGCTGGAGCAAGTTCAACTGAAGTTGTAAGATTCCGTAGAGGTAGTTCTGACGTAGCTTGGATTAGCAATACAGGTGATTTGTCTTGTACAGGTGATATTACAGCGTTTGCTTCATCTGACAGAAGATTAAAGACAAATATCGAAACGATTGATAATGCTCTAGATAAAGTAACACAGATTTCTGGTGTTAAATATAATTGGAATGAATTAGCGGAAGGCAAGGATACAACTAAGCGTGAAGCTGGTGTTATTGCTCAAGAGATCAAAGAAGTTCTCCCAGAAGCAGTAATTGAAAGAGATAATGGTTATCTTGCCGTTCAGTATGAAAGATTAGTTCCACTACTAATTGAAGCTATTAAAGAACTCAAAGAAGAAGTACAGTCATTAAAGAATAAGTAATATGGCTATTACGTCCAGTACCACAACTAATTTTGGATCTGGTGCTATTTCCTTAAGTGCTTTAAGAAACACTTACAAAGGAACAACATCAGGTTCAATTTCATATAGTGAATTAAAAAGAAAAACAACTAATACTACAGTAGCACCATACATTTATGATGCTACTGAAAATGCTGCCGTTCCTACAACCAATGCTCTAATATCTGCTAGTAAATACAGAAATACAATAAAAGAATCTGTAGTAACACAATCTGGAACTGATACAAATGTTACTATTTCTACATTAACTCAATGGAATAGTAACTACAATAAAGTAATTCCTAAACGTGTGGTAATTACAGGTACAGTTGGAGCTACTTCAGCTGGAAATACAGCACTATCATCTGGTACGGGAACTGTTGCTGGAAATGTAAATATTCAAGTTTCTGGCGGAAACATTTATGGTGGGGGAGGTACAGGAGGTGCTGCTGGAGTAGCAGGAAATCCTGGAGGAGATGCTGTTCTGATTTCGGTAGTTGGTTACACAGTAAGTGGTTCTACTGGTTCCATTAGAGGCGGTGGTGGTGGTGGTACAGGGGGTAATAGTGGCACTCCTGGCAATACTGGAGCAGCAGGAAATACTGGAGCCAATGGAAATACTGGAAATACTGGAGCTGCTGGTAATGGAGCAACTGCTGGAACGGCTGGAGCATTTGGAAATCCTGGAAATACTGGAGCAAATGGAAATAATGTTACAGTAACAAGACCAGACAGAACAACACAAAGATGGTCTCCCTTTAGTTTCCCCACCCAGTGTAACAGGCGTCTTGGTGGACCTGTTAATTCTGGTTCTAGATCTACAACAGGTGGAGCTGGTACTGGTGGTGCTGGTGGTGCTAGAGGTAATCCAGGTAATTCAGGAAATCCTGGTCAAAATGGATTAGGTGGTCCAGGTGGCGCTGGTGGAACTGGTGGCGCTGGTGGAGCAGGCGGTGCTGGTGGAGCAGGCGGTGCTGGTGGAACTGGAGGCGCTGGAAGAGGATATAATAATTTAACAGGACCAATAACAGGTAATGCTGGGTTATCTGGCAGCACTGGTTCTGCTGGCACTGCTGGCACTCCAGGAAACGCTGGTCTTGCCTCACCAACAACATGGACAAGAAGCGCAGGTATTGCTGGAACTGCTGGATCTGGTGCTGGTGCTGGTGGTGCTGGTGCGCCTGGTAACGCTGGAAGAACAAATACAGCTCCTGGTTCTTGGACAAGACAAGTAACTAGTCGGAGGAACACTAACTGTTCGAATAGTTCAGAAACGGTAAGAGCCACTGGTAATGCTGGAGGAAGAGGGAATAACGGTAATCCTGGAAACAATGGTGCTGCTGGAGCGGCAGGAAATGCAGGAAGTAGAGGTGCTTCAGGAAATTCTGGAGCACGAGGAAATACTGGAGCAACAGGAAATACTGGTGGTGCTGGAAATCCAGGAGCGTCTGGAGGTGATTGGGGTGCAGCAGGTGGAGGAACAGGGGGAGCTGCTGGAAGAGCAGTCAGAGCAAATCAAGCATATACATATTCATACACAGGAACTGTTTCTGGGACAACCTAAATACTAGTAGATAAAAATTAACTATGAAAATAATTGATCATATTGGAATTTTTGAAAATCTTTTGCCTAAACAATTATGTGAAGAATATATTGAATGGTTTGAATTTACAACAAACAAAAAATTAATGAATTTTGGAGATGTAAATTACACTACAGAAGATGACACCGTAATATCTTCAGGTGATAAACAATTTAATTTGGGTATAACTGGAAGAAATGATATTTCAATATTTTTAAATATTTTAGATAATGGATTATCTGATACTTGTTACGAATATTTACAAATAGCATACGACAAATATTCTAAAGAATATCCAGATTTAAATACAACTGCTTTAGCCTGTACGGAAATTAAAATGCAGCGAACCCCGCCTGGGGGAGGTTATCATGTTTGGCACACTGAACGTGTGGGATCATCTCAATTTTTTAATAGTAGGCATGTAGCATGGATGATTTATTTAAATGATATGCCTGATGGAGAAGCTGAAACAGAATTTTTTCATCAAAAATTAAGAGTTAAACCTACCGCTGGTACTACTCTCATTTGGCCCGCTGCTTATACTCATTTACATAGAGGCAATACAGTATTTACAAAAAACAAATATATTTTAACTGGATGGTTTCGGAGCATTTATAGTCGTGAAAATTAATTACATTGAAGATGTCATTATTGTTGATGACATTTTTTTACCAGAAGAAATTGAAGATTTAGAAAAGTGGGCGTATGGATTACAAATTTATAGATTAACTAACGATATAACAAACAGAATTTCTAGTTTTACTGCCTTTCCAGAAAAAGATGATTTTGTAGTAAATTTGGTTTTGGAAAAATTAAAACAAAATTTTTCTTTTGATATCCCAAATTTTAATAGAGTATTGATTAATTTATTTAAACAATTAGATTTTTGTGACACTCATCGAGATTGCTATGATACCCCATACGGAATTAGTTTTATAGTATATCTAAACACTAAATGGGAGCAACATTGGGGAGGTGATACATATTTTTCGAAATCAGAAAACCCAGATTTTACAATTTCGGTTTTACCCAAGCCAGGTAGAGTTGTTATTGCTCCAACATCTTTACATCACGGATCTAGACCATCTACATGTTTATCTGAATCTAACGGAAGATTGACTATGGTATTTCAATATGATGGCGGTGAGGGTAATATTTATATTCAGGATATATTAAAATCTTTTATGGAGGACAGTAATGCTTAAATTTAATTCGCCGTCAGAAAAATTTGATATGTATTGGGTTAGCACTGGATTGCCCAAAGATATAGTTGATATTATTGAAAAGGAATTAAAAAATAATTTTAATGTGAATGAAGATGAATTAGATTACGGAATGACGGGAGAGGGAGTAAATTTAAATATAAGAAAAAGTAAAATTCAATTTATTAATTCTTCTACGTGGGTTGGGGCTATGTGTGATTATTTTATAAAAATAGCAAATAAAGAAAATTTTAATTATAATATTCATTCTTTCGATCAAAATCAAATTCAATATACTACATATTCCGAAGGAGAATTTTATAATTGGCACACAGATTCTATCAATCCATATCAAAATGGAGATGTAAGAAAATTATCTTTTACATTACAATTATCGGATCCATCTGAATATGAAGGTGGTGATGTTCAAATAATGTCTTCATCTACTAATGAATTATTTACTGTGCCAAAAGAACGAGGAGTTATTGCTGTATTTGATAGCTCATTAAAACATAGAGTTTTAAAAGTAAAAAAAGGTAATAGAAAATCTTTGGTTGGATGGATATTAGGTCCTAGATTTGTATGAATAATATTAATTTACCTGATTTAATTACTTCGGATATTTTTTCCGTAAATAATTTTGACGTTAAAGTTTATAGTGATACGTGGGGAGATTACTTAGTTATTGATGATTTTTGGACGTATCCTGATAAAATACATGAGTTAGCTTTAAAAATACCAACTGTAAAATTAGCGGGAGCGTATGATGTTCCTGCCAATGGAACGGAGTATTATGATGGTAGGTCACAATTTGTTTTTTACAAAAAAGAATTGTTTATATCTGTTTTAGAAGATATAGTAAACAAATGTTTTAATTTAATTCCTGTAGATATATCAACGGAAAAAACATTTTTGTTGTCAAATAATTTATTTAATATAACGCCAGAAGCGTATTTAAAATACAAAAATTGTTACTACGGTCCTCATCAAGATGGTCCAAATACTATAGCAAGTATTACATATTTTAATAAAGAATATGACGATACTGATGGAACAGCAATATTTAATAAACATGGATTACATAAAACATCACAATCATGGGTAGAGCATTCTGATGTAAATAAAATTGGATTTTTGCCAGCAAAATATAATAGATTAATTATATACGATGGTAATGTTCATCATGCTTCAACAATAGGTCCCAGATGGGCAACTGATGTTAGGCACACTATGGTTTACTTTATGGAGGTATATAAATAAATTAGTCACATCATTTTACATTAACGACATGGACACTGAACAACTCAAAAAGAACTTCGAAGAGCAACTTGCTACAGCAGAAAAGCAAATTTTCGAACTCGAAGCAAACCTCGAAAAAGCAAAAGAATATAAACTGAAACTTCAGGGTGGTCTTGAAACCCTAGCTCTTCTCAATCCTCCAGCAGAAGAGACAGAAGAAGCTTCAGCAGAATAATTAAATAAATATAACCCAATATCCCTATCTGCTAAATACAGGTAGGGATTTTTTGTATCTAATTAAATGGCAAAGCCATCATCAAGACAGGAACTAGTTAATTACTGTAAGAGACAGTTAGGTGCTCCTGTGCTACAAATTAATATTGATGATGATCAAGTTGATGATATTATTGATACTGCTATCCAATATTACCAAGAGTATCACTTTGATGGCATCGAGAGAATGTATCTCAAGCATCAAATTACTGCCGATGATGTAACAAGATTTAAAGAAACAGACGAACTTACTAACACAGCAGATCCAGATGGATCAGAATGGATTAATAGAAAAAATTTCATTGAAGTACCAGATCATGTAATTGGTATACAAAAGGTATTTGGTGTTACCTCTAACTTTGCTCGTAATGACATGTGGGGATTTAGTAATCAGTATTTCCTCATGGATATCTTTTCATTTTCTGCTGGTTATACTTTTGGTCACTTTGACCTAGCAAACTACTACATGATCAAAAGATATTTTGAAGATATCGATATGGTCATTAACACTGGTGCTCTCGTTGAGTTTCGTTTCAACAAGAGACAAGATAGATTATATCTTGACATTGATGTTGATAGAATTACTGAGGGCAACTATCTGGTTATTGATTGCTATCGTGCTTTAGATCCAGCAGAATGGGGTCAGGTATGGAATGATAGTTTTGTTAAGCGTTACGCCACTGCCTTAATGAAGCGTCAGTGGGGTCAGAACCTCATCAAATATAATAACGTTCAATTGCCTGGTGGCATTACATTAAATGGTCGTCAGATCTGGGAGGATGGCGACAATGAAGTTAAAGATCTAGAAGCAAGAATGCTCACAGATTACTCCCTACCTCCAATGGATATGATCGGATAAGATGCCTACTAGTCCTTACTTTCCAGAATACTATAGTGGATATTCGGGCGAGCAAAGTCTCGTTCAAGATCTTGTTGACGAACAGATTAAACTGTTTGGAACGGATATCTATTATCTACCAAGAACGTTACTGAATGAAAATACACTAGACGATATTATCTACTCAAAATTTGAAGAGCAATTCAAGATTGAAATGTATCTTCAAAATGTAGAAGGATTTGGACAATCAGAATTTATTAGTAAATTTGGTCTCAAGGTAACTGATGAGATTAAATTTATTGTATCCCAGAGAAGATGGATTCAAGAAGCAACAGCTAACGATTATAAGAGTATTATAAGACCACTGGAAGGTGACTTATTATTCTTCCCTCTCACCAAAGATCTTTACGAAATTAAATTCGTGGAAGTAGAAGCTGTATTCCATCAATTTGGTAAACTACAGTTTTATCAGATCACTGCCGAGATCTATGAGATGGGCAATGAATCTATTGATACTGGAATTGCTGATATTGATCTCATTGAAAATATTCTTACTCCTGCTATTGATATTGTGATGGTTTCTGGTAGTGGTATTGTTCCTTATGAAGTTGGCGAAATTGTAACTGGAAGTGTATCTGGTGTTACTGCTAAAGTTTCTAGTTGGAATTCCGAAACAAATACTCTTCGTGTTATTACTAGAGATGGAACATTTGTTGAAGATGAAATGTTAGTTGGCTCAGAATCTGAAGCTGATTGGGTTGTAGAATCGTTCAGAACTCAAGAAGATCCTAATACTGATTACGATCAAAATAAATATATTCAAGACGAGTCAGATGGCATTCTTGATTTTAGTGAAAAGAATCCATTTGGAGAGTATGGCAATTTTATGGATAGCTTTTAATGTTAGGAACTCATTTTTATAACGAAGCAATACGAAAAACTGTAGTTGGCTTCGGAACACTATTCAACAATATCGAGGTTCAAAGAAAAGATCCTCAAACCAAAGAAGTTCTTGAGGTCCAGAAAGTTCCTCTTGCTTATGGTCCAAAGGATAAGTTCTTGGCTCGTATCGAGCAGAACCCAGATCCTACTCCAGGAGCACCATACGAGTATATGAGATTACCTCGTATGTATTTCGAGATGACTAATATTAATTATGATAGTGCCAGAAAAGTAAGTCCTATTCAAAAATACAGAACTGTTGTTGCTGATAATGGCAATGAAGTAAGAGTTCAGTATGTTCCTGTTCCTTACAATATTGATTTTGAACTAGGAGTTCTAGTGAAGTCACAGGATGATGGACTACAGATTGTCGAACAGATTCTACCATACTTCCAACCAAATTTCAATGTCACAATTAATTTCATTCCAGACATGGATGAAAAGAAAGACGTTGCTATAGTATTAAACAATATTGATCTTGATGATTCATGGGATGGTGAGTACGCTAACCGTAGATCAATTACTTGGACTTTTCAATTTACTGCCAAGTCATATATCTATGGTCCTTTCAATCAGGCTGACATCATCCGTAAGGCTATTATTTACGAAACTGTTGGCGATCTACAAGAAAGTAAGCGTAATGCTAGATTCTCGTATAGTCCAAAAGCATTAGAAGATTATAATGAAGATGGAGTAATTACTTCAGCAGATGATGCTTTTGTGATGCCAGACGATGACTTTGGATTTAATGGAACTATTGATCTACTATGAACGAATTTGAAAAAAATATGGAACAAATATTTGATATTGAAGTTGAAACTGAAACAACAGAAATTGTTAAATCAGAAAAAATACCTCCTGCCAAAAAAGATGATCCAGAAAAAGATTACGAATATACTCGTGGTCAACTCTACGACCTCATAGAGAAGGGCCAGGAGGCTGTACAAGGGGCTTTAGAGGTTGCTCAGGAGTCTGGGCACCCCCGAGCGTTTGAAGTCGCTGTGAACGCTATGAAGCAGGTCTCAGACATGACTGATAAATTAATTGATCTTCAGAAGAAAATGAAAGACCTCGATGCTCCAATGAAAGGTGCTGGACCAACTACAGTTAACAATACAATGTTTGTTGGTAGCACTGCTGATCTTCAAAAGATGATTAAAGAAATGGGCAAAAATTTACCCGAAGGATAAATAGTCAATAAAAGATAAAGCAATGTTAGTCAAATTATTGGGATCGGAAACTACTCTTGCAGCTGCTACTGATGTTGGCAAAGCAACTGTTGTAAGGCTTTATAACACTGGCTCTGCCGCTTTAGTTACTTTAAAAAATGCTGATGATACTCCTGTTACTTTAGGAACTTTTACTTTGGCTGGTGGCGAAGTTGCCTATGTAGAAAAAGATCCCACAGACACTATTGAGGGTGGCTCTGGTATTAAAGCTGTTAAAGTCGCTTATAAAAACTAATGGCTAATTTTAATTGGGACGAAAATTTTAGATTAAATGTATCAAGGGGCAAAGTCCGTGGAGCATCAACCATTCATAAGTTTGGCGCTGTCCCCGCACTATCTCAAAGCACTACAGGAACTGTGTGGGATAAAAACGACACCATTTATCCATGGAGTGCTTTTGATACTGCTGGAATTATTACTGCTTCTATTGCCAACGCTTCCGATAATGGAAAGCAAGTTACTGTACTTGGACTAGATGCTAACTACAACGAAATATCGGAAACATTTACGCTATCAAGCACCGCTACTGTTGCTGGAACGGTTTCATTCAAGCGTGTGTTTAGAGCGTATCTCGTAAATGGTTCCACAAATAATGTGGGCGACATAAACTTTACAAAGAATGGTACAGATGTATTGAGAATTACTGCTACAAAAGCACAAACTCTTATGGCAATCTACACCGTGCCTGCTGGCAAGACCGCTTACTTATATAAAGGAGTTGCTACAGCACAAGCATCTGCTGATGGCAGCGGTCATATGTTTGTTCGTTATTTCGGTCAAGCATCATTTAGGATAGGTCACTCGTTTGAAGTATCCACTGGAGGAGAATATGATTATGAATTTTCATTCCCAATTCGTATTCCCGAAAAATCTGATATTGATGTTCGTATAACTACTAGATCAAATAATGGTCGTTACACAGCAGCATTCGATTTACTTTTACTGGAGGATTAAAATGAAAACTTTTAAACAACTCAAAGAATCATTAACAGAAAACCACATTGATGTGGCAATGGGAAAAGAGCTTGATGATGAAGGAGCAATGATCATGAATCAAATTGAAGAGATCAAGCATTGCTGTGATCGTCTCAAAGCATCTATTCAATCACCAACCATGCAGGTTCCTGGTTGGGTTCAATCAAAGGTAACTTTAGCAGCTGACTACATGGATTCTGTTGCTTCCTACATGGATAACAAGCACGAAGGGTGAGGATTTCTTAACATAACTTCAGTAACTATTGTTACAGCGTGAACACTGTATTCTAAATATAATATTAACCGTCTTAAGGTGATACTCATGGATACCAAAGCATGTCCCAAGTGTGGGGCTCAGTGGATCGGCGGGCAACATTTCTGGACTGGCACAAACAAAAAAGGCGATGAATCAGAATTAGCATCTCTTGTTTGTGACAAGTTTGGCGATGATACTTGTATCAATCCTCGTAAAGGAACCACTGATGGTAAAGGATGGGAGAACAGGTTAAATAATATGGATGCTATTGATAAAGATATACAAAGGGGTTTGAATGAGTAGTGATCAGATTTATTTGGGCAATCCGCTTTTAAAGAAAGCGAACGTTGCCCACCAGTGGACTAAAGAAGAAATTAAAGAATATTTAAAATGTAAAGAAGATCCCGTATACTTTGCCCTGAATTATGTCAAAATTGTTCAGGTTGACGAGGGTTTGATTCCTTTTAGGATGTATGACTTCCAGAAAGAATTAGTCAAAAAGTTTCACGAAAACAGATTCAACATTGCTAAACTTCCAAGACAGACAGGGAAATCTACTGTTGTGGTTTCCTATCTGCTTCACTATGCTTTGTTTAATGATAGTTCCAACATTGGTATTCTAGCAAACAAAGCATCCACTGCTCGTGACCTACTAGGAAGATTACAGACAGCATACGAGAATCTTCCTAAGTGGTTACAACAGGGTGTTCTCTCGTGGAACAAAGGTTCTATGGAACTAGAGAATGGTTCTAAGATTATGGCTGCCTCAACGTCAGCATCTGCTGTACGAGGAATGTCATTTAACATTATTTTCTTGGACGAATTTGCTTTCGTTCCAAATCACATTGCCGAAGATTTCTTCTCGTCTGTATATCCTACCATTTCATCGGGACAAAAAACTAAAGTTATTATTATTTCTACCCCATATGGTATGAACCACTTCTATAAGTTGTGGGTAGACGCTCAAAACCAAAGGAATAATTATATCTGGACTGAGGTTCATTGGTCTGAAGTTCCTGGTCGTGATGCTAAGTGGAAAGAAGAAACAATTAAAAATACTTCTCAACGACAGTTCACTCAGGAATTTGAGTGTGAATTTTTAGGATCGGTTGATACTCTTATTGCTGCTTCTAAATTAAGAACACTTGTATTTGACACACCAATTAGTTCTAATAAAGGTCTTGACATTTATGAAACTCCAAATTCAAAATCTGAATACATTATTACAGCAGACGTTAGCCGAGGTATTGGAGGCGATTATTCTGCTTTTATTATATTTGATATTACAACAGTCCCATACAAAATCGTAGGAAAATATAGAAACAACGAAATCAAGCCTATGCTATTTCCCAACGTTATTAACGACGTTGCCCGAGCATATAATAATGCCTATGTGTTGTGTGAAGTAAATGACGTTGGTGATCAGGTTGCTTCTATTCTTAATTACGATCTAGAATATCCTAACGTATTAATGTGTTCAATGAGAGGTCGTGCTGGACAGATTGTTGGTCAAGGTTTTTCTGGCAACAAAACTCAACTTGGTATTAAGATGTCAATCACTGTGAAAAAAGTTGGTTGTCAAAACCTGAAGCAGATGATCGAAGATGATAAACTCTTGTTTAGAGATTACGAAATCATATCTGAGCTTACCACATTTATTCAGAAAAAGCAATCGTTTGAAGCTGACGATGGATTTCATGATGACCTCGTAATGTGTTTAGTTATCTTTTCTTGGTTGGCTGTTCAAGATTATTTTAAAGAGATGACGGACAATGATGTTCGTAAAAGAATCTACGAGGAGCAAAAAAATCAGATTGAACAAGATATGGCACCATTTGGATTTATCACAACTGGTTTGGAAGGGGATGAAGGTTTTGTAGAGGATGGTAGTGTGTGGTATGGAGAAACTCAAGAAGATGTTTCATACATGTGGAACTATTGATTTCTATAAATAATTTTAGATTTAAATGGTTAACACCGAGAGGAGAATAAAATGGCAAGTCAAGTCTCGCCTGGTATTGTAATTAAGGAGCGTGATTTATCAAATGCTGTAATCACTGGTGCTCAGCAGATTACCGCCGCATTTGCTTCGACATTCCAAAAAGGACCTATTAATCAAATTGTAAATGTCAGCAGCCAAAAACAACTAATTGATGTTTTCGGAAAGCCTGCTGATGCCAATGCTGAAGATTGGTACGTAGCTTCTGAGTTTCTTGGTTATGGCGGCAGACTAGCTGTAGCTCGTGCTGCTACCAATGTTAAAAATGCTTCTGCTAGTGGTACTGGAGTTCTAGTAAGAAACGATCTTGATTGGGAAGCTGGCACAGGTTCATCAGAAACTTTTGTTGCTAAGACAGCTGGTACATGGGGCAATTCGGTTAAAGTAGTTTTAGTCGATAGAGGTTACGATCAAGTTCTTACTTTTGATAAAGCTCCTGATGTTACTCCTGTTTTAGGATCTACTTTAACTTTTGCTTCTGGAAAAACCGCTTTAGTAGGTTTATACAATTCGGTAACTAGAGAAGTAACAGTTAACAACGTATTGGGTGGTTTGATCAATGCTGGTGATAGCATCACTGAAACAGAAGATCCAATTGCTACATTTACTCATGATGGAGTAACCGAAGCTGGTAGAACTCCTGGAACTTATACTCCTGCTGCTCATGCTGGCGGTGCTTCTTTCCAGGTTGTTGTTGCTGATGCTGGTGCTGGCGTAGGTGGCGCTGTAACAGTAACTCTGTTAACTGCTGGAAATGGATACGAAATTGGAGATACAATTACTCTTGCTGGTGCTGCTACTGGCGGTGGTTCTGATATTATTGTAACGGTTGCTACAATTTTAGATGATGAAACAGGAGTAAGTGCTGTTAAAGATTGGTATTCTACAGCTGAAATTGGAGCTACTGGATTAACTTTAGGAGCAATTGGTCCTCGTCCAGGTACTTCACAATTTGCTTCCGACAGAGGTATTTCTAACGACGAACTTCACGTAGTTATTATTGATACTACTGGGGCTATTTCGGGTGCTGCTAATACTATCGTAGAAAGATTTACATATCTTTCAAAACTTTCCGATGGTAGAAGCACAGAAGGAGCAAAAACATATTACAAAGAAGTTCTAAACGAACAATCATCTTATGCTTACACTGGAATTGCCGTAGGCATTGATTGGGGTGATGATTCAATTGAAATGGCAAATACTGCTTTTACCCGTGATGGTCTTTCAACAGTCGATCTTTCTGGTGGTACTGATGATTACGTTTATGATAATGGAGAAATCGGAAACGCCTACGATTTATTCTTAGATACCGAAGAATCCGTAATTGATTTCGTTCTCATGGGAGGATCAATGGGGCTTGAGTCAGAAACTAAAGCTAAAGCTGCTAAAGTTCTTTCTATTGCTTCTTCAAGAAAAGATTGTGTAGCATTTGTATCTCCACACAAAGGAAATCAAGTTGGCACAGGTGGTGCTCTTTCAACATCACAACAAAAAACCAACACGATTAATTTCTTTAATGGTTTAGCTTCTACATCATATGGTGTATTTGATAGCGGTTATAAGTATTTCTATGATCGTTTCAACGACAAGTATCGCTACATTCCATGTAATGGAGATATTGCTGGTCTATGTGTAGCTACTTCATCTACTCTCGATGATTGGTATTCACCTGCTGGTGTTAACAGAGGTTCACTAAGAAACGCTGTTAAACTTGCTTACAACCCAAATAAAGCTGATAGAGATGAGCTATATCAGGCAAGAGTCAATCCTATTGTTTCTTTCCCTGGTGCTGGCGTAACTCTATTTGGAGACAAGACTGCTCTCGCTTCTCCATCTGCTTTTGACAGAATTAACGTTCGTCGTTTATTCCTAAATGTACAAAAGAGAGCCGAAGGACTTGCCAAGCAAGTTTTATTCGAACAGAATGATGAGACAACAAGAGCATCTTTTGCTAGTGCTCTAAACTCCTATATGAGTGAAGTTCAAGCAAGAAGAGGTGTAACCGACTTCCTGGTTGTTTGTGATGACTCAAACAATACTCCAGATGTTATTGATAGAAACGAATTTGTTGCTGAAATTTATATCAAGCCAACCCGTTCTATCAACTACATTACCGTAACCTTAACGGCTACTAAGACTGGTGTTTCGTTTGCTGAAGTAGTTGGTCGCTGATTAATCACAAACAAAACAACGAGGTAAAAAACAATGGCAACAAAAATTAACGATTTTATTCAAAGAATTGGACAAGGCACTAAGCCTAACATGTTCGCCATCGATATCGTATGGCCAAGTGATTTAGGAACAGGTAATCCAGGTGCTACTGGAGAAGATAAAAATTTGGTAGATCTTCTCTGTAAATCAGCAGCACTTCCTGCTTCTAACTTAGGTGTTATTGAAGTTCCTTTTAGAGGAAGAACAGTTAAAATTGCTGGCGACAGAACATTTGATACTTGGTCCCCAACATTCTTCAATGATAAGGACATGGCAATCCGTGCTTATTTTGAGCAATGGTTGGAATCAATGAACACACATAATGGCAATAATGCTCCTAAGTTCAGACCAAATAATTCTGACGGTTATATGGCAGCAGCAGTTAGAGTGAAGCAACTTGAAAAGAATTCTACCGAAAAAGGTACTATCCTTAGAGAGTATACTTTACATCACGCTTTCCCAACCAACGTATCTCAAATTGATCTTGGTTATGATAGCAATGATCAGATTTCTGAGTTCTCCGTAGAGTTCCAATATTCATACTGGACTGTTGAAACTCCAACAGCTACATCTATTACTGATGCTGCTGCTACTGGCATTGCTGGCGTAACCAAACTTGTCAATAAGTGAATTAAATAAATAGATCATCGAATCTATTTAATTTAATATGAGTCAACTGTTTGGATTTAAAATCAACAAGAGGGCGGAACTTCAGGGGCAATCCCCAATTCCGCCCAACCAAGATGATAACGTAGCCACCGTAGCAGGTGGCTATTTTGGCACGTATGTAGATGTAGAAGGTGCCTCCCGAAATGAATATGAATTGATTCAAAGATATCGTAGTATGTCACTTCACCCAGAATGTGACTCAGCTATCGACGAAATTATTAACGAGTTTGTAGTTTCTGATGCTGATGATGCTCCAGTAGAAATTGAATTGTCTAACCTAGACATAGGAACAAACATCAAAAATAAAATCAGAAACGAGTTTAACCATATTTTAAGATTACTACAATTTGATAAGCATTGCCATCAGATTATTCGTAATTGGTATATTGACGGTAGACTATACTATCATAAAGTAGTAGATCTTGACAACCCCAAAAAAGGTATTTTAGAACTTAGATATATTGACCCACTGAAGATTAAAAAAGTTCGTCACAAGATTCAGCGAACTGAAGCAGAAAAGATGAAGGAGAAAGGTTCTGCTTTAGAGTTTGACTGGGGTGAATATATCGAGTATTACATTTATAACCCAAGAGGATTTACTCCAGCTGGTGTTCCTAATACAGCGGGAGCTTTTGATTACTCAAACAATCAGGGTATTAGAATTTCAGTTGATTCAGTAGCTTCATGTGATTCTGGATTGAAAGATCCAAACAAAAAGATGACAATTAGTTTCCTCCACAAATCAATCAAAGCTCTTAATCAGCTTAGAATGATTGAGGATTCGTTGGTTATCTACAGATTGTCTCGTGCTCCAGAGCGTAGAATTTTCTACATTGATGTAGGCAATCTTCCTAAAGTAAAAGCCGAGCAATATCTTCGTGATGTTATGGCTCGCTATCGTAACAAACTTGTATACGATTCAGCCACTGGCGAAATTCGTGATGATAAAAAGCATATGTCTATGCTGGAAGATTTCTGGCTCCCTCGCCGTGAAGGTGGTAGAGGAACTGAGATCACTACACTTCCTGGTGGTCAGAATCTTGGTGAACTTAAGGACGTTGAATATTTTAAAAAGAAACTATACAACTCGCTTAACCTGCCACCGTCTCGTTTAACAGACGATAACAAGGCATTTAATCTCGGAAAAACAACTGAAATTCTTAGAGACGAACTTAAGTTTGCTAAGTTTATTGGTCGTCTTCGTAAAAGATTTAGTGAAATCTTCAGTGATATGCTTAAGACTCAACTCATTCTCAAGGGCATTATTGCTCCAGAAGATTGGGATGATATGGAAGAGCATATTCAGTATGACTTCCTGTTTGATAATCATTTCAATGAACTCAAGCAAATGGAATTAATGAAGGAACGTATTGGTCTTGTCACACAGATGGATCCATTTGTTGGTAAGTACATTTCTTCTGAGTTTATTCGTAAGCAAGTTCTGATGCAGACAGAGAAAGAATACAAGGAAATGGATAAGCAGATGAAAAAAGATATTGATTCTGGTCTTGCTTTAAATCCAGTTGATACAAATATTCTTACTCAAAAATCATTAGAAAATGACGCTTATGCCCCAGAAATTTCTAATGCTGAAGCGGATGCTGAAACCCAACGAAAGATTGATTTAGAAAAAGCAAAACCAAAACCAGCTCCAAAAGCTTCATCAAATAAAGGTTCTGCTAAATAAAATTATAAGTTAAAATTATATTACTATGTCTAACACTTTGGATATTGTCAATGCTATTGCTGGAAAGCAAAAAGCAGATGCTCTTGACATGATTAAAGATGTCATGAAATCAACCGCTGGGGAAGCTCTTGGTATGTACAAAAAATCTGTTGCTTCCACATATTTTGATGAACCAGTAGAACCACTAGAAACAGAAGAATGAAACTCATCACAGAAAATATTGAGGAGATTAGCGTCCTCATAGAAGAAACAGAAGGCAAAAAAAACCTTTACATTGAAGGTATTTTTTTACAATCCGAAATCAAAAATAGAAATGGTAGAGTATATCCTTTCAATGTTTTGAACAGAGAAGTTCAAAGATACAACGAACAGTATGTACAATCTGGTCGTGCTCTAGGCGAACTTGGTCATCCCGATGGTCCTACTGTAAACCTTGATAGGGTGTCTCACAGAATTGTTGAACTTCGTGCGGAAGGTGCTAACTTCTACGGAAAGGCTAGAATTCTTGATACTCCTATGGGTAAAATTGCTAAGTCACTTTTAGATGAAGGTGTAAAACTCGGCGTATCTTCTAGAGGTATGGGTTCACTTGAAGAGCGTAATGGTGCCAATTATGTTCGTGATGATTTTATGTTGGCAACCGCTGCCGATATCGTAGCAGATCCATCAGCTCCCGATGCTTTTGTTAACGGAATCATGGAAGGTAAAGAGTGGATTTGGGAAAACGGAATTCTCCGTGAACAGCAAATTGCTAAATATCACAGATATATTTCCGAATCAACTAGGAAAAATCTGGAAGAAAGGAAGCTCAAAGCATTTGAGAATTTCCTTTCAAATCTGTAATTTCATAAATAATCTTAGAATAATTGTTAGAAGTACGAGGAAACTCAAATGTCAGATATGTTAAACGAAAAGTTTGAGGAGCTTGTAAAAGGACAGAATCTTGTTCTCGAAGCTGGTGATCCAATGCCTACAGTTTCTGCTTCGGTAATTCCTGCTACAGGTAAAGAGCCCACTCAAATTTCAGATGCTCAAACATCAGGAGCTGGTGGAAAAGATCCACAGCCTTCAGTTCCACCATCAGTAGCTATTGGTCAAAAGCCTGCTACTGATCTTGGTGGTACTGCCACTCTTCCACATCCACACGATGATGATGGCGAAGAGAATCCTGGTGCTAAAGCAGCGGCTCCTATTTCTCAAATTTCGGGTGACGCTCAGCAGGCTCATCAAAAGAGTCCTGGTGATATGGCTGCTACTCCTACAGTGGGCACACAAGTTGCCTATGGAACTACAACTGGTCCTAACGTAACTTATCCAATCAAGCCTTCTTTTGAAGAGCTTGACCTTTCTTCTGATGTCGCCGCTTTGACCGAAGGCGAAGAGTTAACAGAAGATTACAAAACAAAAGCAAAAACAATTTTTGAAGCTGCTGTTAAGGCTAAGCTTCAAGAAGAGTATACCAAACTTGAAGAACAGTTTGAAGCCAAGCTTGTTGAGCAAGTAGAAGCTATCAAAGAAGAACTCTCTGAAGAAGTTCTCGGTACTGTCAAGTATGGTATCGGTCAATGGATTGAAGAAAATCAAGTCGCTATTGATCGTGGCATCCGTAATGAAATCACTGAAGATTTCATTGCTGGTTTCATGAATCTTTGTAAAGAACATTGGATTTCTATCCCCGAGGATAAGACCAGTGTTGTTGACGAAATGGCTGACGAACTTCGTGAGATGGAAGAGCGCCTCAACGAACAAATTGAGCGTAATGTGGATCTTAATAATCGTCTTGCTGAGTCAAGCAAAGTCGTAATCTTAAACCAAGTTTCGGAAGGACTTGCCGATACTCAAAAAGAAAAACTTGCTTCATTATCTGAAGGTGTTAGATATGAAAGTGTAGAGCAATTTACAGAATCTGTAAAAACTCTCCGTAAATCATACTTCCCAGAATCAGTTTCTAAAGCTGAAGTAAGTGATGACACCCCAGTAGCACTAAGCGAGGATGTATCGCCAGCAATGGCTGCTTACGTTCATGCTCTCTCACGCTGGAAATAATTTAAATCATAAATATTATCAAACGACAACAATACGTTTTAAGAGGTAAAAATGTTCAACGCTTCCCATCTTACAGAAAAGTGGGCACCTGTTCTCAACGCTCCTGATGCTCCATCCATCACAGATCGTCACAAGCAGGCTGTAACCGCTGTAATCCTAGAAAACCAAGAGCGTGCTCTCCGTGAGGACAGAATGCTCACCGAAGGTCCTAACACTGTTGGTGCTATTGGTGGTAACGCCCTTTCAGGTTCAGGTCTTGACACCAAAACTGGTGGTCTAGCTGGTTTCGATCCTATCATGATCAGCCTAGTCCGTCGTGCCATGCCTAACCTAATGGCATATGACATCTGTGGCGTTCAGCCAATGAGCGGTCCTACTGGACTTATCTTCGCTATGAAGGCTCACTATCAGCACAACGGTGCTGCTGGTCTACGTAAGGGTCGTGAAGCTCTCTTCAACGAGCCTGATGTAAACTTCTCAGCCAACACTCAGGGTCCTGCTGCTTACAACGATCCAGCTGTTCCCCTTGGCGTTGCTAACGATCCTTCATACACCGAAGCCAACCCTGGTCTTCTTAACGATGACGGTTCGGGTGCTGGCACTTATGAGCGTGGTGTACGTCCTATTGCTCGTGAGACTGCTGAAGTTCTTGGATCAGGTTCGACCCTATTCAACGAAATGAGCTTCAGCATCGAGAAGACTGCTGTAACCGCCAGAACCAGAGCCCTACGTTCGGAGTACACTCTAGAGCTAGCTCAGGATCTTAAGGCTGTTCACGGTCTTGACGCTGAGCAAGAACTTGCCAACATCCTCAGCTCGGAGATCCTTGCTGAAATCAACCGTGAAGTTGTTCGTACTGTATACACCATCGCTAAGCCTGGTGCTCAGAACAACGTTGCTACCGCTGGTGTATTTGACCTCGACGTTGATTCAAATGGTCGTTGGTCTGTTGAGAAGTTCAAGGGTCTTCTATTCCAAGTTGAGCGTGATGCTAATGCTATCGCTCAGGAAACTCGTAGAGGCAAGGGTAACTTCGTCATCTGCTCTGCTGACGTAGCTTCGGCTCTAGCAATGGCTGGTGTACTTGATTACACTTCTGGTCTAAACGGTGCTGGTGGTCCTTCCATCGGTCAGGTTGATGACACTGGCAACCTCATGGTTGGCACCATCAACGGTCGTATCAAGGTCTTCGTTGATCCTTATTCAGCTAACCTTTCAAACGATCACTACTACGTCATGGGTTATAAGGGCACCAATCCTTACGATGCTGGTCTCTTCTATTGCCCATACGTACCTCTCCAGATGCTACGTTCGATTGATCCTAACACCTTCCAGCCTAAGATCGGCTTCAAGACCCGTTACGGTATGGTTGCTAACCCATTCGTATTCAACGGTGTTGATGGCGATGGTGTACCTGTTCCCGATGCTGAAGCTCTCACCGCTTCCAAGAACATGTACTACAGAAGAGTTCGTATCAAGAACCTCATGTGAGTCATACTCCAAGATCTCAAGAGTCCCTTCGGGGGCTCTTTTTTTTATGGAAATAAATAGTTACTAGCTTGGGAAGTTGACATGACTGCTGAATGGTATAAGGAGCAACCTAGGAATAGGAACTTTCTTGCTCCTATTGGTTTTAAAATGAAATTAGAATTATTTGAAGGGGTTGATTTTTTCTGCCAAAGAGCAAATCTACCTGGGGTAAACATGCCGTTTACAGAAGTTCCGACACGATTTAGGAATTTTCCTATCGCTCCAGGTGGAGGAATTTCGTATGATGATTTTTCACTTAGCTTTATTATTGATGAAAATTTAATTAATTACAATTCAATATTACAATGGATTCGTAAAAACGGAGGAGCTGATCAACATTCGGCAGATCAAGTTGAATACTCCAAAGGTCAACTAATGGTAGTAACTTCCAACTTTAATTCGGCATTTTTTGTTGACTTTGAAAATCTATTTCCAATTAGTTTAACGCCAATTGACTTTGATGCCACAGTAGATGACATTGAATATTTTACAGCACAGGTAACATTTAAGTATACTAATTTTACTCTTCGTGATAAAAACTTTAAATTACTATGAAATTTGAGAACATCGTTAAATTATTTGATCGTATTAAAGAAGAATGGAATGAAGACAGTTTAGTTGACTTCCAATTTAAAAACAAACAGTATACAGAAGATCTCGGTAAGTTAGCATTAGAGATCCCTTTTCAACACAATAAATACTTAAACTACTACACAGATCTTAGCCAAGTTAAAACGTCTTTAGAGTTTGAACTTAGGCGTGTAGTAAGAGAAAAAAGAGAATATTATTCTGGCGAAGCAGACGCCAAAGTGTATGCCGAGAAACCTTTCGGCTCAAGTATTAAAACAGCAGAGAAGATGAAGACTTATCTGGAATCAGATGAGGACATCATCAACATAGAAGCAAAAATTAAATACGTTGAACAGGCTCTTTATTTCCTGGACAGTGTAATGAAAATGATTTCCAATCGTGGATTTCAAATCAAATCGGCTATTGACTGGGAAAAGTTTATTAATGGTACTACTTAATGACAAGAATTATTGTTAAGAAAAAGAACGAAGTATTTTATCAAATTCAAGCAGAGCCTTACGTACATCAAGAATTATCTGACTACTTTACCTTTGAAGTTCCAGAAGCAAAATTTCTAAAAAGAAATCCCAAATTTAGATACTGGGATGGAACTATTCGTCTATACTCTCCTGGCACAGGGGAAATGTATGTTGGTTTGTACCAGCAGTTTCTTCTGTGGGCTAAGGAAAGAGGATACTCTATAGAATCAGTTAAGAACGATTGGTATGGTGAAGTAACAGATACCAACGAGATGGTTTCTCCTGCTGGAGTAAAAACTTTTGTTGATAAAATTTCTAACATTCAAGCCAGAGATTATCAGTATTACACTGTCTATCTTGCTCTCAAATATAATCGTGGCTTATTCTTGTCTCCTACTGGATCAGGTAAATCTTTGATGATCTATTCTTTGGTGAGATATTATCACGCCACAGATAAGAAAATCTTAATCATCGTTCCTACTACTTCTCTCGTAGAACAGATGGTCAAGGACTTCATTGATTATGGATGGAATGCCGATGAACATATTCACAAAATTTATTCGGGACAAGAAAAGAATTCTGACAAACCTATTATCATTTCTACATGGCAATCCATTTACAAATTCCCTAAAAGATATTTTGATGACATTGATTGTGTAATCGGTGACGAAGCACACCTGTTTAAATCTAAATCACTTACTGGTATTATGGAAAAGCTTCATAATGCTAAGTACAGATTTGGATTTACTGGTACACTTGACGGAACCAAAACTCACAAGTGGGTTCTAGAAGGATTGTTTGGTCATTGTGAAAGAGTAACTAAGACAGATGATCTAATTAAAAAAGGACATCTATCTAATCTTCGTATTAAAATTCTTTTGTGTAAGCATGAGTATCAATATTTTGAGGACTATCATGAAGAGATGGATTACATTGTTACTAATAAAAAAAGAAATAATCTTATTAAAAATCTCGTAAACGACATTGATGGCAACACATTAGTTTTGTTTAACTATGTGGAAAAGCATGGTGAACCTTTATACGAACTCATAAATAATACAGTTGGTGAAAATCGTAAAGTATTTTTTGTTCATGGTTCTATCGACACTGAAGATCGAGAAGCAGTAAGAAGTATTGCCGAAAAAGAAGATAATGCCGTTATTATTGCTTCCTATGGAACGTTTAGCACTGGTATTAACATTAAACGTCTTCATAACATTATATTTGCTTCTCCGTCTAAATCTCGTATTAGAAATCTACAATCAATTGGTAGAGTTCTTAGAAAAGGAGAAGGCAAAGAAATAGCTACACTCTATGATATCGCTGATGATATCTCTACTAAAACAAGACAAAATTATACTTTAAGACACCTTCAAGAAAGAATTAAAATTTATCAAGAAGAAAATTTTAAATATGAAGTTATCAAGGTAAACCTAAAATGATGGAAGAAGAATTCTTCTCTACCATAAAGTTATCATCTGGTGAAGAAATTATAGCTAAAGTATGTTATTTACCAGATGAGAATTCTTTATTAGTAGAGAATCCTTTATTGGTAGAGAAACTATCACAAAAAAAGAATGGTAAACCTGTTGAAGGATTTATTCTAAAAGATTGGATACATTCAACTTATGATTCTTTGTTTGTGATTAAAATGGAACAAGTGATCACTATGACAGAGTTAGATAAAAGAATTGAATCATTTTACCTAAACAATCTTAACGATGATTCTAATAAAGAATTATTATCTGAATCAAATAATTCTATAAATGTTAAACCAAATAAATTCAGTAAACAAATGGGTTACTTAGGATCTGTAAAGGAAACTAAAAGGTTTCTTGAAGAGATCTATAAGAAGTCCTAAGTAATTTAAAGTATTTAAAGATATTATTTATCTGAACCCCTAACAGAGTGATTCTACTGGGTTTCTGAGGTTTTGTCAACCCCCTTGACAAACAACCCAATATGGTCTATACTGATACCATAACAATTTGGATAGAGACATGTATCATGGCAAAAAAGAAAACAGAGAACTACGTCAATAACAAGGATTTCTTAGAGGCAATAAGCGTTTACAGAAAAAAAGTTCTTGATGCTAAAGAGAAAGGTCTGCCGAAGCCTCGTGTTCCTAACTACATTGGTGACTGTTTTCTGAAGATTGCCACACACTTGTCATACAAACCTAACTTTGTAAACTATATGTTCCGTGATGAAATGATCTCGGATGGCATAGAAAACTGTTTACAATACATTCATAACTTTGATCCAGAAAAATCAAGTAATCCTTTTGCCTATTTTACTCAGGTAATTTACTTTGCCTTTCTTCGTAGAATTGCTAAAGAGAAAAAACAACTTGAAATTAAAACAAAGATACTTGAGCGTAGTGGATACGAGCATGTAATGTATACAGAAAGTTTTGAAGGAGATATGGCAGGACTTAATCAAAATTATTCTGATATGTCTGGGATTAAAGAAAACCTTGAGATTAAAAACAAACGATGACAGTAGCTCTTATTACTGACCAGCATCTCGACGGTCGTAAAGGTAGTGTGATTTTTTGGGAATACTTTTTGGAATTTTATAATGAAGTATTTTTTCCGACTCTTCAACAACAGGGAATATCTACCATTATCGATCTCGGAGATACGTTTGATAATCGTAAGGGCATTGATTTTAATGTTTGGAATCGTATTCGCCGCTATTATTTTGATCGTATCCGTGACCTTGGTATCACCCTTCATATGATTACGGGAAATCATGATGTTTATTATAAGAACACAAATGATATAAATTCTCCAGATCTACTTCTTTCTGACTATGACAACATCATCGTCTACTCAAAGCCCACCACCACAGTTATTGAAGGTGTTCCTATCTGTATGCTCCCTTGGATCAATTCTGAGAATGAAGCTGAAGTTCATCAACATCTAAAGCAAACAACTGCTAAAGTTGTAATGGGGCATCTTGAACTAAACGGGTTTGAAGTTTCTCCTGGTCTTGTTCACGAAGGTGGTATGGACCCAGATGTGTTTATCAAATTTAAGCAAGTGTTTTCTGGACACTTTCACCATAAGTCAAGAAAGGGTAATGTCACTTATCTTGGCAATCCATACCAGATGTTCTGGAATGATTACAAAGATCCACGAGGCTTTCACCTGTATGAACCGACATCCAACAAGTTATCTTTCGTCAAGAACCCATACGAAATTTTCCAAAAAATTTATTATGATGATGCTGATCCTAATTTCAGCATCAATCCCAGTGAGTATTCAAACACTTTTGTTAAAGTTATCGTAGAAAACAAAACTGATTATTTTAGATTTGAAAAAACAATTGAAGCATTATTTGATGTTGGTGTTCATGATTTAAAAGTAGTTGAAACATTAGTCGAAAAGGATTCGGTCAAACACGTTGATGCTGATCTCGAAGCCAAGGATACGCTTTCTCTTCTCAATGAATATATTGATGATGTAGAAATTTCTGTGAATAAAAATCAACTTAAAAATATTATGAAGTCACTATATATTGAAAGCTGTGAAGTAGTATGATGTTTATTCTCACACTTAAAAATAAACCAGAGGGAGTATTTTCTGTTATTGACGACACTAACGGAGAACAAATTATTCCTATTTTTGAGTGTGAAGATGACGCTGAACGATATCAAGAGCAACTTGAAATACAAACAGAAAAATATAAATTACAAGTTGTAGAAATTCCAGAAGACGTAATTGTAAATGCTTGCCGTGAGCGAGATCAAAAATATGCTATAATCACCGAAGATGATTTTATTGTTCCTCCTACTGAGTTAGTATGATTGTTTTTAAAAAATTGAAATGGAAGAATTTTCTTTCTACGGGTAACACCTTTACAGAATTTAATTTGAATGGAGCAAAAACTAATCTGATTGTAGGAACCAATGGAGCTGGTAAAAGCACCATCCTAGATGCTCTAACGTTTTCTCTATTCGGGAAACCATTCCGAAAGATCAACAAGCCGATGCTTCTGAACAGTGTCAATGGTTCTGATCTTGTTACAGAGATTGAGTTTGAGTCGGGAAAAAATCAATTCAAAATTGTACGTGGGATTAAGCCAGCCATTTTCGAAGTTTGGCAGAACGGTGTGTTGCTTGATCAATCATCTTCTACGGCAGATTATCAAAACTATCTTGAGAAGAACATTCTTAAGATGAACTACAAATCATTCACTCAGATTGTCGTTCTTGGTTCTTCTACTTTTGTTCCATTTATGAGATTGCCACTGGCATCACGAAGGGAAATTATCGAAGACATTCTCGACATTCAAATTTTTTCGGTGATGAATGTTAACTTGAAAGAGAAGCTTAAGTTTGCCAATGATGATATTAAAGATCGTGACTATCAGATAGATCTTCTTCAAGAAAAGGTTACGATGCAGAAGAACTTTATTGCTAATCTTGATCTTCAAAATCAAAACGATATTCAAGAAAAGAACAATAAAGTATTTCATTTTACTAAACTTGAGAAAGATGTATCCGTTAAACTTGATCAACTTAATCAAGAATCTGGATCTATCAAGCAAGAAATGGAAGAGTTTTCTAACGCTACTACTAAACTAAAAAAGCTCGGAAACCTTCGTGGTAAAATTCAGCAGAAGTTCACGTCTCATAAAAAAGAACATCAGTTCTTTACAGAGAACACTACTTGCCCCACATGTACTCAGCATATTCACGAAGAACTTCGTGATACTAAAGTAGCTGAGATTATGAATTCTATTAAAGAACTCAAGCAGGGTATGGAAGAAATGGAACTAGCTATCAAACTTGAGGAAGAACGAGAATCTAATTTCACCGAATTGAGTAAAAAGTGGACGAGTCTTTTTAACGACATTCAAATCCATCAGTTTCAAATCAGTTCATACCAGTCACAGATTCAAGATCTTCAGCGAGAAATTTCTGATCTACAGAACAACAACTCCAATCGAAATGAAGAAGATTCTAAACTTCAGGGTTTAGAAAAAGCTTTACATGAATCCAAAAATCAAATGATTGCTGTTAAGGAAGAACGTGATTGTCTTCTGGCTGCTAGTCAACTACTTAAAGACAACGGCATCAAAACCAGAATCATCAAACGTTATCTTCCTGTAATGAATAAACTCATTAATGAGTATCTTCAGAACATGGATTTTTATGTAAATTTTACATTGAACGAGAGTTTTGAAGAGACAATTAAATCACGTTATAGGGACTCATTTTCGTATGAATCATTTTCTGAAGGAGAAAAAGCTCGTATTGATATCGCTCTTCTGCTTACTTGGAGAGCTATTGCTAAGCTTAAGAGTAGCGTGGATACTAACCTCTTGATCCTAGATGAAATCTTTGATGGATCGCTTGACCAATCAGGCACTAGTGAGCTAGGATGGATTCTGAAAAACTTTGATGAGAACACGAACGTGTTTGTAATCTCTCACAAGGAAGGCATGGAAGAGAAGTTTGATAAAACTTGGAAGTGTGAAAAAATTAAAAACTTTAGCACTGTCCGAGAGACAGTTAATGAAGTGGCACAGGAGGGGTAACACCCTCCTTTTTTTGTACTACAATAACGTCAGTTCAAACGAAACCAATGTCCGTTAACCACGAAGTCAAAGGCACTCTTGCCAAACTGCTGGCTACCGAAAACCTCATCATTGAGCACAAGAGGGTCCCTACAGCGTCCTTTGATGTGCTTCGGCGTGTACTGACCCTTCCGATCTGGAACAGGGCTTCTAGCGTCGTCTACGACCTTCTGGTGGGTCATGAAGTGGGACATGCTATCTATACTCCAAATGAAGATTGGACTACTAAAGTTCCCGATGATGTTCCTAAAGATTTTGTGAACGTTGTGGAAGATGCTCGTATCGAGAAACTCATGAAGCGTAAGTTTCCTGGTCTTGCTCGTACTTTCTACAACGGGTATAAAGAACTGAACGATGATGATTTCTTCAGCATTGCTGATGAAGATCTTAATGATCTATCTTTGATTGATCGAATCAATCTTCATTTTAAGGTTGGTGCTTATGCTCGGATGCCTTTCAATGAGCGTGAATCTGCTTTCATTGAAATGATTGAGCAGGCAGAAACTTTTGATCAGGTTCTTTACATTTGTGAAGAGCTTCAGCGTTACATTAAACAAGAAGCTCAGGATTCTGCAAATCTTCCTGCTAACAGCGAGATTGTAGCTGGCGATAGTCAATCTAATCAAGGTGAATCTGATCAACAGGTTCAGGTTAGTGGTGAAGGCACTCAGATCGAAGGTGGACAAGGTGGCAGTGGTTCTAACGAATCCGAAAATCAAGAAAAAAACGATAACAATTCTGGTAGCAAAGGCAGTGGTCCTAACGACAACACTGCTGACAGTAATGAAGGCGGTGGTCCTACTGAATCTACTGACGAGCAAATTTCTAAAACTCAACAAGCTTTTGATGAAAAAGCTCAAAACCTGTCTGGGTATTCTGGTCAAGAAACTTATTATGTTGAACGTCCAGAACTTAATTTGAATCACGTAATTGCTGATTACAAAATGCTCATGGCCTATATGAACGATTGCTTTGAAGAATCTGATCGAAAATACTCTTTTACCTATGGTCCTGATAAAAGTATTTTCACTAAAGTGGATGCTGATTATCGTAAATATAAAACTGAATCTCAGAAAGAAGTGAACTATCTGGTTAAAGAGTTTGAAATGAAGAAGTCAGCAGACGCTTATCAGCGTATGTCCACGGCTCGTACTGGAACTCTTGACACCAGTAAGCTTCATACTTACAAGTATAACGAAGATATCTTCCGTAAGATTTCTGTGGTTGCTGATGGAAAGAATCATGGTCTGGTTTTTATTCTTGATTGGTCTGGTTCTATGTCCGACTATCTGCTGGATACTGTCAAGCAACTGTTGAACCTTGTGTGGTTCTGTAAAAAAGTTCAAATTCCTTTTGAAGTATATGGATTTACTTACGAGTGGTCTAATGCTTATGTTGATAGTAGCTACGCCGCTCCTAAAAAACTCCATAAACAGGATGATGGTATTATTGATGTTCATAACCGATTCCGTTTGATGAACTTCCTCAGCTCTCGTGCCAATACCAAAGTTCTGGATCAGTGTATCCTTAACCTGTGGCGTCTTGCTTGTCGGGAGGATTCTCATTACCACATGAATAATTCTTTTAGCATTCCAGCGGGTATGGATCTTAGTGGCACTCCGCTTAATGAATCTATCATTGCTCTTCATCAGATCATTCCTCAGTTTAAAACAAACAACAAACTTCAGAAAGTTAATGTTGTTATTTTGACTGATGGCGAAGGTAACAACCTGAACTACAATGTCAATCTAAAAAATCGTCATGGTTCTAACTACAACTATCTTGGTCACAATTACGTGAGTAGCATTAATGCTCTTCGTGATCGTAAGATTGGTCACGTTTATCGTAACTTTGATTTTGGTAATTCGAGTAGCGATATGACTGCCATTCTTTTGGAAAACCTTAAAGATAATTTTCCTGAAGTTAATTTGATTGGTTTTCGAATCATGGGTGGTGGTAGTTTTTATCAATTGACTAAAAACTTTAACAAAGATGAGCACGGACAAGATTCTTCCGATCTCATGAAAATTTGGAAGAAAGAGCGTTCATGTGAAATTAATGGTATTGGATATGATGCTCTTTACGTGGTAGCTTCTAACAACCTATCTGCTGGCACTGTCGCTATGACAGTTGAGGAGGAGGCCACTACAGCTGACATCGGACGAGCATTCCGTACTATGCTTAAGAAGAAGACGACAAACAAAAAGCTTCTGTCTTCTTTCACCACTCTGGTTTCCTAACCAGTTCCCAAACCGTCCATGGGGCACACCCCAGTGCCCCACCTCTGCTATAATTACTTCATCCACAACGGAGATTACTTATCATGGCTCGTAAAGCAAACATTGAACAAGAAGCTCTTATCGCTTATATTTCTACTCATTTTGGGGAAGACTTTGGTAGCAACGCTGTAATTGCTGCTGCTGCTGAATTTGGTAGTTCTTATCCCACTATTGCCAAGCGTCTAGAAACTTTTAAAACTGGTCATGGTCGTTGGAACCTGACTGCTCAAGATATTGAAAATACTTATCATGCTCCTGCTGCTGAACCTGCTGAGCAGGCGGTAGAGCATGTTGTGATTCACCGTGAAAACCTGATTCCTGATAAAGATGCTAACTTCGTCAGCTTTGGTAATTTTAGTGATGTTAAGAAAATTATTTCTTCTGGGTTGTTTTACCCTATCTTTATCACTGGTATGTCTGGCAACGGCAAAACTTTCGGCGTAGAGCAAGCTTGTGCTCAGCTGAAGCGTGAATTGATTCGTGTCAACATCACTATTGAAACTGATGAAGACGATTTGATTGGTGGTTTCCGCCTGATCAACGGAGAAACTGTGTGGCACAATGGTCCTGTGATTGAAGCACTTGAGCGTGGAGCTGTTCTTCTTCTTGATGAAGTTGATCTTGCTTCCAACAAGATCTTGTGTCTCCAATCCATCCTCGAAGGCAAGGGTGTGTTCCTGAAAAAAACTGGTCGTTACGTGAAGCCTGCTGCTGGTTTCACTATCGTTGCCACTGCCAACACAAAGGGAAAGGGTTCTGATGATGGTCGCTTTATCGGCACTAACGTTCTGAACGAAGCATTCCTTGAGCGATTTGCTCTCACCTTTGAGCAGGATTATCCTGCTCCCAAGACTGAGCAGAAGATTCTTGAAAAGCTTTCTGCTAAGCTTGGTTGTCTTGATGAAGAGTTCTGTGGGAAGCTTGCTGCTTGGGCAGATATCATCCGTAAAACTTTTAAGGATGGTGGTGTAGATGAAGTAATCTCTACTCGTCGCCTGACTCACATCGTTCGTGCTTACAGTATTTTTGGTAAGCGTATGAAAGCAATTCAAGTTTGTGTGAATCGCTTTGATGATGAAACCAAGACTAGTTTCATGGAACTGTATGACAAAATTGATGCCAGTGTTGGTGCCGAACAGGATTCTCAAATTCAACAAGAAACTGAGAATGAAGAAGTCTGAGTTTCACGGTTACATTGGCAACATTGCCGTTCTTCGGGACGGCAATTCCGTCAAGATTTTGGGTGGTCATGAATTCAAACTATTTGTGAAGACACTTGACGGAACACTTAAAGAATGCTATCATGAAGATCTACAGTATGTTATGGAGGAATGAAATGCAGTGGAAATACAACGAGGAGAGAATCCTCAAAGACATTGAAGATTATGTGTTGAGTACATATCACGGTCACTACTGTGGTGACGAACAAGGATATGCTGATATACAAACGATTGACTTGATGGCAGCTAAAGGTCTTGCTGCCTCCTTTTGTCAAGCAAACATCCTTAAGTATGGCAGCCGATATGGCGACAAGGATGGGCTTAACAAACGAGACCTTCTTAAAGTTATTCATTATGCCATGCTGCTGCTTCACTTTGATCGGCACTATTCTCGCACTGAAAACGGTCTCCAGGAGTTTAAATGAATAAAGTAACACTTTCTAATCAAACTAAAGAAGTTCTGAAAAACTATTCAACTATCAATGGATCTATTCTAATTCGTGAAGGATCTCAACTCAAAACAATTAATGTTGGAGAGAATCTGATTTCTCAATATGATTGTTCTGAAGTTTTCCCTCAGACCTTTGCTATCTATGACTTGAATCAATTCCTTGCTGGTCTGTCTTTGTTCCAGAATCCAGTTCTTGAATTCAATAATGCTGAGTATCTGACAATTCGAGGTGATGGTCGTAGTGCCAAGTATTACTTCTCCGATCCTGAGATCACTCTCAAAACTGCCCCCGATCGTAAGGTAAACTTCCCTGGTGCCGACATCGAGTTTTCTATTACTAGTAGTGAACTTGAAGCACTCCGTAAAGCAGCTAATGTTTACGGCATTCCTGATCTAGTGTTTAAATCATCTGCTGGTGGTACGGTATCACTGAACCTATGTGATCGGGAAAACGAAACCAGTAACGTGTATGCTCAAGAAATCCTGGGAGACAACACTGGCGAGTATGAGTTGACAATGAAAATGGAGCATGTTAATCTTGTTCCTGGCAACTATGATGTAAAAATCTCCAGTAAGTTGATTACTGAATGGAAACATAGTTCGCTTCCCCTTGTGTATTACATTGCTCTTGAACCTTGATGAATAAAAAATTTTTGTGGGTCGAAGAATATCGTCCTCATACTATTGAGGATTGTATTCTTCCAGTAAACATTAAAGATTCACTGAAAGGCTTTATCGAACAGAAGGAGATCCCAAATCTCCTTTTTTGTGGTTCTGCTGGCATTGGCAAAACCACTGTTGCTAAAGCAATCTGTGATGAGATTGATGCTTCTTATATTGTGATCAATGGTTCTGACGAAGGACGCTTCCTGGATACGGTTCGAAACAAGGTCAGGCAATTCGCCACAACTGTCTCATTGACCTCTGGTGCCGCCCACAAGGTCGTCATTATTGACGAGGCAGACAACACCACACAGGACGTTCAGCTCTCGCTTAGGACCGCCGTGGAAGAGTTCCACACCAACTGTCGATTCATCTTTACTTGTAACTTTCCCAACAAGATCATTGAACCTCTACACTCTCGTTGTACTGTAGTTGATTTCAAGATCAAGAAATCAGAAGAAGATAAGTTACAAGCAAAGTTCTATGTTCGACTAAAAAATATTCTTGATGATAATCAAATTGAGTATCAAGATAAAGTTCTAATCAAACTGATTAAGAGGTATTATCCAGATTGGAGGAGACTCATTAATGAAACACAGAGACACAGTGCCAACGGACGGATTGATTCTTCTATTCTTGTTGACATTGCCGACATTAATCTGGATGATCTTATCAAATCGTTGAAAAATAAAGAGTTCACTACTGTAAAAAAATGGGTGGTGGATAATGTTGATAATGATCCAGCTATTGTAATGAGGAAACTTTATGACTGTCTTTACGACACTCTCAAAGGTCCTTATATTCCCGAAGCTGTATTGATTATCGCCAAATACATGAAAGACATTACTGTGGTTGCTGATCAAGAGATTAATCTTCTGGCATGTCTTACTGAAATTATGATGGGATGTGAATTCAAATGAATTTGAAAGTGAAAACCACACCAGAAAATGTTGCTGAAGCAAACTGGGGATTGTTTCGTTCCACAATGAATCTGCCAGCAGCGGCAGCTCACTGTGGTATGACTCAGAAAGAAATGAAAATGACTTTTCGTGAATTTTTGAAATACCATCATCCAGATTGGGACACTTCCAAATCTGTCCCCGTGGTCTTTGACGACATCTCTCTGCTTGCTATTATTGATGAAACCCAAGGAGGATTTTAATTATGCGCTGCCGTGTTCAACTCTATGTCGCTGGTAAAGTTTTTAACGAGGAAGTGGAAGCTAGAGATTACCAAGAAGCTCGTGAGGTAGCTCTTGCTCGTAATCCTAATGCTAAAGTAATGGGTGTAACTGCTGTATTTCAATGAAGTACGAATTAAAAGATTATCTTAATTCAATCAATCAGACAAAAAAGAAAATACTTGACGATGACCCTGAAGCAGTAAAAGGTTATCCTCCTTTTATTGTGAACAAATGCTTGTCTTCATTTACAGATACTATTCTGTATGCTAATGAGATGAATAAGAATGCTCATCTAGACAAGAAGCTTCAGTTTGACTTTTATATAAATACTTTGAAACCAAGGAAACGATTTAGTCCCTGGGTTAAAAAACAAACTCTAGAGCATCTTGAATTGGTGAAAGAGTATTATGGTTACAGTCATAATAAAGCTCTCGAAGCATTACAGATTCTTACGACAGATCAACTTGAAGCTATAAAAAAAGCATTGTATAAGGGTGGAACAAAATGACAACTGATATTGAAATCCAGTGGCAACAATCTGATATGGTAGAGGTTTCTCTGGCAGAGCCAGACGACTTTTTGAAAGTTCGTGAAACCCTTACGAGAATCGGTGTTGCTTCACGTAAAGAAAAAAAGATCTACCAATCTTGCCATATTCTACACAAGCAAGGTAGATATTATATTGTACATTTCAAAGAACTATTTGCTCTTGATGGGAAGCATACGAACCTTTCGTTGAATGATGTTCAACGTCGTAATCGTATTATTCAACTTTTATCTGACTGGGGACTCATCACTGTAGTTGAACCTGGAAAGATTGAAGATGTTGCTCCTCTCAATCAAATCAAAGTTCTTTCATTTAAAGAAAAGGATGAGTGGACTCTTGAAAGCAAGTACAATATTGGAAGAAAGAAAACTGAATCATGAGGATGATGACCCTTATGGTGATGACACCTGACAAACAAGTTAAGTGGTTAACCGTACCATGGGGGAAAAGTCATCTTGATTGGTATAGAAAACAAGGATATATTATCCTAATGACCGTATAATAAAGTGGGGTTTTCGACACCCCACTTTTTTTGTCTCGTGTTATAATTAATAATGAATGCCCACATGGGGTTCAAATAAAACTCGCTTACTTAAGGAGAAACACATGGCAACTAAATATACTTGGGATATCTATTCCCCATTTTCAGTAGGTCTAGACGACGTATTCAATCGTCTAGAGGCAATGTCTGGACATAACACCAGTTATCCACCCTACAATTTAATCAAACACGATGCCCATAACTACGAAATTGAAATCGCTCTTGCTGGATTTAAAGCAGATGAGATCGAGGTCTCTACAGAACAGAACATTCTCCGAGTTACCTCAAAAGTTGAAAAACGAGATACTGAACGAATCTACCTACACAAAGGTCTCTCCAAACGTTCCTTCAATAATTCCTGGCAACTCTCGGATGATGTACGAGTATCCTCTGTAGAATTTCAAGATGGTCTGTTAACAATTTCATTAGAAAAAATTGTGCCAGAGCATCAAAAGAAAACAGTTTATACAATCGAAGGAATTAAAAATATTCCTACCCCACAATTTTTAACAGAAGATAGAAATTCTAATTTTCCTGGCGAAAATATGATTAATAAATAGTATCGAATATCGTCGGCGCTGGGGTCTGGTTGGCAAAATCCAACCTTGACCCCCATTTCTTTTTATGGTATAATTGAAAAATCATGGCTGTGCTTATGGAAAACATTAAAATTGTTATGCTGAAAAATAAGCAGCATATCATTTGTAAATTGACAGAATTAATGGTCGAAGAAACGGATGAACCATTGTGTTTCTTATTTGAAGTTCCTATGGTAATCTCTTACACATACCCAAAAGATACTGTAGACGATAACGAAGTAAAAATTATTTTTCAACAATGGTCCCCGTTTTCTAAAAATTTACAATTTAGAGTTCCCTTTGATTACGTTGTGACTATAGGAGAACCAAAAGATCAAATACTGGAAAAATATATTGAAACTGTAGAACCATATTACAGTATAATTAACAACCCTGAAATGTTTAATGAGGAATCTTAAAATGAATAATACTCCATCTATTGCAATTTTAAAAACAGGAGAAAAATTAATTACTTTTCTTCAAGAAGTTTTTGAAGGTGAAGGCGAAAATCGAAAAGGAATTTGCTTAGTAATGAATCATCCTTATGAATTAAAACTTATTGAAGTAGGTAACATAGAAAATCCTGAACAAGATTTACAAGTTAAATTTAGTAAGTGGTGTCCTTATTCTACCGATGTTCAATTTAGAATTCCTTATGACGGAATTCTTGCTATTGGTCAACCAGATCCTGGACTAGCTATGGCATATCAAGCAAAAGTTGAACAAGTAGAAAAAATACTTGAACAAACTGAAAATGCTAAACTTCAGCAAGAAGAAATTGAAAAAGTTATTAATCCAGAAGTGATGCCAAATGAATGATATTAAATTGATTAGATTTGCTGGTGTCTGGATTGTTTCGGAAGTTGAAGAAATTCCTGATGTGGAGTTCGGAGATCCTGATTGTGTGCTAAGATACCCGTATGAAGTTGACGGCACCTGTTTGGGTGCCTTCCCTCTCCACGCCAGAGACCGTGAGTTTATTGTGAGATCATCTGAAATCAGTTTGATTGCTGATCCATCAGATTTTCTATACAATCAATACCGTGCTTCGGTTGACATTGAAAAACCTGTACCTACTGTTGAAGAATCTGAAGAATGAAATTTTACACCAGTGTTGAACAATCGGGAAATTCTATTCTCGTTCGTGGTTATGAAAATGGTAAAAAATTTCAAGACAAAGTACAATTTAATCCAACACTATATTTGCCTTCCGCTAAACAGGAAGAATGGAAAACACTAGATGGTAAAAATGTTCGTCCTGTTAAACAGGGTAGCATTCGTGATGCCAAACAATTTATTGAGGATCATAAAGATATTGATGATTTTAAAATCTATGGTCAAACACGTTTTCTAAACCAATACATCTTTGAGGAGTATCCTGAAGATGAAATGAAATACGACACCAGTAAAATTCGTGTCTTTACTTTGGACATTGAAACTGGTGCCGAGAATGGATTTCCTGATATCGAATCTGCTGACCAAGAGATTCTTTTGATCAGTATTAAAGATAGTGACATGGGCAGGATTACTGTATTTGGATCCCGCCCATATGTAAATGAAGATAAGGAAGTTAATTATCTTCACTTTGATTCTGAAGTTGGATTGCTAAAGGGATTTCTTCATTGGTGGATGGAAAACTATCCAGATGTAATTACTGGATGGAACGTTCAACTGTTTGATATCCCATACATTTATCGTCGTATTGAACGAATGATTGGAGAAGCAGAAGCTCGTCTTCTTTCTCCATGGAAGAATACTATGTCACGAGAGATCTTTATTAAAGGTCGTAAGAATTTTGCTTACGATCTCATGGGGATTGCTACTCTTGATTACTTGGAACTCTATAAGAAATTTACTTATACTAACCAGGAATCATACCGTCTCGATCATATTGCTTTTGTGGAACTTGATCAGAAAAAACTTGACCACTCTGAGTTTGATACTTTTAAAGAGTTCTATACTAAAGATTGGGATAAGTTTGTCAAGTATAACATCATTGACGTTCGACTCGTTGATAAACTAGACGATAAAATGAAACTACTTGAACTTGCTTTTACTATGGCATATGATGCCAAGGTAAATTTTGAGGATGTATATTCTCAGGTTCGGATGTGGGATAACATCATATACGTATACTTGGCTAAACAAAAAATTACTATTCCTCCCAAAAAAGAAAGCAGTAAAGATAATAAGTATGCTGGCGCTTTTGTGAAAGAACCCATACCTGGAATGTATGACTGGGTTGTAAACTTTGACCTTAACAGTCTGTATCCTCATTTAATTATGCAATATAATCTTTCGCCCGAAACACTTCTGAGTGAAAGACATCCCCATGCCAACGTAGATAGACTTTTGAACCAGGAGATTGATCTGAGTGACTTGTCAGGAAAAACTCTCTGTGCTAATGGCACTTTTTATACAACTGAGTATCAAGGATTCCTGCCAAAACTCATGGAAAAAATCTATGAGGAACGTACTATTTACAAAAAGAAAATGCTGGCTGCCAAGCAAGAGTATGAAAACAATCCAACGGTTGAATTGAAGAAAGAGATTGCCCGCTGTAATAATATTCAGATGGCACGTAAGATTCAACTTAACTCTGCTTATGGTGCTATCGGTAACGAGCATTTTCGTTATTACAAACTTGAGATTGCTGAAGCTATTACAATGTCGGGTCAACTTTCTATCCGATGGATTGAGCAAAAAATGAATCAGTATCTTAATAAAGTTCTAAAAACTAAGAATGTTGATTATGTCATTGCTTGTGATACTGATTCTATGTACCTTAATCTGGGTCCTTTGGTTGATCGTGTATACCAAGGAAGAGAGAAAACTAATGAAGGCATTGTCTCGTTCCTTGATAAGATCTGTTCGATGGAACTTGAAAAGTATATTGAAAATTCTTACCAAGAACTGGCGGACTATGTGAGAGCATACGATCAAAAAATGGTAATGAAACGAGAAAATATTGCTAATCGTGGATTCTGGACTGCCAAGAAACGTTATGTTCTTAACGTATGGGATAGTGAAGGTGTTCGATACAAAGAACCAAAGATGAAAATCTGTGGTATGGAAACTGCTAGATCATCTACCCCAGCATACTTTCGAGACAAGTTGTACAAAGCTTACACAATTATTATTAATCAAACTAATGAAGATCTTATTGATTTCATTGAGCAGATAAAAGAGGATACTCGAAAACAAAATTATCTCGATATTGCTTTTCCACGAGGTTGTAATGGATTACAAAAATATGGATCTAAAGGATCGATTTATAGAGAGAGGACGCCTATTCAGGTCAGAGGTGCATTACTGTATAATCACTATGTACGAAGTAATGATCTTACTCACAAGTACCCTCTTATCCAGGAAGGAGAGAAGATCAAGTTTCTCTACCTCAAGATGCCAAACCCCATCCAAGAAAATGTGATTTCATTTTTTGGCAAATTGCCCGAAGAATTTAATTTGGATAAGTATGTGGACTATAGAACACAATTTGAGAAGTCATTTTACGATCCTCTTAAAAATGTGCTAGAATGTATCGGATGGAATGCCGAGCGAAAAATTTCGCTCATGAGTTTTTTTAATTAGGAGTTTTATGGATTTTTTACAACAGGTAATTAAAGATAGTAAAAATGAATACGCCGCTCTTGTTTCTGATGGCATTGCTGCTGGCGACGTTGAATCTTTTGTTGACACTGGTAGCTACGTGTTTAATGCCTTGGTTTCTGGATCTTTGTTTGGGGGCATTCCCTCAAATAAAATCACAGCTATCGCTGGAGAATCAGGCACAGGCAAGACTTTCTTTTGTCTTAGTGTCGTTCGTAATTTCCTCGATATTAATCCTGATGCTGGTGTTATTTACTTTGAAACTGAGTCTGCCATTAGTAAGCAGATGATCGAAAGCAGAGGGATCGATTCTAAGCGAATGGTTATTTTCCCAGTGGATACAATCGAAGAGTTTAGAACCCAGGCCGTTAGGATCATTGATAAATACATGGAGCAACCTAAAGAGGAGCGTAAGCCCCTCATGTTTGTTCTTGATTCCCTTGGAATGCTTGCCACCAACAAAGAAGTCGAGGATGCTTCCAACGACAAAAATGTTCGTGACATGACCAAGGCACAGCTTACCAAATCAGTGTTTAGAATTCTTACACTGAAACTTGGCAAAGCAAACATCCCTATGCTCGTTACTAATCATACCTATGACGTTGTTGGCGCTTACGTTCCTACGAAAGAAATGGGCGGTGGTAGTGGTCTTAAGTATTCTGCTAGCACAATCATTTATCTCTCAAAGAAAAAAGAAAAAGACGGAACCGATCTCATCGGAAACATTATTAAATGTGAGGCGAAGAAGTCCCGTCTGACCCGTGAAGGATCAAAGGTCGAGACTCGCCTGTTCTTTGATGAGCGTGGCTTGGAGCGTCATTACGGGTTGCTAGAACTCGGAGAACGTGCTAGTATATGGAAGAACTCAGCTGGTCGTTATGAAGTCAATGGAAAAAAAGTTTACGGTAAAGAAATTTTACGAAATCCTGAGCTGTATTTTACTGAGGAAGTAATGGCTAAGCTTGAGGAACAGGCATCAGTAGAATTTCTTTATGGGGTAAGCGATGACGGAGAAGATTGAACAATCTATATTACGTAATCTGCTTTGTAATGAAGAGTATTACCGAAAGGTAGTGCCCTTCCTCAAGGCAGATTATTTTCAGGAAATTGATGAAAGAGTTATCTTTGAAGAGATTCAAGATTTCTCTACTAAGTATGATAAAATTCCTACCAAGGAAGTTGTAATTATTAACTTACAGAATAGAAATGATCTCACTGAAGACACTTATAAAGAAAGCGTTACGAAGATCAACGGATACAGTGAAGAGTGGGTTGACAAAGATTGGCTCATCAACTCCACGGAAAAGTGGTGTAAAGATAGGGCCATATACAACGCCCTACTCGCTTCAATCAAAATTGCTGACGGGGGAGATCAAAAGTTATCAAGAGATGCTATCCCGTCCATCCTTCAAGAAGCCTTGGCAGTATCGTTTGATGAATACATCGGACACGATTACGTAGACAATGCCGAACAAAGATATGATTACTACCACAAAGACGAAGCTAAAATTGCTTTCGATTTGGAGAAGTTTAATCTTATCACCAAAGGTGGTCTACCAAATAAAACACTTAACGTTGCTCTTGCTGGAACTGGTGTTGGTAAATCTTTGTTTATGTGTCATGTTGCTGCTGCTTGCCTTTCCCAGGGGAAGAATGTGCTATACATCACTCTTGAAATGGCAGAGGAAAAGATTGCTGAAAGGATTGACGCTAATCTCTTAAATGTAAACATTAAAGATATTGGAGCACTTCCCGAATCTATCTTTACTTCTAGAGTTCAGGAGATCGGTAGAAAGACACAAGGCAAACTTATTATTAAAGAATACCCTACAGCATCTGCTCACGCTGGACATTTCAAAGCATTGCTTAGCGATTTGTCACTCAAGAAAGATTTTCGTCCAGACATTATCTTTATTGATTACCTTAATATCTGTGCCTCTGCTAGATATAAAGGACATATCGTAAACTCTTACACATATGTTAAAGCTATTGCTGAGGAGCTTAGGGGTTTGGCTGTTGAAAATGACGTACCACTTGTCACAGCAACTCAGACCACTCGTTCTGGTTTTGGGAATAGTGACATTGATCTCACCGACACTTCTGAATCCTTTGGTCTTCCTGCCACAGCTGATTTTATGTTTGCTCTTATTAGCACTGAAGAGCTTGAACAATCTGGTAGGCTCATGGTTAAGCAACTCAAGAACCGATACAACGACCCCACCTACTATCGTAAGTTTACCGTGGGTATTGACAGAGCGAAGATGAAGTTGTATAATGTAGAGGACTCAGACGGAGATCTTGTTTCTGAAGCGGAAGAAGAATCCTTTGAGCCTTTAGAAGATACATCTTTTAAACAAAAACGTACTAATAAATTTTCTCAATTTGTAATTTAATTTATGACTGATACTATTGTGTTTAAGCGTTACGAGGAATTCGTTGATGCCGTTACCAGTGATGCTTCTAAAGATTTTTGTTCATTGGCTGATCGCCTTGTTGAACTTGATTCTAAAGGTGCCAATATTGAACGACTGCTTACTGCTGGCGTTGGTATTAATGCTGAAGGCGGTGAGTTTCTTGAGATTGTTAAGAAGATGGTGTTCCAGGGTAAACCTTGGAACGACGATAATAGAGAACATCTTATTATTGAGTTGGGCGATATTATGTGGTATGTTGCTCAAGCAACTCAAGCTCTAGGAGTTTCTTTTAATGAAGTAATTGAGCGTAATGTGAAAAAGCTTGAGAAGCGTTATCCTGGTGGTAACTTCGATATCTACTATTCGGAACACCGAGCAGAAGATGATCGATAAATAATATTGGGGCAAATGCCCCATTAATACTGGAGGGTCAATCCGATTGGCGACGGAACCTGTCTTGAAAACAGTTGAGGTGTTAAAGCCCTTGGGCGTTCGACTCGCCCACCCTCCGTTTAAAACAACCCAAAAATGAAAAGTTTCAAACAACTAAAACAAGAAGTAACTCAAGAGTTTTATCTTCAAAAAGAAATTTTTCAGGAAGGTGATTATATTATGAATGTTAACACTGGACAGAAAGGCAAAATAATTCGTCCAGGTGTTAACTATGTGATTGCTGTTACGGAAGATAATCAAATGTTCCGTGCTTGGGTTAAAGATATTCGTGAAGTAAATATTTCCTAAACATAAATAATACAAGGAAATTATAACGCTTTACAGATGGAAAGACAACGAGCAACGACCCAAGTAGCACATTATGACGACTTTTCGAAAGCATTGATTGAGTCGGCAGTGAGACATCTTGGTGAAGAAGGAATCCCTTCATTACAAAAGAAAGGTAATGAGGATGATTTCTCAAAGAAAGATCCTAAAGCAAAAGCTGCTCCAGCTGATCCAGCTATCAATATTGCTGGTGGAACTGGAACAAAACAGTCTCACGGCGCTGAGATTGAGTATACAACAGTGAGATCTAAAAACGTTCAGCGTGAAGAAGCTGAGTTGATGCCAGGAGAATTGGTTGGCACAACTTACGAAGCAGTATTAGAAACTGGCGAAACCATTATTCTTGAAAAAGAAAAAGGACTTGATGGTAAAGCTTGCTGGAAAGGTTATAAGCTAGCAGGAACCAAAAAGAAAGGTGGTAAGACAGTTGACAACTGTGTAAAAGAAGAAGATGAGAGCAAAGCGGAAGAAGAAAAAGAAAAGAAGATGAGCAAGTCTGCTAAAGAAAAGCATGAGAAGGCAGAAGATAAAGCAGAAAAAAAAGCTGAAATGAAAGAAGAGAAGGAAGGGGCAGATAAAAAGTCTGAAACTAAATTCCACACCAAATTAGATAAACTTGTTCATAAGACATTTGGCAAGAGCCCAGATGAAAAGAAAATGAAAGAAGAAGTTTCTCTTCAAGATATTGTTGAGAAAGCTGTTAGTAAGTCTCAGCAAAAATTCATGGGCATGGTTCATGCTAAGAAGAAAGGTGAAATGACCGATGGTTCTGAAAAAGTTGACAAGGCTGCTGCTTCTTTAACTAGCAAAGAAGCTGAAAAGTTTGCTTCTACTAAGCACAAAGGTCTTCCTGAGAAGAAAGCTCAGAAAGAAGAGTTTGAACTAACCGAGAAAAAACTTGATGCTGTTGGTAAAGAAGATAAAGATATTGACAATGATGGTGATCATGATAAGTCAGATAAGTATCTACTAAATCGTCGTAAAAAAGTTGGCAAAATTCTTGCTGCTAAGAAAAAAGTTGATGAAATGATTGCTATTCGTCAGGAGATGATTAACGAAAAAAAGCAGTGAAGGCACTGCCCACTGTAGAGGTAATGCCTAACTTGCCAGATGAAAATTCCCCTGAGTATAAACAGCAAAAGAAAAAACATAACAAATATGTTAATCGTGCTTTGAAAAGTCAATCAAGCGATCCAAAGCCAAACGACGCTAAATAAAAAGGGAACCCAAATATTCTACGGAGCTGAAACCATGAAAGTATTTCTAGGAGTAGCCGAGAAGGTTGTTGAGCACTTCATGAATAGTCGTGAAGTAAAAGAATTTGTTATTCATCTTCTTGAGCGTTATGCTAAATCGACAGACAATGATATCGATGACATGATTGTTGTTATGGTAAGAAAAGCACTCCTTCGTGAGTGATGGAATGTTTTTTAGGAAACATTTTAGCTGATATATTTTTTCTTTTATTATTTGCCATCTCAGAGTGGATGGGACATAACAAAAAAATTAAAGAAAATAGTGTATATGATTGGATACATAACAAATTAAAAAACATTACTAGGGGAGGGTAACTCCCCTTTTTTTATAAATATCTGTAGATATAAAGTTCACGTTGGGGAAAATAAATGGCTCTCTACAGTCGTTCTGAAAATAACGCACAAAGTTTAAAAGTATTGAATACCACAGAGAAGAACTCTGTAGACAAGTATGATTGGGATAATACTCTAATCGTTAATGGTCCAAGCACTGTTCCTGGTGCCCAAGGTTATGCTACTGCTGCTCGTAGAACAGTTTATATTGATGATGTCGAAGCAACACTCCCAGAAAACAGAGAGCGTGGATTGACTGCTCCTGGTTGGTGGGAATATTTCACATACACTGATGCTTCTGGTGCTACTCGCCATAAGGCTCAGCATCTCGTAGCATTCAAAGATGCCCCTGCTAACACTGCTGACCTCGATGACAACGTTGCTGCTGACGTAGCATCTGCTATCACTATTTCTGGTCAACCTGCTAACGCTACTGCTTACACACCTGCTGGTTCAATCACCGCTTATACTGCTGGTGCTGGAACAACTCTAGCTGGAGAAGCAGATGAAGTTTATACTCTAACTGGTCTTGCTGGATCTGCTGCTGGAACTGGAGCAGCGTTTACTGTAACCAGAGGTGCTGGTGGAGCGATTGCTTCGGTTGCTATCACTGCTGTTGGCACTGGATTCGCTGCTGCCGAAACAATTACTATTCTTGGTTCAACTATTGGTGGTGTAGATACAACTGATGACCTCGTAATCACTGTTGATACAGTTGGAACTGCTGCTGCTACCTTCTCGGTAACTGCCGCTGCTTCTACTGGATCACTTGTTTATCAGTGGCAGCGTAGAACTAGTTCTACTGCTAAGTGGACCAATGTTTCTGGTGCTACTAGCTCTTCGCTAGCTCTTACAGCACTTACCACTGCTTCTAACGGTTATCAGTATCGTGTCAAGCTCACATCATCTGCTGGTGCTGAAGAAGTCATTTCTAATACAGCAACCCTAACAGTTGACAATAATATTTTTGCTTGATAATACATGAACTTTGGTGAGTTGACAAAAGATAACTGGGTTATCTTTGCTATTAAACATTATGACAATCCTTCTTCAGTTACATACGAAGACTTTGAAGAAGATTTGAATCGTTTTAAGTACATCAAAAGATTGCTTAAACGTTATGAAATGACAGGCGAATTGAAAACTCACCTTATTCTAAACCATATTATATTAATGTATAATGTATTTGATGATGCTGCTACCCCTTTATTATTTTTTAAAATTGAAACAATATATTGGCCAATACTTAAGGCATTTTTGTTATTCCTAAATAGATTACCAGAGACCCTTAATAAAGACGTTGACGAAGAATGTCTAAAACAATTGAACCTAATATAAACGAAATGATTAATTCTGCTGGAGATGGTAGTGGTCTTCAACTACCACCAGCGTTTGTTTTAGTCAATCCAAAACAGCATAGAAAATATAAAAAAAATAATGCCGATAAAATTGATGGCAGAACAAAGGGTGCTAAAAATCTACTCTCTCGTATTTCAAGAAGAAAGCAAATGAAAGAAGAATTACAACAATTAATTTCTGAAGCGGTGCCCTCCGAAACCGAGAGAGCCCAGAAACAGATTGGTCAGCAAAAAAAATTAAATCGTCAAAAAGATTTACAAAAGAAACGTGATGAAGCGAAAGCTAAAATGATGACTAAAACTAAAGAAATGGATACATTAATGAAAGCTCGTCTTTCAGACTTTAAAAAAAGAGCTTCTGAACAACAAAAAAAAGTTTCGTTAAAAAATTCTTATGAACATGATGGAGGTTTAATTATGGAATCTACAAGACAACTTGATGCTGTGGAAGTAGCTTTAGAAGTAGCTACTTCAGAACTAACTCACGGTGAAACACAATTCGCCAAAATTCAATTTGATGATGGTAGTGTTCAAAACTTAGATAATTTTTCTGCTAAGAAAATTGCTGCTACTTATGCTTCCCTCTCCCCAGAGAATCAACAGCAATTTAGATACATGCTTAATAAAGATGCTTCGACATACCAAAGTGCCCTTGATTTCGCCGTAAGAAATATCTGAGGGATAAGTAGATGTTTAACAATTTTTCAAAAGACCTCGCTAAATTGGATGTATTGGAATCTAAATTAAACATCTATGAGTCCCTATCAAGAGAGATGCTAGACAAGTTGGAGAATGCTGTAGATAAAATTTCAGAAGGCAATTCACGTATTGCTACAATTTTAGCTAAGCATGATGAACGAATTGAGCAAAGTCTCAAAACAGATGAGCTTATGATTAGAATGATTGAAGATGTCAAGCATTCAAATTCTGAAGAGCATAAAGCTGTCATCAAAAGATTAGAAACAGTAGAAGCAAACGTAAACGAATTATCAAAATTCAAATGGCAGGCGGCGGCTCTCGTGGGTGCCGCCATTTTGCTGGTCGGATTCGTAGTCCCATTTGTTGACAACATGCTTCCGTTGCGCTATGATGGGAGGACTGAACAAACCACTACACGATGAGTTACATTGATGTCAAGTACATTGGTCTAGTTTCCCCTCAGCTTCAAAAATTCGCCAAGAAAAAAGATTCCCTCTACAACTTCCGATGCCCTTACTGTGGTGATAGTAAGAAACATCAGAACAAGACTAGAGGGTATCTTTTTAAGATAAAAAATGACTTTGTGTTTAAGTGCCACAACTGTGGCGTGGGAAGAACGTTCACGAATTTCCTAAAAGATAACTGTGCTCATCTACACAATCAGTATGTGATGGAGCGTTATCGAGAGGGTCTTACAGGAAAAAATACACAGACCAAAAATCCAGACTTCAATTTTACAAAACCTGAGTTTCAGAAAAGGAAAACAGGAATTGATCTTGAGAAGATTTCAGAACTAAATATTACACACCCAGCTCGGGTGTACCTAGAAGAAAGAAAAATTAAAGATTTAGATTACTTTTACTACTGTCCCAAATTTAAAGAATGGACGAACTCTCAGCAAAAAGTTTTCCCAAACTTGAAGCAAGATGGTCCCAGAATTATCATACCACTCAGGGATAAAGAAGGTAACATGTTTGGATATCAGGGTCGTTCAATGGCTCCTAAAGCCAAGATCAGATACATTACAATCATGTTAGATGATTCAAAGACCAAGATATTTGGGATGGATAGAGTAGATGAAAATGAAACAATCTACGTTACCGAAGGACCGTTTGACAGCATGTTCCTTTCCAATAGTATTGCCATGTGTGGCAGCGATGTTAATCTCAATGGTAGCGAATACAAACTAGTTTATGTTTTTGATAACGAACCTAGAAATAAAGAAATCGTTTCCAAATACACAAAAGCAATTGATAATGGAGAACGTGTAGTTATTTGGCCATCCACTATTATTGAAAAAGATATCAATGATATGGTGATGACTGGACACAACGTTCAAAGTGTGGTAGAATCAAACACCTATCAAGGTTTAGAAGCAAAACTTAAGTTAACCGAATGGAAGAAAGTATGAGCAACGGCATTAAAGTTCAAAAACGTGATGGCACCATTGAAGCTTTAAATTTGGATAAGATTCATCGTATGGTCGATGAAGCTTGTGATGGTCTTGCTGGGGTTTCAGCCTCTCAAGTAGAAATGAATTCTGGTCTTCAATTCTATGACGGTATTACGACTGAAAATATTCAAGAAATTCTTATTCGTTCTGCCAGTGATTTAATTTCTTTAGAGAATCCTAACTATCAATTTGTAGCAGCTCGCCTCCTTTTGTTTGCTCTTCGTAAACAAGTGTTCCACAAGAATATTTGGAAAGAGGGTATGCCTAGCATCTATGATGTTGCCCTATATAATTCAACAGTTCTGAAAGTATATGATGAAGAAATCCTAGACAAGTATTCTGATGAGGATTGGGCAAAAATTAATGGTTGGGTTGATCATCAACGTGACTATCTATTTTCTTATGCTGGTCTACGTCAAGTAGTTGACAAGTATCTTGTCCAGGATAGAAGTAGTGGTGAGGTATATGAAACTCCCCAATACATGTATATGATGATTGCTCTGACATTGTTTGCTGAGTATCCACTTTCAGTACGATTGGATTACGTTCGCCGTTACTACAATGCCATCTCCAAGCACAAGATCAACATCCCAACACCAATCATGGCGGGAGTCAGAACACCACTTAGACAATTTGCTAGTTGTGTTCTTATTGATTCTGATGACACCCTCAATAGCATCTTTAGTTCTGATATGGCTATCGGGAAGTATGTTGCTCAAAGGGCGGGTATTGGCATCAACGCTGGCAGAATCCGTGGAGTCAACAGTAAGATCCGAGGCGGAGAAGTTGCTCATACAGGGGTTATCCCATTCCTCAAAAAGTTTGAATCGACTGTCAGATGCTGTACACAAAACGGGATTCGTGGTGGAAGTGCTACTGTCCACTTTCCAATCTGGCACCAAGAAATAGAAGATATTCTAGTTCTCAAAAACAATAAAGGAACTGAAGATAATCGAGTTCGTAAACTTGATTACTCAATTCAAACTAGTAAACTTTTCTATGAAAGGTTTATCAAGAACGAAGACATTACATTGTTCTCGCCACATGACGTTCCTGGTCTTTATAAAGCATTTGGTTATCCTGAGTTTGATGAACTCTACGTAAAGTACGAAAAGGATCCAAACATCAAAAAGAAAACAGTTGGCGCTCAAGAATTGATTCTTGATCTTCTAAAAGAAAGAGCAGAAACTGGTCGTATTTACATTATGAATATCGATCATTGTAATACTCATTCTTCCTTTAAAGATAAAGTTTATATGTCTAATCTCTGTCAGGAGATTACACTTCCAACTGATCCCATTGAGCACATTGATGGAGAAGGAGAAATTGCCCTTTGTATTCTCTCTGCTATTAACGTAGGGAAATTAAAAAATCTAGATGAACTGGAAGAACTTTGTGATCTTTCTGTTCGTGGTCTTGAAGAGTTAATTGATTACCAGAATTATCCAGTCAAGGCTGCTGAGGTTTCTACGATCAACCGTCGTTCTCTTGGTATTGGTTATATTGGTCTTGCTCACTATCTAGCTAAACATGGAGAACATTATGACGATTCAAGATCATGGCAACTCGTCCACGACCTTACTGAAGCTTTCCAGTTCTATCTGCTCAAATCTTCCAACGAAATCGCCAAGGAAAAAGGAGCCTGTGGATATTTTAATAGAACAAAATACTCTGACGGTATTCTCCCAATCGACACTTACAAAAAAGACGTAGACGAAATCGTACCAAACAACCTCAATTATGATTGGGAAGAACTTAGAGCATCCATCTTGGCTCACGGTCTCAGGCACTCAACACTGTCCGCACAGATGCCTTCGGAGAGCAGTTCCGTTGTGTCAAATGCCACAAATGGAATCGAGCCACCTAGAGATTACTTGTCCGTTAAGAAATCGAAGAAGGGACCTCTCAAGCAGATTGTCCCCAGTTATCAATCTCTTAAGAACAATTATACGCTTCTCTGGGATATGCCTAACAATACTGGGTATATCAATATTGTTGCTGTTATGCAAAAGTTCTTTGACCAAGCGATTTCGGGGAACTGGTCATACAATCCAGAAAACTATTCCGACAATGAAGTACCAGTAAGTGTAATGGCTCAAGATTTCTTGAACACTTACAAATACGGTTGGAAAACTTCTTACTATCAAAACACATACGATGCTAAGAAAGATGAGGTAATTATTGAAAAGCCTCAAGAAACAGATAATTTCATTCATGACCTATTGACTTTGGAGGAAGAAGATTGTGACAGTTGTAAAATTTAAACTTACCGAAGAACCCATGAGCAAGATCGACGGCATGACTGTATTCAACACAGCAGATGTCAATACTTTAAAACAACCGATGTTCTTTGGTGCCCCCTTGGGGGTCCAAAGATACGATCAGTTTAAATATCCTGTGTTTGATAAACTTACTCAAACTCAACTTGGATACTTTTGGAGACCTGAGGAGGTCTCCCTTCAAAAGGATCGTGCTGATTTTCAATCACTTCGTCCAGAGCAAAAGCATATCTTCACTGCTAATCTTAAGTATCAGATTCTTCTAGATTCTGTTCAGGGTCGTGGTCCTAGTATGGCGTTCGCTCCCCACTGTTCTCTTCCTGAACTGGAAGCATGTATGAAAGTGTGGGAGTTTATGGAAATGGTACATAGTCGTTCTTATACTTACATTATTAAGAATGTCTATCCAGATCCAACTGAGGTGTTTAATACAATCATTCACGATGAGCAAATTTTACAACGTGCTCAAAGTGTAACTAAAGCATACGATGATTTTATTCAGGCTGCTCAAGATTATTCTTCTGGTAATCAATGGCAGCATCAACTTGAAGGTGTTCCTGCTGCCAAAGAAACTCTTTATGATCTGAAACGTAAATTGTATCTTGCTGTCATGAACGTAAATATTCTTGAGGGTATTCGTTTCTACGTTTCTTTTGCTTGCTCGTTTGCTTTCGGTGAACTCAAACTCATGGAAGGTAATGCTAAGATCATTGGTTTAATCGCCCGTGATGAGTCACAGCATCTTGTTATTACCCAGAACATTATTAATAAATGGAATCAGGGTGATGATTCTGATATGATTAAAATTGCTAAAGAAGAAGAGCAGACTGTTTATAACATGTTCAAACAATGTGTAGAAGAAGAAAAACTTTGGGCTGACTATCTGTTTAAAGATGGTTCTATGATTGGTTTGAATGCTAAACTACTTCAGAAGTATGTTGAGTGGACTGCTAATCGTCGTCTAAAAGCAATTGGATTTAATCCAATCTTTGATGCTCCTCTTAATAACAATCCACTTCCTTGGACTGAGCACTGGTTAAATTCTAAGTCTATGCAAGTAGCACCACAAGAAACAGAAGTTGAAAGTTATGTTATTGGTGGTCTCAAACAAGACGTAACTAAAGATACATTTGTTGGGTTCCAACTTTAATTGAATAGATAAATACCTCCTATATGGGGGTTTTTTATTATGAAAGTTCAGTCAGCGAAAGCGAAAGGTCGTCGTCTTCAGCAATGGGTACGTGACAAACTTATTGAAATGCTTGACGTTCATCCTGAAGATATTGAATCTAGATCGATGGGCGCTGGTGGAGAAGATTTAATCATGGCACGAGCTGCCAGACAAAAGTTTCCCCACAGCATTGAATGTAAGAATGTAGAAAAGTTAAATGTTTGGGATGCTTACGAACAAGCTCAAGCAAACTCAGGTGATTATGAACCAGTCCTTGTCATGAAAAAGAATGGCAAGAAACCATTAGTCGTAGTAGATGCCGAGTATTACATTCAACTTCACAGAGAAAAACAATGAAAATTAATTTACATAACTTCTTTAAACATTTTGATGAGAAGAATCCCAATCACGTAAAAGCAGTTGAAATGTTTTTTCATGCTTTGGAAAAATCAGCCCCAGAAGAATTAGAAGATACTTCTGGTTGGGTTAAAACATACAGAACATCAGTTCAAAAACAAGCAACTAATATTCTTGAAAACTTCCCTTGGTTCCCTCAAACAGATAATTATCGTGATGCTCAACGAACTTGTAATAGTTCTGCTTGTGCTATGTGTCTTGAATATTTTAAACCAGGCACACTGAAAGGTCCTAAAGGTGACGATGCTTATGTTCAGAAAGTATTTGCTGCTGGGGATACAACCGATCATACTGTACAAACTCGTGTCTTGATGGGGTATGGTATTAAATCTGCATTCAAATATGATTTGTCATTTGCTGATCTCGATAAAGAATTAGCAGCAAATCGTCCAATGGTAATTGGCATCCTTCACAGGGGACCTCTCAGTGCTCCTACAGGAGGCCACATGTGTGTTGTGATTGGGAAGACCCCCGCTGGAGACTACATCGTTCATGACCCGTATGGAAGCCTTAACGATGGCTATACGGGTCCTGTTACCAATGGTAGAGGAGCGGTATACAAACGATCTGAGTTGGCACGTAGATGGTGCCCAAAAGGCAATGATGGTTGGGGTAGAGTTTTTGACGCCGTAAAAAAGTAGTAAGTTCTATTCCTCATCGAGGGCTAGAACTAATCAAAGAGTTTGAAGGTTGTCATTTAAAAGCATACCCAGATCCCAAAACAGGTGCTGCTCCTATTACAATAGGATGGGGAAGCACTCGTAGACCAGATGGATCTACCTTTATGTTAGGTCAGTTTATTACTCAACAGCAAGCAGATGAATATCTGATGTATGATGTTGAGCATAGATTCTTACCTGCCCTACAAAAAATTCCTTATTGGAGTGAGATGAATGACAATCAACGTGGAGCATTATTATCTTTTGCTTATAATCTCGGCGCTAATTTCTATGGTTCTGGGAATTTTAATACTATCACTCGTATCTTAAAAGATCAAAAATGGAACGACGTTCCTAAAGTTCTAGAGATGTATCGTAATCCTGGTAGTAATGTAGAGGCAGGACTACTTAGAAGAAGAAAGGCAGAGGGTAAACTCTGGGTTTCTTAATCTTCTACCTTAGCTCGTAGAGCAATTACTGTAGTGAGAATAGTTAATAAAGTTTCATACCCTCTTCTTTCAGATTCCTTACAATCTAAAGGAGGGGGGTTTTTTAATCCCCCAAGAACATTAGCACTAATGATTGATCCTGGTAACATGAAATTACAGGCAATGAAATTTAACCCAACAAATCCAACAGTAGAAAAACAAACTATAAAAATAAGTTTGGTTAAATTAAATTTCATCTTCCTTCTTGATGATGTATCCAGGTTTTTAACTCGTGTAAATATTGCCTAAGTTGATCTGCTTTTTGTAGATGCCATTTATCGCCACTCTTAAAGTATTCTTGAGTGTGGTTATCTATTGCTTTTAATGTGTTATGAATAGGAGCATTCCATGGCTCTCTAATCGGAGTGTTCCACTCTCTCGGCATACGTTCGGGTTCCCCACCAAATATATTTATCCACGGGGGGTTGACAAGACAACTAAATAGGTGCTATAGTATGAGTGCTTTACAGTTTGTAATAATTGTAAAGCTCATATCATGACAACGTGAGTGACAATTAGAGCCGTGGAAAGTGCCCTCCGAGAGGTTGGGTGTACCCCCTTTCTATACGGATGTAGAATTCTATTTAACTAAATGCTTTTTAAAACACTTTCAATTCTAGCCATTGCCACTGTAGGACTGGCACCCCTTCAAGCAAAGGCAGCGAGCGGATGTTCCCTCGCCTCACATTATGGAGTCGGTGATGGATATCACGGTTTAACCACCGCTAACGGAGAAAGATATAATGCTTACGGTCATTCAACAGCACACAGAAGCCTTCCTTTCGGAACTAGGTTGCGGGTGACTAACCAATCGAATGGCAAATCTGTCATTGTTCGTGTGAATGATCGTGGACCATTTGTGGGTGGACGATCTCTTGATCTATCTTATGGAGCGTTTACTAAAATCGCTTCTCCAGGATCAGGGGTTGTTCGTGTCTGTTACTCTCGTATGTAATAGATAAATACTGGGGAGTGCCACACTCCCCTTTTTTATGAACCTCAAACAAAAAACAATTAGGTTTGCCATTATAGGCATTACGTTAACAACAATCGTAGCATCTTTTTCAGAATGTACAGGTATTGATGAGAAACATCTTTATGACCTGATTGATGAAATTCAAAGAAAGTATTTTCCGAATACAGAATTGAATGAATACATTATCAAAGATCCTAAACTTTTAGATAATAGAGTTAAGCGTGATGTTGATAAAGCAATTGCCGAGTATGAACGCTTGACAGGAGACGACGGAACTGTTAGGATGCCGTCACCAAGATACTCAGAAAAACCAGTTGACACCTCTGTGTGCTATACTGATGAGTGTCAAGCACTGGGTGGAGAAATGAGGTTGTGTTCCCCATGGGTTGACAACTGCCCATCAAGTGTGGTAAAATAAAAACATGCTTCAGTAACTCAGTGGAATAGAGTAACGCTCTTCTAAAGCGTGAGTCGTTGGTTCGAATCCAACCTGAAGCGCCTAGGGCGATTAACTCAGCGGTAGAGTGCCTCCTTTACACGGAGATGGTCACTGGTTCGAATCCAGTATCGCCCATTACACTCATAAATAATCATGAAAAAGAAAAAGTTTAATGAGTTGATTCAGAAACCACTTAGGTTTCATCATCAAGATATTCATGAAGAACTTGAAGCGATAAAAGGAATGCTTAGAGATGTTAATAATCAGATGCAAAAATTGCGGGAAAGTATTAGAGGAGCACCCGTCACAACTCAGATGCTGTCAGTGTCCCAACCTTACCAGCATCCGTGGTGGGAATATCAGCGCCTTGGATCTTACCCTTGTAGAAATAATCTCGGGGGCCAAGTCCAAGCGTCAGGATCAATCGATCTTGACGAGACAGGATCTGGAGTTTCAGGAGCAAAGGAAGCAGCGTAAAGTTCGTAAATTAGATTATGAAGTAAGATGAGACATTTAATTGTTTCGATTATGGAGAATCCATTATTAGTTTCTCTAATGGGTTCTCTCTTGATTATTCCTCCGATCTGTGGTATCATGATCATACATCGGAAAACCAACGGGGTGTAGCTCAGTTTGGCTAGAGCGCCGCTTTTGGGAAGCGGAAGTCGTAGGTTCGAGTCCTATCACCCCGATTGTCTACATGACAAACTATGATTGAAATCACCCAACAAGAGTTTGAAGACAACTTCGATGCTTATATGGATCGGGTTGAAAAAAACCAAGAATTATTTTTGATCCGACTACCTGATGGTAAAGGTGTTGTAATGACACCAGTTGGTGATGATCTTAAAGATCTTTTCGATAATGTTATTGAGGAAAATTATGTCCCTGAAATCACAGATTGAAACAGCAAAAGATGCTGTAAGCAAAGCACTTATTACAGCACTTCAAGATAAAAATGAAACTGCTATCAGTGATTTGTTTGATTCTTATAATAAACTTGTAAGTATACAAATTACTGAAACAAATAAAAATGTATTTTGTATCGGGAATAATATCCCCACTAGTTATTATGGTGGTTCTATGAGTGATGATGTTATTTCGTTTAATGGTCTGGGTTAGACCTTAACTTACTCTGGTGGAGCCAATTACCCTAAATGCTATGCTTGAAACTAACATGAGATTTGTCGAAGAACTCGACAATGATGACAAAGTGATCACGTATTACAGCGTAAAAATGATTGACAAAAAATTCTACTACGTGTATAATGATGTCAATCACGGTCCTTACGAGGACTTTGACGATGCTGTGGAAGCAGCGTATGAAGATCTAATTCTTCAAACAGTCACGGATGGACTATAACAGCACTGGTCGGGAACCCCCTCGATGAGTTTCCAATTTCTCTAAAAAATTGGTGGTGCGGATGGGACTCTCTCCCGCCCAGTTTCCTGCCTCTGGTCAAAGGGCAGGTGGCGAGCCTGGAGGTAATGTGTTTATGGAGTTTAAAGAAATTGTAGGCGAGTATTCTAATAAAAACCAAGCTTTTATGTATCCATGCAATTATGCTATGATACGTTTAGTTTGGAAAGATTTGGGTGAAAACAAATTACAATCTCAAAGCTTTTATGAATACGATTATCCTAAAACAGATCCATATCGACAATCATATCATACTTATGAAATGATTACAGATGAAGAAGTTCTTCTTCGGAGTTTCGATATGGACTGGAACCCAACTTGTGACCATAACATTTATTGGAATGGTGCTTTCTGGGTTGCTAAAACCTGTGGTGAGTGTATCGTAAAAGATATTAGAATCGAAAGTGAATTTAAATTCAACCGAGAAAAATGTTTTTCTAGAGACGCTGGCTATGATGAAAGTGGCAAACTTGTTTGGGGAAAAGATTCTGGATTATTTGAATTTGATCGGGTAATTTAATTACCCACTTTTTTGCGGGGTTAGTTCAGCGGTAGAACGCTATCCTTCCAAGTTAGATGTCGTCGGTTCGATTCCGATACCCCGCTTTCCCTTTAAAGTTGTAAAACTTTACAAATAGGGAATAAATAAACCTTGTAGTTAATTTAAATAATACTATGATGATTCGTTCATTTATTGCTGCTGGTGCTGTAGTTACTACTTCGGTGGTTTCTCCTGTATCAGCTTTTGAAGTAAATATGAGTGAGGTTAATAAGTATGCTTCGGCAGAACAGGTCACTTCTATCACTCAATTTTCTGATGTTCAACCTACTGACTGGGCATATCAGGCACTCAACAATCTAGTTGAGCGTTATGGTTGTGTTGCTGGTTATCCTAACGGCACCTATGGTGGCGGCAAGGCAATGACCCGTTATGAAGCAGCAGCATTGTTGAATGCTTGCCTGGATCGTGTAACTGAAGTTACCGATGAACTTCGTAAACTCCAAGCAGAATTTGCTCAGGAACTTGCTGTTCTTCGTGGTCGTGTAGATGGTCTTGAAGCAAAGGTTGGTGAACTTGAAGCAACTCAGTTCTCAACCACAACCAAACTGAAGGGTGAAGTAAACTTCATTCTTGGTGGTGTTCCTGGTGCCAAAACTACTGCTGGTGCTAATGTTGGAAACACTACTTTCAACTACGATCTTCGTCTGAACTTTGATACATCGTTCACTGGTAAGGATCTGCTTCGTACCCGTCTTCGTTCGGGCAACTTCTCAGCACAACCTTTTGGTTCTTCCTCGTCTGTTCTGAAGCTGGATAAAGCGGAAACTTATGAGAACTCGGTTCAGATTGATCGTCTCTATTATAGTTTCCCTGCTCTCACCAAAGGTATGACTCTTACCGCTGGTGCTCTGGTTCGTAACACTGAGATGGCATGGGTTCCTACGGCATATCGTTCTGAAATCCTTGACTTCTTTACCACTGCTGGCGTTCCTGGTGTATATAACAAGGCAACTGGTTCTGGTTTTGGTGTTCAGTATGTTCAACCTGGCAAGAAAGGTGGATTTGTTGCTGGTCTGAACTATGTTGCTCAACAAGGTGACAATAGTGATACTGGCGTATTCAACTCAGCAGGTGCTCTGAACACTCTTGCTCAGATCGGTTATCGTGCTCCTCAGTGGGGTGCTGCCTTTGGTTATCGTTATGGTACTCAAGGCACTCGTGTTCGTACTTACAACGGTGTTCTGGGTGCTTCTGGTGCTCTTGCTGCCAATCAAGCATCTAATGGTTATGCCATCAACGCTTACTGGCAACCCAAGACTTCTGGTATCGTTCCTTCTGTGAGTGGTGGTTATGGTTGGAACACTGTAAGTGGTCCTTCTACTCCTAACGGTGCTACCAACACTTCTACATGGTTTGCTGGTCTTCAGTGGAGCGATGTATTTGGTAGGGGCAATGGTGCTGGTATTGCTTATGGACAACCTGGCAATGCTTCTGGTCTTAGTGATAAGGCTGGTTTGCTTGAGATCTTCTACAAGTATCGTGTGAGTGACAACATCAGCATTACTCCTGCTGTAATCTATGTTGCTAACAATCAAGCATTCCAAGGTGCTTCCTCTAACTGGGGTGGCGTAATCCAAACCAAGTTTACGTTCTGATTTTCTGACAGGAGGGGTTGACACCCCTCCTTTTTTCCTATATAATATCGTAACAAATCGTAACAAATTGAAATGACCGTAACGACTAATGACCGTGGGCAGCAAAACATGTTTGCCAAAGAACCCGTGATGTATATCTCGGATGAGGATGCCATTAAGTATGGCATGATGACCCATAACGAACGTGCTGAGCTTGCCAACGGACGTTGGGCTATGCTAGGATTCGTAGCAGGCATCGTGTCTTACGTTGCCACTGGCAAACTCTTTTTTGGCATTCTCTGACAATTGATTGACAATGACTGAACTTTTGTTTACAATGACCTCAGTTGCCTTCCTCGTTTTGTTGGCACATTCCATTAATCAACTATCTGAAACTTACTAATGGCTACCTATTCTGTTACTCTCCAATCCCCTGATGGAACCGAGCAAACTATTCAGTGTCCTGATGATCAATACATTCTTGAAGCTGCTGAAGAGGCAGGCGTAGATCTTCCTTCCTCTTGCCGTGCTGGTGCTTGTTCTGCTTGTGCTGGCAAACTGATTAGCGGCACCGTAGATAATGAAGAGCAATCATTCCTTGATGATGATCAACTTGAAGATGGTTGGGTGTTGACTTGTGTAGCATACCCTACCAGCGATTGTGTGATTCTCACTGAGCAGGAAGAGAACCTGTGAGTGCTGGAATGCTTGGGCAACTTGGAGTTGCTCTCCAAAGTCTAGATTGGAATAATCTAGAACTTGAAGTGAAAGTGGCAGGCACTCTAAAAAATGACAAATTTATTGTTATTAAACCTGTCAAACAAGTGGTTTGTTCTGAACCAAACCCTGATCTCAAACAACAACACATTTATAAAGGAGAAACAAAATGAAATTCGGATTTACACCTGAGGCAGAGATCCTCAACGCTCGTCTAGCTATGCTCGGTTTCGTCATTGCTGTTGGCACTTATATGACCACTGGGCAGATCATCCCTGGCGTGTGGTGATAAAGGATTATGAAATTTTTTCAAAATCTTTTTTGTAAAATTAAATATAGAAACAGTGGTGGATGGTGTAATATCTGTGAAATAGATGACACAGATATGAAAATTATTGTTTATAGAATGGGAGGAACAAATGTCATTCAGATTGAAATGTTTGATAAAGATCCTTTAACAAACAATTACGTCGAACGAGATGTTTTCACTTCTCATGGCAATCCCAAATACAATAATATGCCTGGATTTGCTGAGCATTTAACATGTGAAGAAATTAATCTTAATGAAATTATAAAAGCAAACGAATAAAATTAAAGGGGGTCTTTCGACCCCCTTTTTTTATTATTCAGTTACTTCTGGTTGTGGTAGAGATGCTTGGTAAGCAGCAATTACTTCTTCAGTCCACGTAGCAGCAGCGATAGCAGCAACTCTAGGATCTTCGTTTGCTGGGTCGTCACCAGGATTGATAACGTGACGATGATAGGTAGCAGCAACTTCTACACCATCTTTGAGGATTTGATCTCTTCTTCTTACTTGAATAGATCCGTTGAGTAGAACTTCAATCTTATCTACTACTGATACTTCTTCTAATGCCATTAGGGTTATTCTCCGAATAAAACAGGGTTAGGCAGAGTTATTTATCAAACGGTGTAGCAACCAGAAATTTGTATTCCCCCACTAGCACTATATGCCGTAGCAGCTCTTGTTGTACCACCAACTTGAGCAGAATCAATATTTATAGTTGTGGAATTAATACCTACATATGCTGTCAGATAAGCATTTGAACCCATTGACACTTCATTTACAAAACCAATCGCTAGAGAAGGATATATTGCTACATTTGCTGATGTAAATGGCAATCCACTAACTAATAGATTTCCTGTTCCAGTTCCAGATGACCAGCTTATATACATTTCCACAAACACTTGTCTTCCTACTTTTGTGTATCTTCCTTGTTGTACTACGTATGATGCTGTTCCCGCTAAAGTGCTTCCTGCTACTGCTGGTGTCCATGTTCCCTCTTCATAATCATTCAATAACTCACTAGTCATTCCAGCGGCGTTGTCAGCAGCAGAGAAGTCAATACCTTTGCCAGATGGGAAGGCAATACCAGTTTCAGTTACATAAGCTACTTCACCCTGACCCTGCATTTCAAATGTCATTCTATTGGCATTACCCGCCATTCCTAAAGAGTATTCATTAAATCCAGTAGTTAGTGATCCACCTTCTCTAAATCTAATTCTTGCCGTTCCATTATTTACTGAATGTAAAATTATATTTGGATTTGAATCAACATTTCCTAATCTAAAATTCTGTGATGTAGAAAGATCTGCTAATCTACTTGGTCCTCCTCCACCAGCACTGCCAGAATGCCATTCAAATACAGTAGTTTCTGATCCCCCTAAGTTTGCTGGAGCAGCGTTGGCCGTAAACACTAGACCAGGATTTGTTGCTCCACGGGATATTGTGCTATAAGAAGCACCGTTTCCTAAAGCAATACCATCGTATTGAGCAGAAGAATTGATTTTAAGTTTTGCTGGAGATCCATTTCCTGTAAGATTGCCAGCAGTTCCAATATCAACAACACCATTATCATCAATAGTAACACCAGAGTTTTGAACAATTTTACCAGTTGCTAAATCAAATCTAGCAATAGCATTATCGGTAGAAGTGCCAGCGTTGGTTACTGTGTTAGGATCGGCAAGTGTATTGAGACCTTTCCATTCAATACCACCACCTGCTTTTCTAGCAAGAACTTGGTTAGTTGTTCCAGTGCTAGCAGTGAAATCAGAAATGTTTCCAGTGATATAAACTGTGCCGTCATTACCAATCTTAAAGGGTGTGGTATCACTTGCTTCATCGTTAACAACTAAGCAATCTCCAGTACCAGTGTTGGTAATTGTTAATCCAACAGCAGTGCCACTATTAGCAATGGAGAGAGCATTTAAAGTTCCAACTGAAGTCAGCGAAGAATTAACTACGTTTGCTCCTAGTGTGGTAGCGTTTAGAACTGAAGTACCATTAATTCTATAACTTAGACCAGCAACAAGGTTTAGGTTTTGGTTGCTTGTCCATGAAGTGTTTGTGTTATCCCAAACGAAAGTCTTATCTGTGGTTCCTTTAACACGGATACCACCACCGTCAGCAGAAGTATTTGATGGACCTGTTGCCTGGAATGTTACACTACCAGTTCCAAGGTTTGGTGCTGCCGAAAGAACAGCAAGGGAATTAACTTCATCAATCGAAACAATAGTTGTGTTGGCAGGAACTGTGATACCATCAGTCTGAGATACAACAATCATTCCTGGAATAATACCAGTACCAAATGAAGTTAAAGTAATTGATGTTTGCCCTTGCTGAACGATAGCACTGAATGTAGTTGTAGTTACATTACCAAGAGTTAATTCTTTATCAACAAAGGTTACATTAGATGCTCTTACTGTTAGAATTCTGCTGTTTAAATTAGTTGTAGAACCAGCAATGGTAAGATTTCCAGAGACACCTAAGTTATTTGGAACTGTAATATCAAAATTATTATCTCCTCTAATCCAAGCACCAGCACCAGAACCAATAACTAATTGATTGCTTCCTGTTGGGTTAGGTAGTTGATATGTGACATCGCTTGTGTTACCATTTTGAGCAGGACCAATGACAACGTTACCGCTACCACTAATGCCCCATCCCGCTTTATAACCAATAACAACGTTATGCTCGCCTGCTACGTTACTGAATAAAGTTTCTGTACCAATAGCAATATTTTTAGTACCAACTGTAGTTGTGTAAAGGGCATCATTACCCATTGCCACGTTATCGGCACCATTGGTAATTGTTCTACCTGCTCTAAATCCAACAACAACGTTTCTGCTACCAGTGTTGTTTGAGAATAGAGTTTCGTAACCAAGAGCAGTGTTTTGATTACCTGCTCCAATACCAACAACAAGTCTTAGTGCTTCTTTACCAAAAGCAGTGTTTGTATCAACACCAGAAGCACCTCTACCAACACGAATACCACGAACTGTTACATCTTCGTTGTTAAATGTGGTTGTAGCATTGATGGTTGCTGTGTCAGCAATATCATTTCCTAATGTAATATTACCATTGACTGTTAAGCTATTTCTAATTGTTGTTTCGCCACTTGTAGCACCGATTGTGATAGAAGTAGCAGAACCAAAAGCATTAATTGCTGAAACGTTAGTATTAAATACGCTAAATGTAGTGCTTGCTGTTGTTATAGAGGTGACAAATTCTGGACTGGTAGCAAATACAAGTCTACCAGTTCCAGTTTCATCAGAAATAACACCTCTAAATTCATCTGAAGTTGTGGCAGCAAATAAACTTAATTTGTTTGATACGTAGGCAACAGAACCACCACCACCAAAGTTTACTGTGGAGTTATCTGTGCCAGAGAATGATACACTATTGCTTACAGTTAATGCTTTGCCTTCGTTGATTGTTAACGTAGCACCTGTTGCTGGTTGAGTAACTGAAACTTTATTGATGGTAGTTACAGTGGCAATACCTAACTGAGGTGAAGTTAGAATTGGTGAAGTTAAAGTTTTGTTAGTTAAGGTTTGAGTTTCGTTTTCGGTTACAAATCTGTTTGATACTGTACCGTTAAATGATCTCCAGAATCCACCAGATTCAAACCATTGAAGTGATTGATATGCTGTTACTGCTCCAGTACCATCTGTAGTTCTGTTGATTTGAATGCCGCCATTGGAAGGAGTTATGTTAGCTCCTGTTCTTAATTCAATTTCGGCATCATTAACAACAAGAGTTGCCGTGTTAACAGTAGTTGTAGTACCAGCAACGTTTAGGTTTCCAGTAATAGTTACTGTAGAACCATCGTCGGCAATGTTGGAGTTAACTAATTGACCATTAGAAGCATTCCATTTTACTAATCTATTATTAGTTAATGAATCTTGGTTCTTTAAACTAAAAATAGTGCCGTTTAATGCTAATCCAATGCCAGCAGAATATGTTGTGTCTGTATCAGTTGCTGTTACTGTGATTGTTGAACCAGATTGTGATACGGTAGCGGCTCCAGCACCAGTAATTGTGATGTCACCTGAAAGTAAATTGCCTCCATTAGCAGGAGATCCTTGTACTCTAGTAACTGTATTTGTATCTGTTCCAGTAACAGTAATCGTATTGCCAGATTGAGTTACAGCAGCGGCACCAGCTCCGATGATTGTAAAGTCACCAGAAGCAAGCTGTTCTCCTGTACCACCTCTTAATCTAGTAATAGTATCTACAGAAGAAATAGTAACGTCGTTTCCAGATTGAGTAACGCTAGAAGCTCCACCCGTTAAAATTCTAACATCTCCAGTTACTGGAGTACCAGACAACCCACCTGATACTCTGGTAACAGTATTGGTAGAATCGATTGTAATTACATCTCCTGTTTGGGTAACACTAGTGGCGTTAGATCCAGTAAAAGTAATATCACCAAAAAGGAATACACCACCAGCACCACCTTTTAATCTGGTGATAGTATCTTGAGAAGAAATTGTGATATTATTATCAGCCTGTGTAACTGTAGTTGCTCCACCTTGAAGTATAGTAACGTCACCACTTCTAAATGTTCCTGCTGCTTCTCCTTTTAATCTTGTAATTGTATCGATGTAAAACGAATTGATTGTAATTGTTTGTCCAGCTTGTGATACATCAGTTGACCCAGTACCAACAATAACTACATCACCAGAAACAGGTGTGCCTCCCGCTTCACCTTGTACTCTAGTAATAGTATCTACGTATGAACTATTGAAAGTAATTTCGTCGTTAGTTCTTGAAATGGTTACATTTTGCCCTGCTTTAAATGTAATATCATCTGTAGAAGATGGATTAGTTCCAGTTAATCTTAAAATTTTTCTGGTGGCATCAGCGCCATCAGTTAATGAAATGCTGTAAGTTGTGTTAGTGTCAATTGGAAATGTAAATGAACCACCTAATTCTACTTCTTGACCGTTAAGTGTAATGGAAGAATTTACTAAAGAAGAATTTGGAATATCATAAATGTTATTATTCAATCCAGAAATGACAGCATTAGCAAATGTTTTGTTTATCAGTGTCTGAGAAGCAGATAAAAATACATCTCCTGGAGTATCCCATACCAATCCAGTGCCAGTTGACTTTAAGTATTGCCCAAACGTTCCAATACTACCCCCAGCGTATATACTATTGCTTGTTAAATCAATATTATCACCCGAAGCTAATTCTTCGATTTTTTTTGTATCTGGGTTTACAATTAAAGGAAAGCGATTTGCCATTACACTAACTACAGAAGGGCATATTTATTCTTAAAGTTATTTATGCCTGTGAAGACTCGACCCATAAAGGATTTTAATGTTAGCACCTCATGACATAAGTAGGTACTAACACCTATTGACATCCTAAATAAAAGGTTGTATTATAAATAAGTGTTAAGGAATGGAAACATTTCTTCACATACTTTCACAAACCTTACGGACTAATAAAATTATGACTGCTACTATCGCCCAACAGCGACAAAGCAATACTTGGGAACAATTCTGTGAGTGGGTAACATCTACCGATAACCGCCTCTACGTAGGTTGGTTTGGAACCCTGATGATCCCTACCCTTCTCGCCGCTACTATTTGTTTCATCGTTGCTTTTATCGCTGCTCCCCCCGTTGACATCGACGGTATCCGTGAACCAGTTGCTGGTTCACTCATGTATGGCAACAACATCATCTCTGGTGCTGTTGTTCCTAGTTCCAATGCTATCGGACTTCACTTCTATCCTATCTGGGAAGCCAATTCACTTGATGAATGGCTATATAATGGTGGACCATTTCAACTGGTCGTCTTCCACTTTCTGATTGGTATCTATGCCTACATGGGTCGTGAATGGGAACTGTCTTACCGATTGGGCATGCGTCCTTGGATTTGTGTTGCCTACTCAGCACCCGTTGCTGCTGCTTCTGCAGTGTTCCTGGTCTATCCCTTTGGTCAAGGATCCTTCAGTGACGCAATGCCTCTTGGGATTTCGGGAACTTTCAACTACATGCTTGTTTTCCAGGCAGAACACA